TTACATACTGTACCAGATAAAAAATGTACCCTGCCACAACGCTATAGGAAATATTTTTTAGAAATTCACTATGATGAATAAACCATTCAAATCCTGGCAATGCGATATATTACAGCAATAGCTCCCTGCAAAAATACTAAGCAATGTAAGAAATATAAATATACATCTATCTTTTGATACATTTCCTAAACCTTTTCTTAAATTATCATATATACTACACATCTTCACCTCTATAACATTTCATAAAACTCATATTATGCCGAATTTCGGCACAATAAAAATAGGAGATACCTTTTGATATCTCCCATACACTACAGTGTCTCTTTTATTTTCAAAATCTCTTCTTCTGTTTTCCCTGTAATCTCACAAATTTCAGAAATCGGATAATTTTTCTTCAGCATAGAAATGACTGTTTTTCTACCCCTTTTTCCATGCCCTGCTCGATACCCTGTTCGATACCCTGTTCAACACCTTCTGCTTTCAAACGTTCCAATGCGGTACACATATTCGTCACCTCCATCGATTTTCCCATCTCAATCAGTTCTGTGGAACCTGCCATCTGACCAATCAAAGACAGAGCTTCTGAACTAATTCTCTTATCACTGTATTTTTCCCGGATCCCATCAAAATTTCCCGCAGACTCTCTTACCTCCAATAAGTTGTGCCGAAATTCAGCACAATAAAAAGGACGAGCGAAAAACTTATGTTTTTCACACGCCCTTTTTATTATTTTACTTGTACTAATCGACTTGTACTAATAGTGTACTAATAATGTACTAATGTACCACTTATCTATACACCCTTACACGTCCTTATACTCTTCAAAACCCGCGATTTTCCGCCGTTTCTTAGAATTTTCCTTCTTTTGCTGATTCCTCAATCGCTACTGCAACAGCAACAGTCATTCCAACCATCGGATTGTTACCAATTACGAAATGATGGGCTTAATTGTACCCATTTGTATCTATTTGTACCCAAGTTCCTATAAAACAAAGACTTAACACAGATTGTATATATCTATTTGTATCTATTTGTATCTATAAATATTTATCATATTTATATTTTGGGACACAAAATGTACACAACCTGTATACCACTTATAACGCTAATCATTATTCTGATATGATTCGTATTTTTCAAGGAACTTTTCAAGAGAAGATTTTCTAATTCTGAACGATTTAAATTTTAATACAGGAATCATCCCCTTGTCAATAAGCTCATATACATAATTTTTGTTAACATGCAGTATACTTGCAACTTGAGCAACTGTATATACCATTTCTTCCATTATATTACACCATCCTAAATTATTTATTAAATCATATTTCCAACAAACACATTATAAAATTGTGCTGATAAACTATAAATAATTGCTACACTGAGTACAAAATACGGAATGTCATATTTGTCGATTGTATCACCTGTTGATTTAAACAGAGCATATACAGTCGCAATAGATAGAAGAAATAGAATGACATTCCCTAAAAACAAATTCAATCATTATATCTACCTACTTTCCTGTTGAACCAATCCCGCCAGTACGTTCCGCAGTAACTTCTTCTTCATCAGCAACACCAAATGGAACAAATACAGCCTGAACAATTTTGTCGCCTGTTTTTAATTCAAGCATGTCGCCACCATTGTTCTTGATGCAGATAAAAATATGTCCTTCATTATCAGCATAGGCATAATCCGCATCCACCACTGGAACAGTATTAGCGATCATCATTCCCTTCTTAATTCCAAGACTGCTACGCGGAAAGATAAGCATTACGTAATCTTCGTCCATTTCACATCTAAGACCAGTTGGGATTGTAATACTTTGATGTGGAGACAATTTAATATTGAATGGTGTACTAATATCATGGCCAGCACTAAATTTTGTACTACGTTTCGGAATATCGAGATTCTTATATTTCTCTGCTAAACATTCCATTTTGATTTTATCTAAATAAACATCTCCTAAAATTACTTCACAATCTTTCATGAACTGTTCAAAACTTACCTTGGTAAACTTTGCTACTTTTCTCATAAATTAAATCACTCTCTTTCTAATAATTTTTTCTTTTACCATCTCATCCATAATGCCAGATAGTCTTGTGTATACTGTTCTATAGACATCGTTTTTCTCTTCATTTGTATATTCTCTGTCGTAAAATGCTGTATATAATGTATCATTACATACATCCATGACATCATATCCAATATAGTTATCTAAAGATGAGACAAGAAAATCTGTGGCGATTACTGCCTTTGACTTGTTCTCATATAGAGGAAGAAACAACTTATAATTTAAGCCGCACTTCCTAAATCCAAAATTGATTAACTTATCATGTGTACATTGCCTATGTAATTTAAGCTGTTTCATAATCTTTACTCCTTTAATTTGTCTCGTAAAAATTCTATATATTCATTCCATTTCCCTATGCTGTGGATATATTCTTTCCCCTTTAGACCTTTGGCAATCATGTCATTTTTGATATCTTCATAAGAATTCCTTTTAGTAGAGATACTTTTGACAAAATCATTTGTCATATGGCTTATGCCTAGAACTTCTTTTTGTGGTATATTTTTGATGATATTTTTATACATGCTAAAATCTTCATCTGGAATAATGTACTTTGTTTTAGGCAGATTTTTACTACTAAAAGGGCTAATTCCAGAACCGTTTGTTTTTGGTTTTAATAGCGGAATTATTTTTTCAATATCTTTTGCATTAAATCTAAATAATACTTCCGAATCACTTTCTTCTATATCTGATACAATGTCTTGTCCATATAATTCTGTAAGTTTCTTCAGAACGTTATGACCACGAATTAGTGATGGAATATACGCTTGTAATATTGATCTTCCATAATGGAAAACTTTATTACCATGCTGACAATCTATATAAACATCAATGTCTTCTAATGTTCCATTCAGCTTTCTTCCATACTGATTATTTCGCAAGTCATACGGCGCTTTTAACCTATATGTGCCTTTATATCTCATCAAGTATGACAATTATTTATCACCGTCCTCTTCATCATAAAAATTATCTCTCTCATCTGATGCGACACACATAGAAATCGCAAACAAACTGGCAGCTACTCCAATAAAAAATCCAACCATAAATCCTATAAATACACCCATTTCAATACTCCTCATAAAATGTTTCTTCGCTTATTTTCTTTTTATTATTCGCCTCTGCGGCAAGAACTTTATCTAACGCTTGTTTGCGATCGTGGAACACAACCTCTCCAAAATCAGAATAACTAAATAAATAAGCATGTTTGTCTACTTTGTCACATCCAACAAAATAATCTTCTTTTACTGTTCTGATTTTGAGTTGACATACATCGAATATGCCAACTCTAGGAATGATTCTTGCATAATACAGAACATCTTTTACATTTACTGATTCTCCCATAGAACCACACTTCCTTGTTCTAATGTTCTTCTTATATCAATTACTCTTTGATTTGTGCTGCCAGCCCAGTGATAAGCAACATCTCGTTTGTCTTCTTCATATCTTCCGTCTACGAGAACATCACATTGCCTTACGATATCTTGTCGCATTTTTACAAGTTTATCTCGTTCTGGATTAAAATCGCCTGTAACAACCGGATACATAATCTGTTCCCATGTGTATCCTGTATATAACCAGATTGTTTTTTCTGGATATGAAAGACGAATTTCATTAACCAAATTCAGAACGGATTCAAGATTATTTTCATTCAAAGGATCACCACCAGTCAAAGTAATTCCAGAAATATAATCTTTTGATAGTTCATCGAATATTTCATTTTTAGCTTTTGTATCAAATTTTAGCTCCATCATTCGGATCCCAAGTAATAGGATTCTGGCAATTTTTACAATGATGATTACAACCAGAACACCATAGGCAAACTCTGAGTCCAGTTCCATTTAACATATCAGCATGGGTTATATCATGATATTTCAAATTTAATTACCACCCTTTCTTTTGTGGGCTATCTTTTCAGACAACCCACAATAATTTTACATACTCTTTCTGTCTGCAATTTCAGCCATCTTTGCATCATTCAATCTTGTATCTCCATGAACTCTTGAATACGACAGATATCCATTCATTCTTTCAATCTTTGTTAAATCGCTACTTCCACAATTCGGACAAATATCCATATTTAATTCTTCATGACCACAATTATTACAGTATGCGAGCGAAAGATTTACTCCTTCATAAAATCCCATTGACATTGCACGTCTTACAAGTGTTTTAATTGCATCGTGATTATATCCAATCGGATATTTACAATATTGAATGCGTCCACCCTCAATATAATTCCAAAATCTATGTTCTAAATCCTGTTTTTGAATCGGAGTAATATCTTCCCAAACACCACAATGAAAACTGTTGCTTACATATTCTCTATCTGATACTCCTGGAATAATTCCATATTTCTTACGGAACTGTTTTACCTGAAGCCCGCAGAGATTTTCTGCCGGTGTACCATAAATTGCATACAACCAACCATCTTCTTTTTTGAATTCCTTAACCTTTGCATCGATATATTTTAGTGTTTCTAATGCGAATTCACCATCTTCTACAAGTGATTTTCCATTGTATAACTGCTGCAGTTCATTTAGTGCTGTAATTCCAAAGGATGCTGTCATAGGTTTTAAAAGTGGTTTGATCTTGTCTGATGGATTTAAATGTCCTCCTAGAAAACCTCCTTCGCAATACCCAAGCGGATTTGTGGATGCTTTCATCTCTCCCAAATAATCATAGGTTCTCTGATGCAACTTACGGATCATTTCCAAATAGTAATCAAGAACTTCATAAAAATCTTTATTTTCTTGTCTTGCTTTTGCAAGAATCATAGGAAGATGCAATGATACTGCGCCAATATTGAATCTTGATACAAAGATTGGCTCATCATTTTCATCTTTTGGCTCCATTCCTCCTCGTTCATACCAAGGAGAAAGAAATGCTCTACACGTATTAATCGATTGTCACCAATCGTACTGACTAACTTTTCCCTCTGAAGCGTCCTAATCTTCATCAACAGGCGGTATCTTTGGAAACAGTGCTTATCTCTGTTTCTACGACGTTACACTCATCACGTCTAGTCGATTGACCTTATATATAAGGCACAGCTTCATCTATAGTGCAAACGATCTCTCTCCTATAGACCTATCTGTTAGCAATTCAAATGAATCACACCCACCAAGCAAGTGGTTTAATACCGTTTTACATGGGCTGATTTGCACTTACCCATAGGACTAATAACTTTTCCATATTTATGGTACATTTTAGACACTGTTGTATCTCCATCTAAACTTAACCAATCAGGATACATTGTTTTCGCGGAAGTTTTAATACCTTCTTCGAATAAATCTTCGTTTACTTTTCCTTTTCCGTGTAATTCTTCTGTATAAAGGAATACAAGTTTTGGAAACAACACAGGCTTTTTATTGCCATCCTTTCCTTGTCCTTCTCTATGAACTCTGAGAAAAGTTTTTGAAGCCATTTTAGCGAATGGATCTGTTCCCAACCCAAATGTAATGGTGATAAATGGATAATCTCCTCGGCTGGAAGAGACAGTATTAAACTTGTATTCAAGTCCCTGATAACCTTGTTCCATATCACGTTCTACTTTTTTCATAGCGTAGTCATTAGATTTCTGTTCAAAATCTGAATGTCTATAATCCAGTAAGTTATCTGCAATATCATAAAATTCATGTTTATATTTTTCATAACTTTTTTTAGCATATGGTACTAATACTTCATCAATCTGAGGAAGTGTAAATCCACCATACTCTTGACTCGCAGCACTTAATGTAATATCTCCGATTACATCAAATGCTGTATCTAGTGTTTTAGGCTCGTTATACCATACATTTCCCATTTCAAATCCACCACGCATTACTTCTGCGACATCAAAAAGGCAGCAGTTCATCGTATCTCTTCTTGCAGACATATCATGAATATAGATATACCCATCATTAACAGCTTGTCTTTCTTCTACTGTTAAGAAGAATTTCTTATATAGCTGTTTATTCAATTCATTTAATACAAGACTTCGCTTTGTAGATACGAGAGCACTATCAGTGTTACTGTTTTCCTTATCCCCGATGTACATAATTTTCTGACTCTCTTCGTATACCGTATCCATCATATGTACAAAATCAAGTTTATAATTACGATATTGCTGATACTGATACCCTATTTTGGGAAACAAATCACGAAGTGTTTTCTCTACAATATTATGAATAAAGCCTACAGGAACTTCATCATTTTCAAAATCTTCTTCATCAATCTCATTAATGACTCTGTTACAAATCATTCCGTACTCATCTTGTGAAAATGTAAAATTTTCTCTCTGAGCAGATTTATTGATGGCATTAATAATCTTCTGCTCGTTATACTTTTCCAATGTTCCGTCCTTCTTAATTACTTTCATCAAATACATCATCCTTTCTTACTTCTGAGAACTATCTTTTGTTGTCTTCGTTGTAGGTCTGGTTCTTTTTGTTTTCTGCTCTATTGCATTATTCTCTTCTTTTGGTTCGTTTTCTTCATAATCTTCATCATCAGAATCAGACCATTCATGACTTTTATTGCTTCTAAACTCTTCCATAGTCACATCTGTACCTTTGAATGCACGAATACATTTTGCAACACCTTCAAACAGTGACCAGATTGGAATCCACATTGTTGTCCCAATTGCAAAAATCACTGTTCCAAGTTGATTAAAATCCATACTTACTTTACCTCCTAATAAATCCACTTCCTCCATCTCTCACGTTTAAACATAAGTGAGAGATGTCATCGATGTTTCCATGTGTTTTCGTGTGTCCAATACTATCAATTACATATTCTTCTTCTCCTAATCTAACTGTGATGAAATCGTCAGGATACATTCCCAACTCTCTCATCAACATGCCACTCGTTCTGATCAATTTATTTATTCTTCCTCTCTCGTTTTTAAGTATTTACAAATTTCATCTACTAGATCGCCAATATCCTTGTCTTTATTATTGTAAAAAATTCTATCCGCTAGAAATTCAGCATCTTTAAAATCTTTGTTGTCTTGTTTAATTCTGCGATCAGCCTCTTCTTTCTTGTCTCCACGATTAGATAGTCTGCTTCTAATTGTTTTATTGTTTGCATATATATAAATAGCAACATGATCATCCAACTCATCTTTAATGTCTCTATATCCATCTGGAGTCAGAATTACAATTGACTTATTGTCCACTCTTGATATTTCATCTAAAGGAGAACCATAATACCAAACACCTTCTACGGTGTCGTATTTCTTCCATTCCGCAAAATATCGTGTATTAATAAGTTGTTCAAACTCCTCTTCGGAAATAAAATTGTAATCAACTCCATCAATTTCACCTTTTCTTGCCGGTCTTGTTGTTGTCGTTACAATTTTCTTGTATCCTTGCTTTGCAAGTTCATCAACAATCCTACTCTTTCCACTTGCTGTTTTACCGAAAATTATAATTGCCATTATTATGATTTCACCTCTGTATCTTCTATATTTAATGGTGTTTTATTAATAAACAATACTCGTCCATTATCATCAACACACATCGCTTTATATAAGGTAACTTTACACTCATGCTGTTCCGCGTCTACATATCTTTCACATGTATCTTTTACAGGACAATCATTTTCTTCATGTTTGCAATAATAAATAGTATCTGACATTATTTGTTTCCTTTTCTGATATTCGTTTTGTCGCAGATTTGATTTTCAAATCCTTTAATGTATTCTTTTAATTCATCTTCAAAAGCAGCTTTTTGTTATACCCACATGAGAACATCTCTGGACACAGACCATTTCTATACACGCATTCTCTTACCATTCTGCTTGCTGCTTCCGGCTCAAACTTAACAATTTCATCTTTAATCATCTTAAATGCTTTCTGTGTTTCGTAACTAGCACAATTACATAGTCTTTTTCTCGCAACATTGATTAAAGCTTGAAAATTAAAGTAATATGTAGCACTCTGTAATGTATTTCTATCAGGAACTTCATTATAGTTATTCCTGTCACTTCTGAGTGATGATACAAACGGAACAACCCCATTTGAATGACGCACTAAATGTCCATGTACAAATTGCGGCGCATCATAGATTTTTAAAATTACAAATCCAAGCCTGATTGGGGAATGTTCAGCCATAAGCAGTTTCAATTTCCAGTCGTGGTTTGGATAACCACCTTTATCCTTTCCAATAGTTGTCATTGTTGCATCCTTTATCTGCTGCCACATATCTTCAGCCCATTTGATTTCTACGCGCATTTTTGATAAATCGGGTTTATTCATAAATTATTCCTCCACAATCCATAGTTTCATATCTTCTTTGAATTTATTTTTTACATACTCGTCATCCGAATGAAGCACGACGACACATTCCTTTTCAAGACCAATACCCATAAGTCCAAGAATTGACTTAGCATCAATCTGGTATCTTCCACAAAGATAATCAATATCTTCCTCATATCCGTCACATACTGTTGCGAATAGCATTGCATTTTTAACTGTATTTAATTTGATTTTAATTTCCATAAATTGAATTCCTTTCTCACAAAATTATAAAAAACAAACTAAAGCAACTACATAGTGTAGAATCTGGTCTGTAACGTAGTTTATCTTGTTATATCTGGCTTTCAACGGATCAATAATCATATGAGCTACAAATATAAATCCAAGTTGCCATGTTAGTCCGAATACTATGTAGAACGGCAAAACATATAACGCGCAATGAACAAATAGATGATACCAATTCGTTCCTTTTGTTTTAGCAATAAAATCAACCTGTAAAACATAATCACCAACTAAATGGCATAATATAATTATTAAAATTGTTTCAAACATATTTATAACTCCTCCTACATGCCTAACATTTCAATTAACTGATCTTCATTGATAATCTGAACACCAAGTTCTTTTGCTTTTTTATTTTTACTACTATTTGATTCAATATCGTTATTAATCAAAGCATATGTAGATTTCGTTACAGAGCTAGTCACTTTTCCACCTTGTTTTTCGATTTCTGATTTAATCTCATCTCGGTTTCTAAATCTAAAAACCTTCCCTGTTACAACGAATGATTTACCGTCTAATGAATTATCTGTATTTCTTTTTTCTTCTGTCTTAAATGTCATAAGCGAAGCAAGCTGTTCTGCAATACAGCTCACATCCTTAAACCATGAGTGGATATTTTTATTTAATACATCTCCAAATCCATCTATCTGTGTAAAGTTATAACACCCAACACTTGCATCTCTAAAATCATCCCATGTGTTAAATACTTTTGCCAACTCCCTTGATTGTGAAGTTCCGATTCCAGGAATACTCAATGAAGTAATAAACTTGTCCAATCTTACTGTTTTGCTATTTTCAATCGACTTTCTTAATTTATTTACTGATTTCTTTCCAAATCCGCTCATTGTAGAAAGTCTGTCATAATGTTGCCCAAGATTATATACGTCTGTAATTTCTGTAATCCATCCAAGTTCAATAAATTTCTTGATTGTTTCTTCGGACAATCCCGAAATATCCATTCCCTTTTTAGAAACAAAATGTGACACTCTTCCAAGTAATTTGCCTTTACAATGTGGATTAGTGCACATCAAAACCTCTGAATCATTTTCTTTTACAATCTGTGTTGATGATTCGCAGACAGGACACTGTGATGGAATCCGGATATAAGCTGATTCTCTGTCTTTTGCAGATAAGTTTTCTTTTACTTGTGGGATAATTTGATTTGCTTTATATACAATAATTGTATCTCCAATTTGTAAATCTAATTTAGTAAGAATACTTACATTGTGAAGGCTGGCTCTTTCCACCATAGTCCCGTCAATTTCTACAGGATCGAAAATTGCTACAGGTGTTAATGAACCGATCTTGCCCATTGACCATTCAATATTATTCAATACCGTTTCGACTTCTTCATCGTAAAATTTAAATGCAATAGAATGTTTAGGATGATGACCTGTCATTCCAAGTGACTCTCCGTATGTAATATCGTTGTACGTTGCCACTAAGCCATCAATCGGAAAGTTCCTTTCATTTGCCCGTCTCTGTAATTGTTCAATCACAATATTAATAAATTCTGCATTAGAATTTCCACGAATAGGCAGAAATGGTACTGTGTCAAATCCTAATTCTGCAGCATACTGTAATCTATTGATGAAACTATTTGATGCAACTTCTGTCGGTACTTTCCAAGCAATAAATTTAATATGTCTTTGTGATGCAATCTTACTATCTAACTGTCGCACAGATCCAGAAGCTAAATTCCTTGGATTCTTATATTTCTTATCTTCCGATAAAGACTCATTAATTTTATTAAAGTCGTCATATGTAATAATAGCTTCTCCTTCGATTTCAAAATGTCCTTTATAATCAATCGTTAGTGGGATATTATCAAAGACTTTTGCATTATGAGTGATTAATTCCCCGACCTCTCCGTCTCCACGAGTTTCCGCCTGAACCAACTCTCCGTTTTCATATGTAAGAAGACATGTCAATCCATCCATTTTCAGACTTAAAATACAGTCTTTTTCTCCGGCAAATTTTACTAAATCATCAACAGATTTTGTTTTATCTAGCGATAACATTGGATGAGAATGTTTAACTTTTTCAAGTTCTGATTTCACCACATATCCAACAGTTTGTGTTGGTGAATTTGCATACACAATACCCGTATCCTTTTCAAGTTCTGATAACTCATCGAATAATCTGTCATATGCTGCATCAGAAACAACTGGTCTTGCCTCGTTATAGTAAGAGTCTCTATATTCGTTTAATTGTTTTATAAGACGCTTAATTCTTATGAGTTTTTCCATTTAATCACTCCCTCTTCATCTTTTCTTCGTTCATAATCATTCAGTTTAAACTCTAATTTTGAACAAAATCCATTATCTGTTAATGTTTTAACTGTACATGCGATGTCATATCCTGTGTTAAATGTTTCCTCATACACGGCATATGATTTTCTTTCTCCACAAATAGTACATTCAGACACGGCAACAGCAACAATACGTTTGGAACTATCATAGTCAGTATCAATTTCGTAATATTTCCCAATTTCTTTATACTTATGACTACATTCGTTTTTATCTTGTGTGAGATTTTTTAAAAATTTAAACATTCAATCATCCTTCGTTTTCTGAATTTTATATGCGTTTAATGTATTTTGCATTAATGCCAATCTTGTGAGTAATCCTACCCCGCCGGGTACCGGTGTAACATATGTACCGCTCAGATATTCTTCAAATGAGCAACAATTTATATCACCACACAATTTATTGTCTTTAATTCTATTAATTCCGATATCTACAATAAGTTCACAATATTCAAAAAAATCTGAAAAATCAAAATAGTGCGGAATTCCAATTGCAGAAAAACATAATCTGCATTTCTAGTGTAGTATTCTGTGCTCGGAGTCGTACTATTGCAGCATGTAACTGTTGCTCCTTTTTCGATTAGCATATTGGTCAATGGAAGCCCAACAATTTTACTTCTTCCAAGAACGCAACAGTCCTTTCCTTTAAACTCGAAATTGTTATATTCCATCCAGTCAATGATTCCTTTTGGCGTACATGGTTTGAAACAACTGTCTCTTCTAAATCCATCGACATCTTTTTCTGGAGGAATCAAATGTTGTAATCGATCTAAATCATATTTATCAGGAATTGGAAGTTGAATAATAATTCCATCCGCATCAGAATTTACAATAACTTTAATAATACCTTCGACCTCCTTCTGTTCTGCTATATTGGAATGAATATTTACATGACGCATTTCTATTCCAATCTCATCACAATCTTTTTGTTTCCCTTTGATGTAAGAGTTTGATGCCTGATCATTGTCAATCTGTATTACAGCAAGCACAGGCTTTCTATTGAAATGTCGGATCTCTTCTTTTAATTCTTTCTTTTTAATCTCTACATAATCTTTGCACGATACAATATCTGTTCTCATTTTTTATTTCCTTTTCTCTCTGATTCTACTTTGTCAACCACAATCCCAAGAAGCGTCTTCAAGCAATGGATATCTTCATTTAACAAGTCATTCTGTTCTTTTAATAGATCTCTATATTCAATATAAGTATTTTTAACCTTTTATGTTTGATGCAATATTTATAATTTCAATAACTGCATATATTACAACCAGCATTGATAAAACTATTGCAATAATAATTTCTGAATTCATATCTTCATTCTCCTTTTGCTTTTGCTTTTTAATAACTTCTGCATAAACGTATTTCTTGATAAATTAGCCTTTTTTCTTAATAGCTCTATTCACAGTTGTTGTATCTCCAAAATGAAAACATCTTTCTTTCATTCTTGTTAAACCTACATAAATTAGATTTGAATTTAACATATATGTATGTGCTGCAGGAGTGATCAGTAATACGACTTTAATACTGCTTCCTTGAGATTTGTGAATGGTAATACAATAGCCTAATCCACACATTTGCATTGCGCTTCTATCGTATTCTACTAACACATCATCAAATTCGATAATAACTTTATTTTGATCAATTTTTTTAATTTTCCCTGTCTCGCCATTCGCAATAAACGTTTCCTTCGGCATATCATCTGGAATAAAATCGTCTTCATAGAAAATTCGAGCATGATAATTATTAGTATTTTGTATGATGATGTCGTCTTTGTAATAAGTAATATCTCCAACCTTCATAAAATCTTGACTGCCATAATTTCTATTCGCTATTTTTTGTAATTGGTTATTAATTACAATCTGTCCATAATCGCCTTTCTTATAGGAAGTAAGAACTTGAATATCATCTACATTATATTTCCCACTCGAAAGCAATTTTTGATATAGAGCAATTAGATTTTTGACAATTGTGCTTGAACCAACATTTATAAAAGCATAATCTTTGTTGTCTCCAAAATATGTACATTGTTGATTAATATTATTAAGATATTGTTTACATTGTCTTACGTCTGTAGCTACTTTCATTAAACCACCTTCGCCGTATCTAAATACTTTCGTAAGAGTAACAGTCGGAATCATTTTGGACTGCATAAAGTCATGAAGTAAATTCCCGCATGAAACAGACGGAAGCTGTGCGTTGTCTCCTATCATTAGAAGTTTTGTGCGCTTGAAATCAATCGCATCTATAATATGTTTAAATAATCGCAAATCAACCATAGAAAACTCATCCACAATTAATACATCACACATCATCTTTTCTGCTTCGTTATATCCCCATTTGTCGGGTGGCATATATCCAAGACCTCTATGAATTGTACTTGCTTGTTCACCAGTATTTTCAGACAAAACTTTTGCTGCTTTACCTGTTGGTGAAAATAACTCATATGACTTATTATTGTCTTTAAGCATTTGAATAACAGATTGTGTCGAAAATGTTTTACCAGTTCCTCCTGATCCATTTAGTATACAAATGTTATATTTGCAAATATAATCCAGTATTTTTATCTGCTCATTTGATAATTCGCATCCGTCATTTACAACTTTGTATTTTTCTACATCAAAACTCCATTTTATATTACATTTCAGTCCTGTAATAATTGCATTTGCAATACATTGTTCTGTATCATATGTAGACTTCAAAGCTACGTTCATCGTATCCCTGTCATAAATGATACTTTCATGTTTGATGCAATCCACAAACAAATCTGAACATGCAGGGGTTAATTTCATACATTGATTTCTTAAATCAACAATATCCATCACAGTATGTCCGTTATTTTCATTCTCTTCTAACAAATACAACACACACGATAAACATCTTTGTTTACTTGTTTTCAAATCACAATTAAATTCTATTATTGGCTTCTCTCCGTTTTTAATACTTTCCAAAGACTCTCTTTCTAGTTCAAGCAAAATTGAATCTGCTGTTTTAAAACCAACTCTTGCCAATCCACATAGGCATTTATATGGATCTTCTCTCATTTTCTTCCTAATCATTTGCACTGACGAATATTTTTCATGCAATTTTTTTACCATAGAAAGCGTCAGCATTCCTTGAAACTCCGTTACAATTTCTGCCAAACAAAAGTTTTCGACAATCTTATTTTTGATCACATCAAATGTATACTCTTTTATTCCAGGTGTTTTGTTTAAATCAATATCATCCAATCTGTTATTGATTACCCTATCCACAATATCTGGATAAACCTTGCATAAAACATCGGCTTGATTTTCTGTGAGAATTTCTCTTAAGAAAACATAAGTTTCTTCTGCGTTTGTTGGTCTATCTCTTTTAATGTTTGTTACCTTGTAACCGTATCCATATTTAGATAACTGCTCAACCGCAGCAACTTCATAATTTGACCCTACGCCAAGTTCATGCATTTCTCCTGTTAATGTTACATTTCCATATTTTGTGAACTTTATATCCGGATATTTATTTTTGTCAACATCAACAGCGTAGATTTTGAAATCTCCACCGTCATATGTTTTTCTCACAACATAACATTTAAAATTAACTTCTTTTTTATCCATAATTTTTCATCACCTAATCACCTCATATTCTGTAAGGATATCTTCTAGTTCATCTGTCGCCTCCCACTTACCTTCAGCATTCGGTCGTTTCTTAAATTCTTGCGAGAATTCATTTATTTTTAGAACAGACCATTGACCAAATGGATTTTCTTTGAAGATCTTACCTTGTTTAATTCTGGTTTTAACTTCTTTCCCTGTTCTAATCTGTCTTGCTGTAATATATGGTTTTGTTGTATCTTTGTAAGTTTTAAAATCTGTAACCATATAATAAAGCGGAGAAACATTTTCATTGGTATATACGATATACTCAAGATATTCTTTCTCAAATTTCATAGATTCAATAATACCCATTTTTTATTCTCTACGTGACTACAAAGTTCTTCTATTAAACCTACATTATCTATATCCTTATATAATGAAGCCGTTTCTTTACCAGAGTATTTTTTCATCAAAAACTCTGTTAGTCCCAATGAATCTAATTTCTTTTTACTGATTTGTTTACATTTTGAAAACTTTTCATAGATATCAATAACATTTAATAGATATTTATTACCACCAAATTCACTAAAGAAATTTAGACCAGTAAGGATTGTAAGCTGTTTAGAATTGACTGATGTTTTCTTCTTAATGTCGTCCAACACTTCTACGAAGCTGTTATATTTATTTTTACTACCAAGTTCATATAATTCTGTGGCTATTTTTTCGTTACAATATTTAATAGATGAAATAGACTTATATATTGTGTTTGTTTCTTTATCTGACGTATATTCATTCTTTGATTTTCCGAATTTAATACTCTCTAATGTAATACCAAAATAATCTAATTCAGCAATAATACGGCTAGTTTTTTCATTATCTGATCTGTATTCATTCAACACTGTTTCAAAATACTCTAATGGATGATGTGATTTTGCTTCAGCACCATATAGACTATCGTATGCTACTGATACTGCATGTGAAGCATTAAAGCTGTATCTAGCCGCATCATCTACTACTTGCCAAACTTCATCAAATCCTTTTTCTGTTCCTAGATTCTTTTTATATCCATGCAACAATTCTTGTCTTAACTCTTCTTTTGCATCATCTGTAAATTTTTTCTTACTAATCTTTTTAATGATGTCATATGTATGATCCTCTTTCATGCCGCACCATACTAAAAATGCCATAATAGATTCTTGGTACAACATAAAATGATAACTCGGTGCCAATATTTCATCGATTTCTTTTACACCCGTAGTATATTTTTTTCTATTTAGAAATGTATTTACCAAGCTTGCAAACCCAGGTCTAATTGCAGCTACAAAAGCACTCATTTCTGCATCTGTTTTTGGTTTATATTTTTTAACATTGACGTGGAAATCTCTGTATCAGCTTGATTTAATGTTGATGTCATACCATCTTCATATAATTTCCATGTATTTTCATCTATTTTATTTAATAGTTCACGAATATTAGGAATTGGTTGTTTAATTCTTTTATAAAAATTTGAAATTATACGCCATACTGTTACAGTAAGGTAATCGTTTTTAAGATATTTCCATACATCAGATGTATATCCATCAATGCATGCACATAATTCTCCACCAATCTTAATTAAACCTAATTCTCTAGATAAAGGTTTATTTGACAAAACAAAACTGCACGGACTTGGTGAAATACTTTCAATTGTACCAATATACTTCTGTGATTCTTCAATAATATTTTTCCATTTCTTATCCTCCCTATATGCATCAATATTTTTAGCGACTTCGTTATACTCATGCATTGGAAATTCATATGCTCTACAAAGATTTCTAAATGCTGATGATTCCTTCATAGTACCTAGTGCATACATATAGTAAACACCATCATCACCTAATAATTCTTTTGAGGCTTTAATTGGTGCATCAACCTGTGCCCAATTCTGATCTATATCTGGTAAAGATCTTGTTTCTAAAATTCTAGCAGTACTCATGAACCTAGTTGGATATAATGGTACGGGTGCTGCAAATCTATCAATTTCAGTAAATCCAAGCAACTTATTAATATAGAAAGAAACTGCTGATCCCCTACCTGTTCTTGATAAAACTCCACCATATTTTCTCTTCGCAAGATCTACCATTTTTTCATTAAACAAAAAATAGTCAGACATTTTAGTATCTTTTATTATTTTATATTCATATGCAATTCCTTTTTTATACTCTTCCCATCTTGATTTATCAACATTTACCTTTTCATTATCCCATTTACTACATATATGCTTTGCAAGTTCCTTATCTTTTTCTTCTTGTGTATATCCTGGATAAATAGTTGGCATTTTAATTTCCTTGTCAAAATATAAATTTTCACATTCATCAAAAATTAGTGTATTTTGTAATGCTTCTTCAATTTGCCAATCTGATAAGATCCCTTGTTTTTTATATCGCTCTACAATTGTGTCATAATCAGGAAAATCAAGAATAAAACTATCTTCATCACCATAGTTCATTCCTTTACCTTTTAAAAAATTTAGTCTGTCTTTTGACTGTTCCGGATAAATATAGTGACTATCATTTGCATGTATTAACTTTAAGCCATAATGTTGTTTCAACAACAGCATATTTTTATTATGACTAGTCTGTATATCATATTGATGATTTTGCACTTCTAAATAAAAATTTTTATTAAAATGTCCATATATAGTTTCAAACATAACTTTCATATCATTGCCTGGTCTCAATATTCCGCCCACACAAGCTGAAGTTACAATGAAGTTGTTTGGATTTAATCTTTTAATTAACTCTATATCAATCCTTGGTTTGTAATAAAAACCTGTTTTATTACTTTCCGACATAATTTCATTTAATTCATAAAATCCATCTTGATTTTTTGCTACAATTACAATATGATAATTTGAATTATCTTTTTCTTTTCTATCTTTTACCATATATAATTCCGCAGCATATATCATTTTCAAATTATTTTTTTTACATAAATCATACGCCTCTAAATATTTTCCAGTCCATCCATGTTGAGTCGTAAAATAGTTTTTACAGCCTAATTCTAAACTTCTAGAAATATAATCTGTATTTTTACAACACAATCTAATGTTGTAATATTACTTTCATGACAATGTTTATGATAATTTTCGTATCTCTTCATATTTTCGTTCCATTCTTACTTAATAAGTTGCTAATTACAAGATTGTTTACATTTTTTTCACATAACTTTAATGTATATGGGATTCTTATTAAATCAATTTTGTGTTGCTTTAAAAGTTTGTCTTTTAATTTATCTCTAGCACAAGAGTCAATAAAATCTTGTTCTGTTCTATGAAAACTTGTATACATCTTGTAATGTTGTATTCCATCGTATTCAATTGCTAAATTAAATTTATCTATATAGAAATCAACATATAGATTTTTTTGAGTTTTTATCATTTTTAACCAACTCCATGTTTTTTCAGATTCAATATTTTCATCTCCGAATAATAAATATAATATACGTCTTAAAAGATTAGCTTTTACGCTCAAAGAATCTGAAAACAAATTTTCTTTATTAAGTAATTTACATAGTTCTTCTTTATCTTTTATATAATATTTCAATGCCTGATAAGTAAAGTCACATTCCTCATCTATCAGTGTTTTATTTATGCATCCATATTTTTCATACACATTATTTAATTGCCTTAACATTTCATCAAATCCATAATCATGTGCAGTATATGGCAAATCCATTTCTTTCATCAGTCCTTTCCATGAACCAAATAATCGCTCAATGGTAGATTGTGAATATTTGCCATCGCGTCTGTAAACAGTACTACTAACTTTTTTGTCTTTAAATATTTCTAAAACGTCATCTTTAATATCTTTTTCGTAACATTCTTATACATATTAATAGGCAAATTAAGAGTTTCTAATGCTTTATTAAAAGATCCATCAAAATGATATTTAACGCAGGTAACAGAATATTTACCGTACTTCTTATAGCTTTCTGTACTTAAATATTGATACTCATTAAATACCCTCAATAAATCTTGAACAACATCCTTATGATCAACTCTTTGGTGGAATGTAAATGGTATATTCAATTCCTTACATATCTTTTGTAGTCCTCCATGCTTATTTAAACAATAATCACTTATTTCTATATTAGATTCTTCCTTTAGAATTATCTTGTTCATTTTTTCGCATTTCTTATATACTCTAATAATCTCGTTGTACAACTCTTCTTTAGTTGGTACATAATTCTTCCCCACTTACTCACCCCAGTTCTATAAATCATTTAACCAAGACATATCGTCTTCATCCAATAATTCTCCTTGAACATTAGATATGGCATCTTCACCAACACCTGCAAAAATATTATCCTGCTGCTCTTTCTTGGCATTTAGCTTGTCTAAATATTTTTTATATGGCAGATGTACATTCGGAGAGTAAGCACATAATGTAGAAAAATAATAGCTTTGCTTTTTTACTTGGTCATCTGAATCCCAAAACTCTTTTTCTGCTTTTAATAAATTGCCATCTTTCAGTTTCTTATATTTATCCTCCTTCTCTTCAATTTCAGAAATTGTTTCGATAATATCTGTTGTCCATTTATTCAAAAGTTCCTCTGTGATTGGAACTGTCACAATACAATCATTCATTCTATACTTTTCTTGTACATCTTTTGGAAGACATTTAATATCATTTGTCTGCATAAGAAGATCAAGATATTCCAACTGATTTTCCTCGTATCCACATTTTTTTAGCCACATCTTCACGCTTGTTTGCAATTTCATGCCAATCTGATTTCTTTCAATTTCTCTCGTTGTCCATTTCCCATTTGCTTGCTGACAATCAATTGAAACATATTTTAGAAAATCCCATGAGATGCGAATTTTATCCATCGGAATTCCCATTTGGTTCAATGCAATTGCATACACAATCAACTGCCCGCATTCATTTTCTGCTTTTTTGCCTTTATAAATAGAACTTGTTTTCCAATCTAATATATGAAAATTGCCATCTTTATCCTTATAAACAGCATCAATATATCCTTGAAATACATTTTCTCCAATTTTAGCTGTTACAAATCTTTCTATTTCCATATGCTGTTCAAACATCTTATGGTGGTTAAAGAAATGTTTTAGACATTCATAATATTTTTGTTTAACGCTCTCATTTTTCTTTTTCGTCGTTTCTGTCAAATTTTAAATCAGCCACTTCTGCTGTCAGCCAAGAATCTTCGAATTTTTCATCCATCTCTTCATATTTAATATGTCCTAAATACAAATCTTCCATAATCTCATGTGCCATTCCTCCGGTAACTACATAGATACAGTCATCCCTATCTTCGGGTACATGTTTTATATATTTAAGAAAGTATTCATATGGAGATGTGTGATATGTATTAAATTTAGACCAACTCCATAATCGATCAGTCTTGTAATAAGACATAATTTCATTTAATTCTTCTTTAGTTTTTCGTCCTATAATAAACACCTACTTTCGTAATGCTTTTAAATATTCTTTATGTTCACGTTCGTCATACGTTACTCTATATTTCATCATGAATTCATATATCTGGTTTCGTGCATCTACTGGTGAGTCTTTGTCACCTATGATTCCCCATTTGTCATACATATAGCTAACTTTCCTAATATGATAAAATTTCTCACAGCAATGTCTTACATGGTTAATATCAATATCTTTATCAAAGCAGATAATAACTTCTTTATTTAGACCTATTAGTATCCTTGCCTGTTCATCTGATATTTCATGTCCAGAAACAGCAACACATGTAGAATCACAAAGGCTGTCTCTCTTTAATACAGATTTTCACTTTCTACAACCACAACATAATCTGATTTTTCAATCGACTCTCTATTCTCATATAGACCATACAAATTAATCTGTTTTGGATATCCTGGTGTAATGTAATATTTTTGATATCAAATAGATCATAGTTTTCAACCGTTGTTCTCATGTTGTATCCCATTAATTCTCCTGTAAGCCAGTATCTTAGTGGAATAACATTTCTTTTATACTTATAACTATATCCAAGTTTAAATTTTTTTACTGTCCATGGCATGACACCTTCCTTGTACCAATCAATGTGTACATAAGGAACAAAAGCGTCTAGTTCTTTTTCGTCATGCACTTCAAAATCTAAAACATTTATTTTTTTTCGTCTCGTTTTAACTCTTTTGAATATTTTGAAGTGGATCAATTTTTTCTTTTCTTCTCTTCTTTTTTAAATGACAATCTTAGTCCTAAAATCTTATGTAGGATTTTCACAGCTTCCCACGTAGTAGAATCTTTATGTTTTGCTGACAAGTTATACTGAACGAGTGTAATAATGTCTGATCTGTCATCAAAAAATTTTCTCTTGTATAATTCACAACATTTAAATATTCATTATTCCGTACAATTACACATGATTTATTATCACCATCTACATTCCCACATGAGTAATATTCTTTGTTTTGATGGTAAACAATGTGATGACATCCAATTTCTTGAAGTACATATTCAATCTTATTTTCTTTATATATATAAGTTTTTAGTTCGCCAATCGTCACAACACTGTTTACCGCCTTTCTTAAAAGTCTACTGGAACATTTGTAATCCCAACTTCTTTAATAATATTTCTTGACATATCATGTTCAATCACCACCTGATACCTATTTGCAGAACCTTCACGGTTTTTGATGATAAATAGAATCTGATAATGTTTATCTTTATCTAACTTTACTGGAATTTTCGTCTTTCCATTTTTACCCTCTAACTTATATACTTTTAACTCCCTTTTTTCTCCTGTATATTCATCATCGTATAAATCACGAATCATAATACATGTTGAAGCAACATCAATAATATTCTTAGACATTCCAATATTATCTTGCGTGTAATATCTTTGTTTTACACTTCCCTTTGCTAACTGAAATGTAATAAGAATATGTAGATTTTTTGCCTCTGGTTTAATAACGTCATTGATTTTTACCATATTTTGCTGCATTTCAAGCCATGCTTTATCACTTACATTTCCTGCATCTAATTTAAATGTATCCAACAAAAAATACTTAACTCCCATACTTGAGTATTTCTTTATGGTTTTTATAGCATTTTCTGTTTTGTATTGCTGAAACGGAAGAATTGTTATGATATGATTGTCCGTTTGTTCTTTTAGCCAATCTGCTGCTTTATACAAGATTTCCTTTGTTTCCTTCTCAAAATGACCATCTCTTACGACATGCTTTTGTAAATCATCTTTGATAATATTATTTGCTGCGAATACTAGAAGCTCTCTTTGCCATTTTTCTAAACCATCCTCGTTGACAATGATTACGATTCTTTCTTTCTCTTTTATTGCAGTTGGAATAACTGCATTTCGAGCAAATGTTGATTTACCAACATTACTCAACCCTCCAACCAAAGTAATACTACCAAGATATTGTCCACCGGTTTCTTTTGTAATGATCTCCATATTGTTATATGGAAGACCGACTGCATACCCCTCGTCCAATTTCTCAATCAACTCATATATTCCGTCACAAATGTCGTAGCTTTTTACATCGTAATCAATATTAGAGAAAATATCGTTGATCTGAGCTTCCCACTCATTGTAAATTTCTTCCGCAGTCATATCGCAGTAATCACTTAATCTGTCGTTTACCGCACATCGCATTTTTGCTAATTTGATTACACTATTCCATTTACGAAGCTCGTCAATATATCCATAAAGATTTTCTGATTTTACATATCCACCTGCTGCTTCAATAGTTTCATATCCGCCATACTCATCATATTTTTCTCTTAATTTTGGATGTTTTTCAAGATACAAACCAACCGTAATTTCATCCAACGTTTTCTTCTTTTCTACCTTTATAATGTCATCAGCAATTGTCCAGTATACTCTCCAAACGTTATTACCAAATTCCTCTAAATGTAAATTTGTTTCATAAATCAAATCTGAATTCTTATATAAAATCGCAACAATATTTGCCTCATCAGCTTCCTTGTATTGATTCACCTGTTTAATAGTTTCGATTAACTCTTTTTCAAATGGTGTTAGTTTTTTTACATTTGATTTTGTCCCCATTAGTTAATATGCTCCTCACCATAAGTTTTTTAATTTATCGTTTTTTAATTCCTTAGTTTTTGTTTGGTAATGAGCTGCTTTATGTGTCAGAATATTTGTATCCATAGTTTTAACTTTTTCTTCGTTACGTTCTTTTCTCTTAACCATCTCATAAACATCGTTTATGTTATTTCTTACAATTGCACAAATATAATTAATTTTCTGTGTTTCTGACTCAAATGTTTTTCCAGATAATGCAGCCAATATTTTTGGTCTGCATATCTGGAATGTATATAAAATGATTTTGTATGGATACTCAGCCTGACTTTTGATTTTTTTATTTTCGATAAATTTACCGGTTCTAATACCTTTCAGTTTAGTACAAATAAAACTGGACAAACTCTGATTGTCGTCATAAAATAGAATTTCTTTTTTTACATATCTGTATAGTTCATCCCATTCTTGCTTTTCAACATCTGTCATCTTCACTGATTCAGGCTTTACTCTCATTACATCACCATCCTATTAAGCAATAATTTTCAATGCCTGTTCCGCAATTGATAAATCGTCAATTAAAGTTGGGTTCGCATATCCATTTTCTTTTGAAAATTCAAGCAATGGTTTAATTGCTTCCATATTCCCCTTATTGTCTTTGATAAAATCTTTAATCTGATCAATCACAGACTCAATTTTTTTCTCTTCTTTCTTTTCTGCCTCTTTTTTAGCCAGTTCTTTTCATTTCTTCTGCCTCCTTTGCAGCCTGTTCTTTTTCAGATTCTTCAAATGATTTACCTGATTTAGCTTGTTCTGCTTTGATAGCATCTGTAATTGCCTGGATAAACTGATGTGGATCAAGATCGATTTCGCTTACAATTTCTGGAAATCTGCATTTACTATCAAGATTATAATTATCTGATCTGAATGCAATTTTACGTGCCTCTTTTGAAACAACGTTCCTTGTAATTTCTTTTCCTTTAATATCTTTTCTACCAAGTTTTTCTGTTACAATATCTCTGTCAATATATGCAACACCAAAAATATCTAATTTTGTTTTGATTGCATTAAAATATCTTTGTGGCATATTTGCTGTAATAACCTGATATGTTTGTCCTGTAATTGGATCTTCCACGTCTTTTGTTTTTGTATGTACAATTACAATGAATGAAATTCCAACATCTTTTAAAGACCAAATTCTGTCTAATACCATTTCAATACAGGCATCAAGACCTTTCCCAAATCCGCCATTTACACTGTTAATTGTTTTGGTTCGTTTGTCCGGATTTGATCGATTCCACTGTGCAATCGTTTCTTCCTCTCCAATTGTAAATAATTCATCTAATGTATCGAAAACAATCACTTTCAAATCTTTGTAATCTGTTGTTCTATTGTCAATAATGTCATCAAGAACTTCATCTAACTTCTCCCAGTCCGCACATTCTTCACTCACAATTCCATCAATACAATCATGTCCACTTTCTTTCCCGATATCCAACATTAAATATCCGTCTTCTCCAACAAGTTCCTCACATACATTTTTAATAAGAGTAGTTTTACCGATACCAGATAATCCTGCCAGTCCAATGTTGTAAGCTAATGGATCAATTTTCACTTCTTTTTTCTTTCCAAATTTTCTTGCCATATATTCTATCCTCCAAATTATTCAATGTATTTGTGTTTTATTTGCTGTCTACGCAGTCTTGTGCTGCGTAGACTTTTTAATGCTTTTATCCAAGTGCATCAAGCCATGACATATCATTTGGATTTTCTGCAACATCCTCAGATTCGTCTTCGACGTAAACATCACTATTTTCATCTTCTGATTCTTCTTCATACATAAAATCAAGAATCAAATCATCTTCGTCGTACTTCTGTTCAAACTTCTGGAGGACTGGAGTTTTTGTCCCATCTTTTCCCTCAACATTTTTAATCTGTGGTCTTCTAATAACCATTCTCCTTTCTCTTCCTGAATTAACAGTACATTTCTGAAGAGCTTCTTCTAAAGTGAATACACCAATCTCAATAAGAGTTTTGATGTCGTCTGGAATATCATCTTCTGTTGCTGTGACTACTGCTCCGCCTTCAATCAAATCTCCTTCAAATGTAATTTCTGTAACTCCCTTTTTCACTTTTAAAAAGTTTTTCGATTACTTTCTGTGACATCTCCGGTTTAGTTAAATCGAGTTCATATTCAAATGCTTTATCATATGGAATATTGCATCTAACTTCTTTTCCTTTATACTCTTTTACATAATCGAGAATCTTTGCATAGATTGGCAAAATTCCTGTTGATTTGTCTGGCTTGCCAACACTATCTCTTGTAAGCAACATTGTCTGTGTAAAGTTTGCATGATACTTACTTCTATCATCTACTTTGGAAAGCACAAGACTTGAAATTTCTTTTTTTACCTGCACACTGCCTTCGTATGAAGAATATTTAAGCTGTCCTTTTACATTAACAACCATTCCATTCTCAAGATTTTCATTGATATAAGCGATCATGTCATATGGTGTTAAGAATTTTTTGTAAAACACCTTTTCATTTTTATCCTTTTCAAGACCGACAGTCATAAAGCATAAATCTCCGACAGACTCCAAGATTTTTTCATCAAACCTGTCATCCCAATCAATAGTAAATCTGTTTTCAAAATCATCCTTGCCATCTGCGTCTTTACCATGTACATAAACAACATTGTCTCGTTCTGCACCATATCCGCCCATCAATTCGGCATAAACTGTTCCGCATACATCTCCGCAATCAACACCAAGATTTAATGAATTGTAAACCCAATCTGATTTCTCAGAATGTTCGTCCAATTTGTATGTATAATCAGCATTAATTTTTGCCTCTCCAACCAGTACAAATGAATTTGACCATCCTTTTTTTTCTAAAACTGCTTTTTCTTTTCTTGCCATATAATAAAATCTCCTTTTGTATGTATATTTATATATGTGAACGACCGCACTGCAGCCGGAACATAGAGTTACTAATATGTAAATTTCTATGTAAAACCCAAAAATGGGTGCACTTAAGAAACTGTCGCACTTCCACGACAAATTTTTAAATTATTCAATTCTATAATTTGAATTTATAGAAACTAATGATTTGCAATTTTATACAAGAACTATCTTAATAACTTGATAACTCTCTCAGATCTGAAACTGTTAAATCAGTCACATAGAAGAATTCAGTGTGTGATCCAAAATCTATTTTTAATTTATTATTCTCTATATATAATCTCTGATAATATGTTTTGAATCCCATATCTTCTAGTACTTTATGTATATCTCTCCAAAGCTCTAGCTTATTTCTTGGATGAGATATCACTTCTATCTCATTATTCTCCATTTGAAATTCCAGTTTCATTCGATTTTCACCCCCAACAAACGTAGCAACCATGCGGGTTCGCGAAAAGCAAATTTTTTGAATTTTCAAATTGTTGCACCTCTTATTCGCCATTTTATTCTAATTCACTCCTGTCAATTCTTTGTCCACACTTCGGACAAAAATCATAATCATCGTAATCAATCTCGTAATGTTCATTACAGTTTGGACAGATCCAAGTGTCCCATATAAATGTTCCATCTGGAGCATACCCGTCTCCTTCGATATTTGGTTTCTTCGCTGTGTCACGGATTCCAATTCATGTATATGTTCTGTTGTAATCCCAGGCATGACTCTGACAAAACGAATAATGTCTAACAATGTCCCATAATTTTTTGGTGCATTGTCGTCATCTTTAAAACTGTACAAAAGATTCAATACATCTTCTTTTTTAATTAACTCATTCACCATTTCTTATTCTCCACAATCAGCTTTTCTAATTCTGTTCTATATAATCTATCCATATTACACATTCTCTCTTTCTGGTAGATTTGCAATCTGTCTTGCTAATTTTGCCTGTTCTTTCCAGTCTAATTCATCAAAACATAACATGTATAATCCTTTACAATCTTTTTCTTTATATTGATCAAGACACATATAATCTCCAGCCTCACTCTCCCATTCAATAGGACAAAATTCACAAACGCAGTTTGTGTATTCACAACAAAAACAATTGTTTTCTATGTCGTCAAACCCTTCCCTATCACAATATTCTATTTTTAAATCTTCGATATCTTGATATTCTTTTTCTTCTTCAATTCTATCTGCAATCCAGTTCCACATTTTTCTGTGTTCTGAAATTGCTTCTTCTCTTGTCAACTCCATATTTTTTATTCTCCATATCACGACAATTCATCAAGAAATCTTGCAAGTTTATAAACATCAAATTTTGATCCTGCTGCTTTTGGATGACCACCGCCTCCATATTTCTTTGCAATCATATCCATGTCAACATCATCTTTGATAGTTCTATAAGAAACTGAACGTGTACTCATATTTACAATTGCAATATAATCAAGCTCTCTATTCAATTTACATAATTCATTACCTAATTCACTGATATATTTATCTGCAAAAACAACACCATACATATATTCTCCATTGCACTTAACAATAATTGTCTTATCTTTTTCTTTGATATATTTTTCAATTTCATTCCTATTAAATGACAACATCAAACTTGACTCTTGGTCAAAATGAGGAAATCTGCCAGATTCAATACATCTAATACACCACGTTTCAAATTTTTCTCTTCCATATAAATACAACAAGTCATTTACATCTTTTGAAACGAGTCCGTCCTTACCAAGTGTTGACCATCTCCATGTGTCGTAATCTGTTACAATTCTTACAAAATCACTTACATCCACATCTAAATATTTATGGTCAATCAGATATTTACTAAATAATTCTGTACCGCTTGTCATAAGACCTGTATCATTATTCTCTGTTTCAACAGTACACCAATCATATTTATTGAGTTCTAATGCTGTTTTGTGATGATCAAATAATTTGAAATTATTTTTATATTCTCTATCAATCTCAGAAGCCAAATCATCCTTAATACTGATGTCTGTAATAAAACATGTATCATGTCCTTTGTCTATTTTAGAAATATATTTTCTTACAAGTACATCTACTTCATCATAATTACAATATGTAATGTCTACATTTTCACCGAATGTCAATCGCGCCAAAATCGCACAACCTATTCCATCTAAATCCCGGTGTGTGAATAATTTAATCAATTACATTCTCCTTTCAATTGCTACTTCTAATAATTTTTCTTTTTTATTAGGACATTCTTCATCAATTACTAATCGTAATAATTCATTTAGTGTATTGCCTAATTCTTTGTTTTCTTTATAACCAATACTCATTAAATCGTTGCCATTGACAGCTAAATCTTTAAGTGTAAAACATGTTTCTTCTCGTAGAACTTCTTCAAGAATTTGTTTAATATTATTAACTTTGTTAATCCTATACTGCTCATAAGATTCTTTCTGCCCTAAAATATCTGCTTTCCTAACTTCCAATAGTCTTCTAAACTGTTCTACTCCAATCTTATTGATCCATCTTCTCACATATTTTTTACCAACCTCAAAGGTTGCATCATGGTAATACACCAATTCAACCACATTATTTCTTGTCTCATTGTCAAATTTGAGACGTTTCATAATATTGTCTGTAATGTCTGCACTAACTTTTCCATGTCCTTTAAAGTGTCTAATACCGTCTTCGCCATCTTGAAATGAATGAGGTTTTCCAATATCATGAAAGAAAACCGCCAATCTAACAACCAAATTATCGGATTTACAATGTTCAATTGAATGTACTGTATGACTGTAAACATCATAATCGTGATATGGGTTATTCTGTTGGAATTCAAACATATCTTTTAATTCCGGTATAAACAATGCAAACACATCTTTATATAAAACCATTTCTACACAGAAATCTCTTGATGCGGCGATTTTGCAAAACTCACTATTTATTCTCTCAATCGAAATATTCTTCAAATTTTTGTATTGTTTATTGATTTCATAACTTGTTTCCGGGGTCATCACAAATTCAAGTTGAGAAGCAAAACGAATTGCTCTCAAGATCCTTAAAGCATCTTCTCCGAATCTATCTTTTGCAGAACCTACACATTGAATTTTTTATATTCAATATCTTCTAATCCCCCAAATGGATCAATTAATCCTTCGTCATCATTATATGCCATTGCATTGATTGTGAAATCACGTCTCTTTAAATCTTCAATTAAACTACTTGTGAAAATTACTGAATCAGGTCTACGACTATCAGAATATTTTCCATCAATACGAAATGTTGTTAATTCATATGATTCTCCTTTTACCACAACAGTTATAGTTCCGTGTTTTTAAGCCAGTTTCAATTACTTTTTTATCCTTAAAAAATCTCCAGCATTTCGTCTGGTGTTGCAGATGTACAAATATCCCAATCGTGAATTTGTCTTCCAATGATGCTATCTCTTACACAACCACCTACCACATAAGCGGAATTTCCGTGATTTTGAAGTGTATGAATCAACTCATTTGCATCAGACGGAATATTTATTTTCATTCAATTTTACCTCCATATTTGGTACTTCCATAAACTTTGATAGTAGCCCTTCATGATAAAATACTTTATCGTTTTCAGTGATTTCTTCTCTATTAAACTTTCTCAACACAAATGGCAATGTATAATTGTTTAAGCATTTAAATTCATATTCTCTTTCAATAATATTTCTAACTATTTCCTTATAATATCCATCTGTACCAGTAATTTTGTGTAAGTAAAACAATTCAATCCTGAATGGAATATTAAAACGTACGTTAACTGCCATTTCTAATATTTTTTGTTTATTTATACAGTCTTTATATTTTTCCATATCAATAACAATTTCATCATTAGAGAAAAACGCAATATCACTAGCGGAATATCCTAATTCATCAATAAGAACTTCTAGCACAAGATCCATCAAATATTTTTCATAAGTTACTTGTCTTCTCGGATTACAGTTTCCCAAAATGACCTGTCTAATATATTTGCTGTTTACGATATGTTTATTCTCCGTATATCTTTCAATAAATTCTTCCCATGTATCAGCATTGCTAAAAATACTTTTATCATAAAATTTCAATGCTGAAAAATTTGCTTTTCTCATATCAATACTAATAAACAGTTTCCCGACATTTGATGGTTTATAAATATCTTTGCTTGGAAGATCTTTATATTTTACTGAATATTTTCCCATATCTTCTTCATTAAATCTGTTGTAACCATCTGACAATTTTATATCGTTTATTGCAGCATCCTTTACTCGATTATATTCTTCAAGATAATCTTGCTCACACTTATATTTCTCTAATTCTCTCACGAAAATGTTCCATTTATCCAATGTGTTATAATAGCTATCATATAATTGGAGTCTATCTGTAAAATACGGTTCCTTAAATAATCGCAATGGAATATTACAATCTTTACAGAAACGTTCTTTTTAATTTTTCAGAAACTTCCATTAAATATCTCCTTTCACAATTCGTTCATTTATATACATTTTGAACTCTTCAATTCTCTTGTAGTCCGGCACATCTGGCAACGAAGTATTTTCTTTGGCATAATCAAAACGTTTTTCATACTCATTTAGCAAATCATAAAATTCAGAAGTTGGCTGTCTATTACTATCTAAGTATTCTCCGTTTCGTATACTCATAAGTAAATTATGTTCTTTATCTCGATAAGTGATAATTTCTTCTTTTTCAAGAATGTCAATACACATCATGTATAATCTGATCAAATGAGCCATATGCTTTCCAAGTTTGTCCTTGTTCATTGCTTTTTCGTTTTCGCCTACCAATTTTGTTATAACTACTTACAATAGCTTTCATCTCGTTCCACATACCAGTCCAATCTCTTAGTGGATAATGCTTTAAATCAAGATCCATAAAAATTTCAGTGTCATAGCCTTCCTGTACTGCTTTATCTGTATAAAGATTGAGTGATCCATCATTCATTGGGAAGTAACGGTTTTTAAAGTCATAGCTTGCATTATTGATTGATTTTAAAATGTACTCTTCATTTTGTGCTTGTCCAACTAATCTAGCAGCTTTGTTTTCCATACGTCGTAATTGGCTTGATGCGTATCCTGCAAAAGAATTAATACAAATCTTGGATAAGAACATTTTTCTATTATTTAATAATTCTCTCCCAACATCAGACAAATATAAATAATGCTCAGGTTTGCATCCTAAAATTTCAATAGTGTTAGGATTGTTTGATTTTAGTAATTGTAAAATTTTATTGAATGAATAAACTGTCGTATCTGTATCAATCTCTACAACCTGTTCAAAGTCTTTTCCGAGAAGGATTTCTTCTTTGTTGTTTAAAGCAACTCCTCTTAAATCAATATCACTAACATATTCTTTTGTATTGACATCCATTCCATATGCGTGACTACCGCCAAGCGTAAGTAAAATAGTATTGCTACCTAAGTGTTTATTCTCTTTTAAAAAATCATATTCTTTTTGTTTTACTGCTTCTTTAATTTCCCATAGATTCATATTCAACCTCTTTTATAATGAAACTAAATTTTCAATTTCTTCACTTCATCTAACGTAATCTCTACCTTATCTCCTGATTGCAAATCAATAATAAAATTACAATATACAGGATCGTCATCTGTAGTATTTTCTCGACTCATGACAATAATAACATCTTTATTTTTTGTTCTTTTAACATCATATATTTTTTGTAAAAACGGTACTGAAATTTCATACTCTAAATTATCCAAATAAATGTAATATAACTCATCCAAAGCATAGTCATTGAGACTGACACAAGATCTATTTTTCCTTACGTAATTTACTTTTCCGTCCCTTGCATTTTTCATAATTCTTTCTATGCGTTCTATACGATTTAAATAATTATTTTGAGTATCTTGTATTTGTTCTAATCTCTTGTACTTCTCTTCCAACTCTTTAAATCTTTTTCTGCTAATCCACATAATCAATCCTCAACTCCAAAATAATATTTCTTTAAACGTTCTTCTCCAATATGTTTAATTTGCTTGTTCCCCTATTTCTTTTGATGTAAAATAAATATCATTTCTCTTGTAAGAACCTGCATCTATAAAATATATGTTTCCATAATAATAGGAATAGCACATACACCATTTTTCTTGATCCTTATCTTTCCAATCAATTTCATACTCATTATTTTCTTCTGAAAATCGACGCAATTCTGTTTTTACTTTTATTCTTTCTAATTCAAGTTCTGCTTCTTCTTTAGTTTTAAAGCAGTTACCAATTTTATAGAATTCACTATCAATTCTATCATCGTACCATTCGCTATTCATAATTCCACCGCAGTCATTTATATAAAAATATTTTCTCCCATAATTCGGCTTCCAAAGATTTCTTTTAGATCCATTGGATTTCTTTATCAAGTTCATCAATTGTTTTCTTTCTTCCTCTGAAAGATTTTCCATATTTACTGTAATATGATTCTCCATAAATACCTACTCCTCTTCGTTTAAATCAATTTTTACATTCTTCCATTTCTTGTAAGCATCCAAATATAATTCATTTTTATCACCATTATATGTAAGCTCGTAATACATTCCATCAGAAATATTTGTACTTAATAATGCTTTATGATTCTGTAGCGTTTTGCAATACCACACAAGATAGACATCTTCCTGTGTAATAAGTACGTTGTCTGTTTTATCAGCATTTTCATTGAAATAATTCACTACGTTTTCTTTGCATAAAGCAATAAATTTTTCACTACTCATAATCTTATTCTCCTTTTTTCTTTCTAAATTTCTTACAATTTCTCTTGTGTCTTCTAATATCTTCTTTAATTTTAAATAAGATTCATTTGGAGCATATTCTTCAGGATGATCTCTTGTAAACGATACACATTTACCATTAGCCTTATCTTCTACAATTAAGAATTCACCTTTATTTTTAATAGCTTCAAACTGTTCATGCCAAACCTTTACATGTCTTACATTACTAAAATCTAACCCTGATGGTACTGACATATTATTTACCTCCTACGAAACGAAAGTTTCATCTTAATATTTTTCTAAATACTGCATATAGCGGTGACACCATATGCAGCTAAATTTATTTACGTTTTCTTCCAAAAAAGAACCCAATGCAAGTTGCCATTACGATACACACAATAAATACCCATATATTTAATACAATCATTTATTACCTCTTTTTCTTTTCATTTCTTCAATTGTTTGTCTTGCATTTCGTTCTCTCTCGCTTGCTTCAAGTCTCATGTCTTGAGCTTGTACACTGGAGTCAAAAGCAATTCTACTTCCTTCTGCTCTTCGCCTCGTTTTCTTGGCTCCTTCTCTGACTCTCTCTAGCATTCTTTCACTCTCATTATTCATATTCATACTGTCCATACTTTGATGGAGTTCAATAATCTGACTATCTGCTTCCATCTGGAATAAAACCTGTTCTTTTTCCTCTTTTAATTTCTGAAGATCTGAACTTGCCTGATTCCTAATTTCTTCCTGATGCATTTTAGCTTGTTTCATTTCTTCTATCGTATCTTTTAATACCTTGATTTTGTTCTCTACTGTTTCTTTTTTCATAGCATATTGCATTGCAGAATTTTCATCATTATTATCTAAACATGCGTTAATTTCTTTTGTGATACGCATAATTTCTTTATTCGCATTGTATAAATCCTTTTCTGCGCTGTCTAATCTTCCAGAAATCTCCGCATATGTTGTAGATGCTTTATTATAAAACTCTTCTTTATCACGAATAGCTGCATTGTAATAATCTTTTGCCCCTTCTGGAGTAGACGCATCTTGTCTCATTACTTCGTCTGTTCTTCCTTTTAATTTCACTCTTAATTGTTTTCCAAACGAAGAATTTAAGAAAATAACGACTAAAATAACAACGATTGCAACCAATACAATAAACATAAAATTTGTCATATACTTATTCTCCTATTCAACATCAATTCCGTATGTGCGACATAACGCTTCAAGCCCACCGTTATAACCACTTCCAACTGCTTTAAACTTCCATTCATTGTTGCGTCTATAAATTTCTCCAACAACAATCGCTGTCTCAGTAGAAAATCCTCGCTCAAATCATATCTTAATAGCTGTTCTCCTGTTTCTTCGTCTAATACTCTGATGTACGCATTTTCTACCATTCCAAAATTTTGTAACCTGTTGTTTGCATCATAAATTGTTACCGCAACGGATATTTTTTCACTATTATTCGGCAAATTCTGAAGATTTACTTTAATTACCTCATCATCACCTTCTCCATCGCCAGTTCTGTTGTCACCTGTATGGATGACACTTTTGGTTGCGTTTGAAAGGTTTCCATAAAACACAAAGTCCTTGTCATTACCAACTTTTCCGTTTGCGCCTGTAATAAATATAGACGCATCTAAATCGAAATCAGATTCTCCATCATAATGATTTGTATCCCATCCAAGTCCAATAAGAAGTTTATGTAATGATGGTCGATCTTTTGTTAGATCTACTCTTTGTCCCTTCTCAAGATTAACAGACATTTCTCGCACCTCATTTCTTATCTGTAATTTTCTGTTAATTCGCTAATACTTTTATCTGTAGTTCCTGTTCCAATAGCATTGAATTTCCACTCATTATTCTTCTTATACAATTCTCCAAAAATCATTGCAGTTTTACCAGCGTAATTATCGGACAAATTGTATCTACAAATTTCATTTTTGCTAGACTGATCTACAATTCTAATAAATGCATTTTTAATCATCCCAAAATCTTGTTTTCTTGCATTACATGCATAGATGTTAACTACAAATACAATTTTACCAACATTTTCTGGAATATTTTTAAGTCAACTGTAATCTGTTCATCATCTCCGTCACCATTTCCTGTCAAGTTGTCTCCATGATGTAAAATGCAACCATCACTTGACCGGCGTGATCCGTAATAAACAACATCCATATATTTATCTTCGTTGCTTAAAACAATTGCTGAAGCATCACAATCAATATCATGTGTTCTACCAAACAATCCTTTTTTCGCCGCATCCCAACCAAGACCCACAACTACTTTCTCAAGACCATTTACTTCTTTTGATAAACTGATTTTCTGACCTTTTACTAAATTTACCGACATATTCTTATTCTCCTTTTTAATTCTTTTTCTTTTATACATTCAATCCAAAGTTCTTTGCAATAGCTACAAATCCATCATTATATCCGCATCCAATTGCGTTAAATTTCCACTCTCCATTTTTACGATATAGCTCCCCAGCAACGATACCTGTTTCAAGAGAGAAATCTTCATCTAATTCATACTTAAATAGTTCTTCATTTGTATCAGCATCATATGCTCTAATATATGAATTGGACACCATCCCAAAATTCTGAAGCCTATCTTCGGCGTTATAAATTGCTGCAGCAAAACTGATTTTTTCAATATTCGATGGAATCTTATTCAACTCTACTTTCATTGTTTCGTCATCGCCAGCTCCTTCGCCGGTTCTGTTGTCACCAGAATATACAACTGCTCCACTTAGATGACATGGCTGGTTATAGAAAATAAAGTCCTGTTCACCAGTTACTTTACCGTTTACATCTGTTAAAAATGCAGATACGTCAAGATCAAATGGTGCATTCCCATCATATTTGTTCGTATCCCATCCTAAACCAAATACAACCTTTTTCAATCCGTCATTTCCTTTTGTTAAATCAACTTTCTGACCCTTTACTAAACTAATTGACATATTCATGTTCTCCTTTTTAATTATTTGTTTTTGTAACTGCTTTTCTTACTAAATCAACTGGTATTACCATAAACGCAAGAACTACAATAATTAACCAATGATTGAAATCTAACGGTGTTACCTTAATCAATTCACCTGCAAAATTGCAAAGTACTACTGTAATCATAAAAATGCTAATTGCGATATATCCAAATAATTTATTTTTTCTAATTCCTTTTAATAGATTGAAACTATCTGTTCTAATATTAAATCCGTTAAACACTGCCATAAAACATAACAATGCGAATCTCGCAGTCATTGCCTCTACATCTGTTGAAAACATTTTAGAAATAGGACTAAGAATGATTACTCCATATAATGCAATAAAAGATATTGTACTAACTGCAATTCGTGTTTTGGCTCCCCTTATAAATAATCCGGAACCTTTTTTAATTGGCTCTTCATACATGTATTCTTCTTTTGGTGGCTCTCCTCCAAAAGAAAGTGAATTCAACGAATCCATAATAATATTTACAATAAGAATCTGTACCGATGCTAGTAATGATCCAACTGCTACAATCGGATACAACACACTCAAAATAAGTAAAGAAATGTTGATCGGTAACTGGAACTCTAAAAACATCATAATGTTGTGCATAAATGTTCTTCCTAGTTCTACCGCTTTTACAACTGAAGCAAAATTATCGTCTGTAAGCACAATGTCTGACGCTTCTTTTGCAACATCGCTTCCTGTTTGCATTCCAAATCCAACATCAGAACGTTTTAATGCTGGCGAGTCATTTACCCCGTCTCCTGTCATCGCAACAGATCTACCAATCTCTTGAGCTAAAGTAACAAGTCTCAATTTTGTATTCGGAGAGCATCTTGAAATTACTCTCAATGATGGGATAATTTCTTTGACATCTTCATCACTCATATTTTCGAATTCATCATTTGTGAGAGCTACATCACCATCTTTGTAAATTCCGCATTCTTTTGCTACCGCAATTGCAGTTTCAATACAATCTCCTGTAATCTCAATAACTTGAATACCAGCTTTATGTGCAATATTCACTGCGTCTGGAACCTCGTCCCTAACAGGATCAACGACTCCAATAATACCAAGTAATGACATATCTTCCGGTAGTTTATTCTCTTCTAACTTTTCATTTTTAGAAGACAACGCAATACATCTCATAGATTTCGTTGTCATTTCTCTAAGTTTATTCTGAATCGCTTCTTTGTCCTTAGATGTAAAAGATTTTCTATTTCCTTCCTCATCAATCATAAATGAACACTTTTCAATAATTCTCTCAGGTGCTCCTTTATAATATGTAAGGTTGTCCTTTGTAGTAAACGCTGAATATTTATTACTACTGCTAAACACTTGCTTGTCCAACATTTGAATATTCTTATTAATATTTTTGTATTCATCTGAATTAACTAAGGACATCATGGCTCTATCGATTGAATTTCCACCAGTGATCATCCCATCTTTGTCAAATGTAGAACTGTTGTTCAAAACAATGTTGTTTTTCATTTCATTCCACAATTTTGAATTCATATCAATTTCTTTTGTATTTGAGCCAATAATTGTCTTTGGAGTCATAACACCTGTTGTCAATGTTCCCGTCTTATCTGTACAAATAATGTCAACATATGCTAATTCAGGAATTTTACCTGGATTCTTGGCAAGGATATTGAACTTCTCCATTGTTTTTACGTTCTGTTTGGTAACAAGTTTTACAATTAATGGAAGTCCTTCCGGAACTGCAGCAACAACAATGGTTAATGCAACTGAAAAATTCTGTGCAAATTTCTGAATTAAATTGAAAATGTCATCCGAAAAATATTTTGAAACACCAACTTCCATAATTCCAGAAACGGTAAGAACAATAAACGTAATTGATGCTGCAATCGTTCCCCACTTAGAAATAAAGCCACTTAAATTATCTAACGCAATATCAAGAGCTGTTTTAGGAGCCTCTAGTGTTTGCATTTTTACCAATGTATCTCCATTGACTGTATTTACACCAACATCTGTGACAATCATTTTTCCTTCGCCGGACATCACGGTTGTTCCTGCAAACAAACAATTCTGATTTGTATACGCATCTGTCGATGTTGTTTTCTTATGAATATATCCATCAATCGGCGTTTTCTTACACTCTTTTGTTTCTCCATTAATTGCAGCATTGTTAACTGAAATTTTACCTTCCATAAGATATCCATCTGCAAAAATCTCTTGTCCCATTCCTACACAAACAACATCTCCCACAACCAATTCATCTTTATTGATTGTTTGCAATTGACCATTTCGTATTACATCACAATGCCTAATAGATGTTTTTGCTCTTAATTCTGCTGCTGATTTTTGTACACCCAACCCTGTCTTAACCGCGATACAAGTTACAATTGCAAGAACAAAGATAATCATAAGCGGTTCAGATAATTCCATTACACCTAAAAACCCCAACACCATTTGCAACATGGCAATTGCAATTAAAATCATAGTGATTTTTTCACATAGAGCATCTTTTGCAAAATGATACCATTTTTTTAATTTCGGTTCTGGTAATTTATTAGAACCGTACTTTTCTCTGTTTTCAACAACCTGTTCATTTGTTAATCCATTCATATTACTCTCCTTTTGCTCCTTTTTCTTTATGTAAATCACCAATCTCTTTCATGGCGCGTACATACGCTTCTTTCTGAATATTAATTGCTCTTTCACGTTTTTTCTTATCTCTTTTCACTTTTCGCTTATGAGCATGTCTCTTTTTCATTGCTTCTTCATGTTTCTCATTCTCTGCTTCAACAAGCTTTCTATCATGTTCTTTTATTGCCTTATCGACCATCTTTACATATTTCTTTTGATAAGAAAGTTCTGTTGCCATATGCTCAATTCCTTCTAAAGTATATTTGTCTTTATACATGTTTTTGATAAAGCAACGAATAAACCTCGCCGCAAATCAAAAGTGTCCTTATCATCGCAAACAACTTTCTCCTGTGTGTTATCACTAAAATCAACTCTAATTACTTTATTTGGAAATAAAATTTCAAAACTAGAAATTTCAATGTTATTATTATCTTCGTATACAGATGATTTAGAAATTTCTAATCCAATTCCACTGCACATCTCCTTACATAGATCATAAGCCGTCTTTACTTTATAAAAATCTTCCTTCATTCTTCTATCCTTTCTATTCTATCTGTTTTATAATCTCTATAACAATATGAGTCAAAAAATAATAAAGCCTTCACAGACTTAAATATTTATTCTATTACATATCCCACTAATTTGCCGCGACACCATGTTTCAATATTGTCTACATCGGTTAGACTCAGTGGTTCATCAATCAGAGCTACTTCGTATCTATGACCTTTTAAATGTTTACTTCCTACTACGATTGCTTTTTGGTTTCCGCTTTTTAAAATATTGAGGTACATATTTCGGCACATACTCTTCTATAAACCTCTTACACATATTATTTTTGACAAATACAGGAATATCATATTTCGCTGATAGTCTAGCCACTGAAACAGACTTACCAATTCCACGATCATATTTCGTTGTATAATTCACCAAACTACCTTTTTTGTTTTTTAGCACCTGATTCAAGTGGTGTTTCAATTTCAAATATGTAGATTCATATTTTAACCGATATGATAAATAGCTGCATAACTTATATAATTTCATCTTCGTTTAATTCCTCTTCTTTATTCAACTTTTTCTTCACACCAATGTTTGCTATTTTATAAAGAATGTCATATATCCATCCAAAAATATTATCCTTTTTACTACTCAATTTGTTAGAGATATAAATTACAAAAACTATTATTGGAGCTAGATAGCCAGTTGCAAAACATACAAGTGTCCAATCTGTGTAATCAAAGAATTTTTTTAAATACTTTTTATTATATTCCGTTTTTCTTAAATAACTAAAAATTAAAAATAGCAAAGTAAGAAATCCAACCAAAAGCCATAATAAAAAGAATCTAATAACCTCTTCGAAATCATTTTTCGAGATATTACTTAATATAATCAACTCATCTTTCCCCTTTCTCTTACTGTAATATAAAACCAAGAATTTATCTTACAATAATAAATGATTCTCCATTTTGGTTCATAGCACTGATACTATGTTTTCCTTTTAATAACCGCATGATACTAGCAACTTCTTTTTCACATTCATGGCACAAATCTTTTTGCTTAGAATTAGGTGTTACATTTTGAAAAGATCCAACGGATAATTCCGGTAATACATAATTAGGTGTATGTTCACACTCTTTACCACATAGATCACAATAATATTTTTCTTCAACTTTTTTCATGATTTAATTCTCCATTTCTTCAAGTATTCCTCTTATCTCTTTATTTTGTTCTTGTCTTAATTTTGATTTGAACATTCTTCGGTTTTTCTTTTTCATTTTAGACCATCCATTATGATTATTCGCCCAACATGCATACTGTTTGCTAAACCACGACTGACCATATTCTGAAAACTGTCTTCGAGAGACTTCATTCGACTTCTTCATTTATTCACCTCAGATCTCAATATAATTCCATCTTTTATTACCTTCATATTTCCATTGAATTTGTCCTTGGTAAATTCTTGTCTCGATATTCTCTACATTTTCCATACCTAGGATAAATTCTCTATAAGCATCAATATCTCTTTCTGATAAATCATGAATCGCTTTAAAAATATCTAAATTCTTACAAATATGCTCTACTGACCATTCATAATCCGTTAGAGATAATTGTCTTTCAAACTCTTTCACATTATCATCTACTTCAGATTTTGCTTCTTCATATGTAAAATAGACTTTATCAGGACGAATTGAAACATGATCAATATGATGCTGCCACATAGGATATTTCTTTACAATTCTATATCCTTCCTTAGTTATTTCTGCTTCAATAACTCCATGGAAAATTGTACAGTCCTTTACCAAATATCCAAAATCATATCCTTTCTTAATCATTTCTGGTTTCTTGAAATCGATAAGAAATGAAATTTCTTCGTCTGTTAAACCAGAATGTGTAATTTCAAATAACCTAGTATCATATGTCCAACCTTTTGGAAGTTTCTTGTATTTTGTTTCGCTCTCAAACTCATCAATTGGGATTCCATTTACTAATCTTCTTTCCCTTGCAGTTAAATAATCAATCACAACCGCATCAGAAAACTGCTCATCTACCATTCCATATTTTACTGTATATCTTCCATTCCCCTCACTGTGACACCAATAAACAATGTCTCCATTTTTAAATCTTTTCTCAAATCCCTGTTTCATATTTCACCTACTTTCTAAGAAACCTATACGGATCTCCAATTCCACATAACTTTACAATCTCAATAGCAATATTAACTGGAATATAAACAGTTTCATCCATTGAATTATCTCCGCAAATATATTTTCCATTTAATGCTGCGTATAATCGTAATTGCTCAATAACCATATCCATGTCAAAAGCTACCGGCTGCTCTTGATTCCGCTTTCATTTCATCAAGTTCTTCTTCTGATAGCTCGTAAAACACCTTAGAACTAACAATATTTTTCTCTATCTTTTTCAAAACAAAAATTACCTCAACATACTATTTGAAAATTGTATTTTATCAGTCATATTATTCTTCTTTCAGTTTACTAATCTGTTCTTCCAATTCTTTAATCTGCATCTGTTTTCTTCTGGTGGCATAATTTTTTAAAAACTTATCATATGTGTTTTTATAATGAGCATATGCCTCATCTCCATTATCCACTGAATAATACAATGCGTGATTCAACACGTCTTCGTATTTAGGTTTTACATTATGTAGCTCTTTATAAAACTCTTCAAAATATTCAACATCATAATAATCACCAAAAATATAACCTCCAGTTCGGAAAGATATTTTTAATAATTCTTCCTCGTCAATATCACCATAATTTGTAATATTTTTAAATCTGAAAATTCCTATTCCATATTCAATTTCTGTAAAACCTTTATACGCCATAACATTTTTATCAATGTTCCATTTTTGTATTTATATGCAATACTCAATAGCTTCTTCGTTAGAGCATATAATTCTGACAAGTCACTGTTATACATCCCTTTATCAAATCCATTTTCTTCTAGAATCTGCCGTACTTCTATCAGTGCGTCTAATACTTTTAAATACTCTTCTTTGTAACTTTTCATTTTATTTTTCACCTCATAAAACAGACAATTCATTCTTTATACTTTTATCAAAATTGCCATCCAATAAGGAAAGCAATTGTCACCTGAGATACCATAATAGCCACATGAGCATGATTTTAACTCATATCCATATTCTAAAAATGATCTCACTTTTCGTTCATAATCTTCTTGACAGTCCGTATTTATTGTTATAACATCCATATTTATATTCCTATTCTTTCTTTCGCTATTTCAAAATACTTCTCATCTTTTTCAATGCCTATAAATCTTCTATTTAAATTCTTACAAGCTAATCCAGTTGTACCGGAACCAATACAACTATCCAAAACCAAATCTCCTTCATTAGTATAAGTTTTAATCAATTCTTCTATCAATGCCAATGGTTTTTGCGTTGGATGTAAAGCTGATTTTTGAACATCCTTTGCAAATTTCCATACAGATCTCGGATATCTTTCTGTGCTATCGTATGTAGTTAGTCCATGTTCTCCATAATCTGTTGTATTCTTACATCCAACCTTATGTTCTGCTTTACTCACTTTTCTAACATGTCCAGTTGTTTTTGAGGATTGTATACAGGAGGTTTTTATAAAAAATACAAATATCTTCATGACTTCTTAAAGGCATTTTCTTAGCATTTAGAAACCCTGTTGGTTGTGTCTTCTCCCAAATCAAATTGTATCTCCACATTTGTTTGTTACTCATCATCAGTTCTGCAGTAAACATGCCATTTGCAAATAAGATAATTGCAGCATTGTCTTTTGCAATTCTTTTATACTGTTCCCACAATGGTTCAAATGGGATAATTACATCCCATTTGTTTCTGGAAGTTTGTTGGTATGGAAGATCTGTAACAATGCAATCTACTGATTTATCAGAAATGTTATTCATTAGTTCAAGGCAATCTCCACATTGTAAACTAATGCTACTCATGGGAAACACTGCCATTCCATTTGAATAATTTTTCTGTGGCTTTAACTCTTTTGTTATTGTCTATCGTTCTATTAACTTCCTGTTCCCAAATACATTCAAAATCTTGCGGTGCGTTTTGTTCGCTGATAAGAACAATATTTTTCTTGCTTAATTTTCTACACCATTTCCAAAATTCATCATGATTAAAATTCTTACTTATACCATATTGTTTTACATTTTGATATGGTGGATCACAGTAAAACAAAGTATTTTCATATTCTACTCCATTAACATACCAAAAATTATAATCATAATTAATAAATGAAATGTTTTTAATATCATCTCTCTGTGCTAATAAATTTCTCTTTGCTTCATCATAATAATTTCTTGTTATACCTGATTTTGTATCTACTAATCCTGCATATCCACCATCAAAAAACCTTCCATTATAACTCGCCAAAAACCCTATAGCTCCAATATACCAATCTTCAAACTTCTATCTCTTTTATTGAAACTGTTTCTTACTTCTGAATAGTGTTCTTTTGTAACAAACTCTGGAAGTGAATCAATCTTATCAAGATTATCAAATAGAGCAATAAGGTATTTGTGTTTGTCAGCAGCAATTTTATGATTACACTTAATTTTATCTATAACATTTAATCCACCGCAAAACGGCTCTATGTAATACTCAATATTGTTTTCATCTATATATTTCTGAATAATCGGAACAATGTATTTAGCTATTCGAGATTTACTTCCCATATATTTCAATTTTTTTCACCAGAAAGGTGACATGTCCTTAGTAGCTACCCTAACTTTTATCCTTTCTGATTTAATTTCTATTTAATAATTTTCTTGGTCGATATATTTGAACATTTCTGTTGCACCATCAAAAACAATTTTTACCAAATAATTTATGCCGTTCACATATAAGTATTTATAAGAAAGAGCATCGTTATTTTCTATTCTACATTTAATTCCAAAAGATTTTACCCATAGTTCCCATTTCCTTAAATCTGTCATATTTTTAATATCCGTCAATGTTTCAAAATTTCTACAAAGTTTCATAACATTCCATCCGTCGCTAAACTCTCTTAATGTATATTTTTCAGACAAATCATGATACTCAAGCCATTCTGAAACTGATTCTCTAAGACCATCTTCATTAATTTCATATGCTCCTCCTTTATCAGAACCATGTACAATAGCTTCTCGTATAATACTGTTAATCAATTTAATCTCTTTTTCTTCATTAAATTCGACGCTCATTTCTTATTCTCCTTCATACTTGTCCGGTAATTCCATCCAAGCAATCACTTTACTAATTACTTTCATTTTTCTGCCGCCTGTTCCATATGCAAACCAATAAACTTCATTTTTCCATTCCTTGTTCGCGTACATTTCTTTTCTACAATATGCTACAAACCGCTCACCTCGTTTGGTTTGAATTAGAACTTCTTTACTTTTATATATAGAACTGAAATTGGTTGTTGAAATTTCTTCCAATTTAGGTAACCCAACTTTTTTAATTGAAATCCAGTTTTCATTTGATAATTCACTCATTTATTTTCTCCATATCTTTTTTGTGCTTTTTCTTTCTTTTCGTTTCCATGCATATCTCATACCGGTAGCAATCTTCACACTCCCCTGGATAAGGAGAATATTCGTCATATTTTTCTTCATTAAAATATCCACAATCAGGATATATTTTCATTTCCGCTCACCCCTACAACACTTCAGTAAGAATCCTGAAGTCTTTAAATGTATTGTCTTCTATGGTTACTTCAACCGGCTTGTTAATAAGTTCTGATACGTAATTCACTTTTGCGTCTTTCAAAATCTGATGCACATTTCTCACCGAGTCTGCAATTATGCTTTTTTGATCTATATTTTCGTCATTTTCATAATCAATAAATACTGTATATTTTCCTCCATCTTCGACCATTTTACATCCGATAGAAAAACCAAGTTGTAACCCAATTTGTTTTGAATAATCCTTTAAAATTCCATATTCTGCAAAAATAATTTTTCCTAGTTGTTTAGTTGTCTTTATAAGACTTTCAAACATTTCATCAGTCCAAAACCAGCCATTATCTTCTTCTATAAAATAACTTTGATCTTTAGCATATATTTCTTTAATTGTTACAACTTGTCCGCATAAAGTACACATTTCGTCAACGACCTGAGTCGTACCATATTTAGTATCTGTTCTTAGGTCTGTACGTATTTTAACTTTATCACCAACTTTATATTTCATTTACCGCACCTCTTTTCATTAATATTTTGTATCCTGGACAACTATTTTTCCCACAATCGTAGTTGTCTTTTTTTAATACCCAGCATTTGCATGTCTTTTTTAGTTTTGCTCCACATGCAATACAAAAATTATCTTCTTCCTTTATTTTCGTATTTCCACATTTATGACATTTCATCTTGTTCTCCTTCTTATTCTTCAAATTCTGTTTCTTCAGTCACTGTCGAATTATCACAAATTGTTACTACTGTATTTTCATTTGGGATGATGAATACTTCTTCATCACCTAGTTTCCAAAATGAAATTTGTTTACCTTTTCCGTGTAATAATTCACCATCCCATTCAAGAACATCTGTCGATAATTTAACTTCTCCAGGAAGAAGTGTAATCAATTTTGCTCTCTTTCCTATATAATCAATATTCTCCACTATCTGTTCAATTTCCGGATAGATTTCACATACTTTTCTATATATGTCAGGCATAAGTCTTTTTAGTTGATCACAAAACTTTGGAACATATTCTTTCTGATAAGAAGAAATTACTCCACCCATGAGCGCATATGGTTTATATTTAATAAGCTCTACAATGAAGTCAGGTGTAAAATCATCTTTTTTAATCATGTCATCATCTACAAAGAAATCACTATTTCGAATTGGATTATTATATCCATTAAGATGCGGTAATCCAAGAAAAACATAATCTCCAATTTCACATACAAAATTTAATGATTTTAACGCATATTCAACATCTCCGTATTTTTCCTTATATTCACTTACTAAATATCCGCATTTACGTGCTGCTTTTGTAAAACCTTCTTTCTTTTCAATTGTGCCGTAAGGACAACTATGTCTCCAAATCCCATTCAGCATCACGCATTTCTTTTTCTTATATGCATTACAATTTTCGCAATTGCTACACTTATAAACTGAAACACGTTCTCTGTCACTTTTCCCAGATTTAAAAATGCTGGTTCTCGGATCATAATATGCAAAGTTAATTGGCTTGTACTCTCCTATAATAATCACTCCCTATCTATATTTAATTTTCTCAATTTGGAAATCAATGCTTGACTAAACATGTAAAGATATGTAATATAATAAATGCATTGGATTCCAAATTATTCAATGTATTTGTGTTTATAGACACACATCGAAGTTTGGTCGCGGAGATGTGTGTCTTTTTTATTCATTCATTTTTTATGTTTCATTATGTATCTTCTTCTGGTTGTTTCTCTCAATGCATGTCCACCATGTAATCTTCTGTAGTTATTTGTGATTCCATATAATGCCCAAAAGAGTTTCTTCCTATTTAAATATGTAAGTTCACATGTAAAATGTGGTGTTTTAGAAATATCAAGCTTACCAGTAGGTTCCCGCTCATTAACATCCTTGCTTTCGCCCAATGTCGATACTTCTGCATTTTCTATATTTATCTTCTTTCCAGTTTTAAGATCTACAAAGCTTGCATTTTGAATTCCACGTATTTCAAAACCACTCATAAATTTATTCTCTTTCATTATTTAAAATTTCTTTCAATGTTACTGGTGTATAATTCCACAACATACACCCTACATTTTTTGCTACGCACTTAATTTCATATTCACTGTTTAGTTTTTTGATATACTCTTGATAATAATCTTCTTCTATAGAATTATGTACATGTCCATATAAGTGAACAGACCACACTTTATGCTCTTTTCCATTTCTTCTGTAATGATGCTGATGATTCCAAAAAGCCAATGGAAAGTGAGACATTACGACATGATGCTCTTTTCCGTCAATCATATCTTTCGCTTCTTTATAATTTGCTATTTCTACAAATAACTGTTTATATCTTTGATCTGTTGCTTTATCGTGATTGCCAAGAATTAGATGTTTATTACCACGCAATGTACTAACAAGTTTAATCGCATCTTCGTTTTCCTTCCATGCCAAATCTCCTAAAATATACACATGATCCGCATTTGTAACTTTTGAATTCCAATTTTCCTTAATCACTTTATGCATTTCTTCCAATGTATCAAATGGTCTATTGTCAAAATTAGAACCTTCATTCGTCACATTCTTATGGAATAAATGTAAATCACTAATATAATAATTCACTTTTTCACCTCTATTCTTCTTGAAATTTCAATGTTCTTCCAACAAACCGTTTTAGTCGTTCATTGATGTCTTCAGAAAAACATCTACTCTTAGATATTACATCATCATAAATACAACATTCAGTAATTACATTTTCGTCGTCAAACTGAATGCATCCAATTGTTGATCTTGGCATACGAATCGCTATTGTATTATTGCACCAGCTTCTGCAGTCATATATGTAACATCTAAAATAATGATTAAACTTACCATAATTTTTCCTAATGTATTCATCCAGATATTCCGTAATTTCGCACCAGTATTCTACATCAATTATATTCGGCTCTCTTTTACTTAAAACAATTACATTCATCATTCCATTTCCTCATTTGTAAATGTAATCAAGTAATCATTTTGCATACATCTCTTGCCACAATTACAATGTTTATCTCATTATTATCTTTGCAATACAAGATTCTGCTATCTTTTCTGCAGATCTTAGCAGTTTTATCAATAACATATCTGATCACGTCGTCAACTCTTTCCTGAGACATATCCCAATTTCCTTCAAATATGGTTCCTGCCAACAATTTTGATACAATCCATAGCAACAATAGCTCCATTCAGCCATACACGAATGCTTGTATTGCTTTAGTAATTTATGTAATGTATTTTTTGATAAATGCTTAAACTCATAGTCACGATTAAAATCCTTTGAATACTGATCTTTTGCATGTAAAAGTAGTTTATACCTGTCTTTTTTCTTCATTATTTCTCCTTTTGAAATCACAGTTTCATATTAAAAATATAATTTTGGAATATGTTTATATTCTTTAACAACATCTGCATATCCTAAATCAGATAACAATTTTAATAGTGTATTATCCGCATATTCATGATAATTTATTGATCTACATTCTTTTAATATCTCCACATATTTATCAGATAACCCCTGTACAAAAGTAGACTTTTTATTTTTACTAAAATGCTCTGTTTCATAATCAAAAATCCATTCCCCAATTTCGGTAATGTCATTGTATGAATAAAATCCTAAATAGTCTGCGGCATATTGTAAATCAGACAACTCTTCTTCTGAATGAAGAATAATTTTTTCACAATTATTATATGTATCTTCATCCATTAGATCTGTCATTTTTTCTCCGTCTTTATTGTACGCTTCAATTGTTTGAAGATGTGGATGTTTCAACTCAAATTCATGATGTTCGCATTCATACTCATCTTCAAACTGTTTTCCATCGTCTGCAATATATACTGTTCTCATATTTAATCTACTCCATTATTTTATTTTTGTTATCAACTTTTATCACTCTCGTGTTTAAAACTAAACGACGGCATCATTTGCAATTTAAACAAATTCTTTTCGTGCATCTGGTCAATTTTCTTCTTTAATTGTTTATCATCAATTAGACCTGTTCTGATATATTTATCGAGAACTTCATATGTAAATCCTAAATTATCTTCATCTGTTTTATCGCAAAGACCGTCTGATGGAATTTTCTCAATGAACTCTTTCGGAAGTCCAAGTGCATATCCGACTTCTTTAACTTCTGTAACAGTCAGATTAGACAATGGGCTGAAATCACCAACACTATCTCCCCATCTCGTACTATATCCAATCCAATCTTCAGATAAATTACATGTATTTGCAACTCTTCCATTTACAGTCTGAGACACGGCATACAATGTAGCCATTCTAACTCGCGCTGGTAGATTGATAGAAGACTGTTTGCTCCAGTGATCATTTAATTCGGGCTTCACTTCATGCTTAATATCACGCACTGCATTAAAAATATTTACTTCAATACTTTCAATTCCGAGATGACTAACAACTTTCTTCGCGACGTCAATATCCTTTTGTTCCCCGTTTGGCATAAGAACACCCAATACTCTTTCTTTTCCTAGAGCTTCAACGCAGAGTGCAGCAACAATCGTCGAATCCTTCCCTCCTGAAATACCAACAACTGCTTTACATCCACGACCATTCTCTTTAAAGAATTTTTGAATCCATTCAATAATTGCAGTTTTAACTTCATTTGCATTAAAATTCATTTCAATCTCGCCTCTCTTTCCCTAATCTCCATAATTCCACATCACAGTTTGAAAAAATTTCTTCAATCATTTTATAAACATCATCCCCAATTTGCGCCACCACGACAGCATCCAATTTTATATGGCATTGCAATTTTATTTCCATAATGACCATTCTTTAGGAATGTCAAAATCTTCAATGATTGCATGCATTTCCTTAATGCATTAATATTTGTGTACTGTTTACCATCATATCCATAATTGTTTTGGGCGAACATGTTACATATAAATTGTTCGCTCTGAGGAATTATAATGCTACCAGTGTCATAACCATTCCATCTGCTATTAATAGGAACAACTTGAATTTTTCCAATCATTTCTTCTGAACATACTTTTATGTACTCATTATATACATTTGGATATTTCTTCTTAATCTGAAGTGCAACTCCTGATCCCATTTTTCTTTTGACAGTTTACCTGGTGCGCGATGATTCGAGCATCTGATTGGAACAAATCTCCATTGATAATTTTTATAGGCATTAAAATTCACCTCCATGTAGTCTGTCTCTGATTTCTTTTAACGATTGTTCTTTTAATAACTCTCCGTCTTTAAATACCGGAATTAACATATTCACGCGTTTTTCATAATCAGCAGCCTGTTCCCATGTAAGCTCGTCCTCATAATAAATGCTTCCATCGCATCGGTATATACTCTACAACATCCTTTCTGGGATTTCTTAAATCCTCCATCTTTTGGATTTTTAAAAATTGGGAATGGCTTGCCGTCAATTTCACAATATGTTGCTTTAATACATGAACTGAAAGTATCTCTTGTAAATGGTTTTAAAAATCCATCTTCTTCGATGCACTGAAATGAAAACGATCCAACGCCTAACGCCACATTTGAACATGCAAATCCGTTTTCCATGAGAATTTTGTAAATTTCTTCACATCTTTGTACTGTAATTGAATCACCATAAATTGCTTTTACATGTGGATCAAGCACTTTATACCCCTTGCTATTAACTGTTCCGCCGAATTCTTCCCATAATTTAAATACAGTTTTTGTTACAACTTCTACACAATCTCCAGAATCTCCGCGCATTAACATGCATCCGTTATGATTCATAATTTCTGTTTTTAACTGAGGAAGAATATTATCGATGATATTCCAATAATCATAAGAGTCAAGAACTGCTGAAAAACTTGTGTTTGGATAGATTTCGGTAAGTAATCTTCTTAATAATGTAATCTCATCTCCATCGACTGCATAATTACTACACATTACGGAATGCTCTGTACTAGGACTCCCATATGCAACAGATTCTTTTGTACAATCACAAAAATAATTCTTCTCAAGATAAGGAATAGTTGGAACGGTTGCCGTATTTAAAAATGATAAGCACCACCCAGCTCCTGCTTTTACCGCTGATTCTAAACACTCTTCTCCCCGGAAGTCAAATGCACCAAGGGCTTTTGATCTTGGAATATTATCTTCACAAGTTAAATCATAATAGTGATTAACAATTCCACGGTATGTCATTCCTACTGTTGCTGCCAACATTGGATGCCACATTTCTGCTGAGATAAGACTTTCTAAACTCTGAGGCAACCATGCAAAATCTTTATGTGTATTTGTAATACCAAACATAGGCACATGCATTGGAACAATTGTACCTTCTGGCAATGCAACAATCTCAATTGGCAAATATCCCAATTTATGTAGACTCTCAATCTTGTCAATTTTATACGCATCTTTCCCAAGTGATGCATCCATAATTCTTTTATATTCATAAATAATTTCTTCAAAAGGCTTATCAAAGAACTCTTCATTGAAATAATCAATCAGATACGTTTTAATAAACCCCTGTAATCCAAACATTACTACTTTATCCCATCGTTTTACACGACTCATTCTAGGAGTAAAATAGGAAACTGATTTTGTAATATTTTTAGGCAGCATTTCTGCATGAACCGCTTTATAAAAGTCAATTAATAACATTGGACTTGTCTTATTCGTCATATTCAAATACCTCTACTTTCTCATGTTCTTTTGTAAAAATACTATTTGTCGTGAACACTCTGTCTATCAATCCACTACTCAATACTTCTCCTTCGAGAATTGTATTTTCACAATGAGATACATATAGATAAATTTCTTTTGCACCAAGTTCTTTTAGCTTCTTTGAACTATGATAGAATGTACCACCACGACTTGAAATATCGTCTACAATTAAAATCTTTCTGTCTTTTATTAATTCTGTCATACCTGAAACATCTAACCCTTTAATTTCTCCTGTTTCCCAGTCACGCTTTTTAATGCCAAAAACATATGGAAGATCAAACATTGTAGAATAACGTTTCATAGCTCCTTCATCCGGAAAGAACATTGTAAGATTATTTGTGCCACCGATGTATTTGCTTTCGATTGCTTCCCACACATACTTGTCCGGATGCTTAATTACGATTTTATCAATAAGAGCTTCGCTTACAGATGAATGTGGATCTAATACTGTTACAGAATCAAAATTCAGCCAATTAATAACTTCTGCAAAATACTTTAATGTAAATACATCTTCTGTTGTTTTAACACGATCTTGACGACTGTTTGGAATATATGGCATATTCAAGTACAAATTTGTAATACCGTGAGAATTAAGATGTTTGACAATATAAATCAATGTCACCAATTCTTCATTATCCTCAAACAACCAGGTAATAGTTGCTTCTCTGTAATTTTTAAAATCATAAGGAACATCCTCTTTGAGCAAGAGAGTTCCATCTGGAAACTTCTTTACATTTAATACCTCTCCATTAATTTTTATCATAAGAATTTTCTCCAATCACATTAATCTGGCAAGATTTCATTACTTCTAATGCAGCTCTATGCTTTTCAGGAGCGACACCAGCACAGCACGACGCATCAACTGTAATTTCCATTTCTGGCACCCATGCTTTAATTAACAGAGCATTCGACACTACACAAATATCAGTACATACACCAACAAGTTCAACGCTATCATAATCATTACTAGAAAAACCACCCTGGATACATTCTGCAAGGTAATTACTTCCAAATCTATCTTTATTAATTACGTGTTTTGCGTAAGATTTTAATTCATCTACAATTTCCCATCCATTTGTTCCAATAATACAATGCTCTACAGGCAATTTTTTACCTTCCTGTGTATCTAAATAATCGTCCCAATGTGTATCTTTTGTAAAGAAAACTGCGTCCCCATTTTTTAAATATTCCTCAACTTTACATTTCACATTCGGAACAATCTCCAGGGCTTCTTTTGTTCCGAGACTTCCTGTAACAAAATCATTTTGCATATCTACTACAACTAAAACTTCATATACACTATTCTCCTTCTATTAATTCTAAACACTCTTTCAGAAAATTTCTCACTCTATCATGTCCATTTTCGCAATATATACCTGTATAACATACCGGCTTATTCCAGAACGCCATCCATGCTCTTTTAAATCTTCCAATAACTCCTTTAAAATCTCCACCACAATATGAATCCTCAAAAGAGATTTCAAAATCAGTTGAATTTTTCATTGTATACTTAGAAAATACAACTGATTCTGCATTATCGTCACATCTAATTGTGACTGTTTTTACATTGTCTTTCTTCATATATTAGTTCTCTCTTTCTACGTTTGAAATTCTGCTTTCATTATTTAACTAAGTTATCAATATTTACAGAAAATCCATCAAACTTTCCTGTTAATAAATATTTCTTTGTATCAAAAACATTATTTTCTTTTCTGATAGCCCCATAGAAACACCATTATCTATCAATGATTTTCTCAATAAATCCAGAACAATTTGCAACTGCTCTTTTGTATCTTCTGACATGTTATTCCTTTCTCATAGGTTCTGGTAGTGGCTGCCATGCTACAACCTTTTCATACCCCAATTCATCATTTGTTTTAAACACCGTATCAACGAATCCTAAACTTGTCGAATCGTAAATATCATGCCAAAATCCAAATCCATATTCACTATCATACTGGCAGAACATCGGCAAATCCTCTTCGTGATTTTCGACAATACACATATAGAATCTCATATCATCATCTTCCGGCAATTTCTCGCTTACCGGAATCCAACCGTCATTTTTCTTCCCATCTTCATATCCTTGCATATAAAATTTTCTTCGGCTGCATTCTCTGCACTTCGGAACATCGCCCATATGAGAACGGATAATGTCTTTTGCCCAACCAACACTTACATAATCATCACACATTCCGAATGATTTAAACTCTATCGCATGATCTTCAATCTCTTCCAAGATCTTCTCTAGTACGTTCATTCCACATTCTCCTTATCTGCATACTTCTCCACAATATCTACTGCACAAGTCAGCCCATAAAGATAGCTTTCCAGCTCTTCTGCTGTTTTGCTCGCTCCATGTCTTTTCTTTTCTTCCTTCAGTGTTTCGTAGGCGTCATTTTTCATGGATTCGATTTCTTCCACGATTTTCTCTAATGCGTTCATCACTCCACCTCCAACAGCTCTGGATTGTCAAAAATGTTTCCGTTAACTTCCGTTCTATTTGGATTCCGATTATATTTAAAAACATCGTTATTGGTGCATTTTTTATTTCCTCGTCCACATACTGCCCATGATCCCCTCCATTCGCTCCAAAACACAGCACCTGCACGATATTTTATCTCTTCGCCATCTTTTAAAAACGGACTTCCATCATAGTCATAGCTATATCTAAGAATATCATTCTCCCAGATCTTCTTACCATTCTTGTCGGTAAGTCCTGTGTATTGGCAGAGGGTGTCAGGATCAATCAAGTCATTAAATATATTAGTTCCGTTACAAATCAGATGTTTTATCGGCTTGCCATCTTCTGTTAGTGGATTGGTAATATATACGTACTGACCTTCTACCCATTCACCGTTATCTTTTCTCTTTGCTTTAAAAAGGATTTCTCTACTCATCTTCCTTTCCTCTGTTCTGTCGCATCTGCTCTATGTAAATATTTGTGGCGCATCTTACAATCTCTGATTTCACTCCATCGTAAACAGTTCCTTGTATAAAATGTTTGTCACACGATCTTTTAATCATGTATAGGATATCTTCAAATGCCTGTTCTTTCATTCTTCCACTCTCCTATTCCACATTCCCCTAGCCGTAGCTTCTAAAGCACAATTTCGTGTTGCAACTCCGCATTCTTTGCAGTACACAAAAGTTGATATAACTTTTCCATCAAATCCGTAATTGATTTTCAGCATTGCTTCTCCACCACAAAATGGGCATTTCTTTAATTCTTCCATGTTACTCACTCCAATCTAATCTCTGTCCACAATGATTGCAGCAATCAGAATCCCAATAACAAAACATTTCTATATCTGCCATATTTCCAAACAGTCTTTTGCATCTAGGACACGACGCTTGTCCATTCCAGTTTTCTACTTTTTTCGGCAACTGCTTTTCCAGTGCTTTGATTGCTGTTTCATACAACCCAATTGCCAAATCCAATGTTTCATTATGTACAGGATTGCAATATTCATCGTATTCTTTTTGTGCATCTAATGTGCGAATTTTTCTTTGCAGAAACTCTATCGCTTCTTTAACTTTCTTTTCGTCCACTTTCTGCACCCTTTCTAACCCTAACAACCTCTTTGTCTGTCTCTTTTACTACTCTTCCACTTGCACATTTCACACATTTTATTCTCCAACCGCCATTGTGTCTTTCAAAGTGTCCAAATCCAGGTTCTATCCATTGACCACAACAATAACAACGCCCTGCATATTTATTTCTTGCCATCTTCCATCACCAAAATCCCTTCATCAATCAAATTATTTACTGTTTTCAACAAGTCTTCCTGTACTTTTAAATCATTTTCGTGCTCGATATCTTCAGATCTAAAAACTTGTTAAATTTATAAGTACTCATTCCTCCCAAACAATTACAATAAACACGAATTCTACTATTGTAATATGGCTTATCATATATACCTATCCAAAACTCGTTATCAGTGCCGTACTGTATATCTTTATCAGTCCCAACCGTTCCACTAATACACCATGCATTGATAACATTATTTCTCCAAAATAAAGGTTCCTTAATTTGGGACTCATCACCAACTTTGAGTTTTTTAATTTTCTTCATTGTTAAGTTGTATTTATTTTCTACTTTAGTTTTCCTCATTGCTTTTCCCTATTCGTAGGTTTCCCACCTAACAAATTTCCGTCTTCGTCTCTGTCATATTTCCATATCAAATAATCACACCAATTATCATTGTTAAAATCGCTCATGTTGTAAAACGGATCTGGATTATCTATAACATATTCTTTTTCAAATTCCTTTAATTTTCACATTTACATCATCTACAATGATTCTTTTCGATAATCTACAAATCCACTTCACAAATTCTTTAAAAGTTTCTTCAAACCATCTATCGCGCAATGCAGCGTCTACTACGAGGATATATTCATCTTGCATTTGTAACGATCCTCGTTTTCGACTTCTGTCTCCAAATCTATCTCTTAAGTTATTTGTTCTCTCAAGAAATTCGTCAGAAAAACTTGAACAATTATGTCCTCTTTTTTGAATCACATATACTTCCATATCTCTTTCTGACCCTGTTACGACAGGAAGATGATCGAGTACGGTTTCAAGAATATATCTCTTTTCATGTTGTGTCCTACCTAGAGGAGAAACAACAATTGTTCCATGTACATATGTCCAACTGCTCATTTGATTTACCTCTTTTAATATTAATCACATCGGTATTTACAATCTTATATCACATGCAGCTCACAAACATTTTCAAATAGCGACAAATGAAATAGTTTGTTGAATCAACGTTTACAGTTTCTAAATATTTGATTTACTTTAGGTGATATTTGATTATAAACACCAATGAAAAATCATATGCAGAACTTTATGTATCTTATTTTATTGGAGTCATGAAACATGTATAGGAAATTGTTCCGCATATGAATTATGGATAAAGGATTTGAACCTTTTCTAATGCGTCACGCTTCATCGTGCTACCAGTTACACTAATCCACAACTTTTAGGATGGAAAATAGGTCATCACCACTTAAGAGACATGTTTACACCATAAAAATTTTATTATTAAGGAAATTAAAACAAATATGAATATCAAAAAATTAACAAGAAAAGACTATGCAGCAAAGATGAATCTTAAATTAGTAATGACCTAAATGGATCATTCGGGACTTGAACCCGAACCGATCGGTTATGAGCCGATTGCGCTCACCATTGCGCCAATGATCCTTATTCTGTGCCACTCGTAGCAGCACAAATTTTTAATTGAAACTTCTATAAAAATCTCCTGTTTTATCAATGCTCCTACAAACCATAGATTCGATTTCTCGTTTCATTTCTTCGCCACATTCCGGACACATATGTCCTTCTCCAACGTATTCCTTCATCGACATCGTAATAACTTCTTTGTGTCCACATTTTGGACATTGAAATGGATATTTCATATTATTTATTTCTCCTTTTCACTCTCAAGTTCTTTTAATTGTTTCACAAGCTCTCCCAAAGTTTCGTTATCTGAATACTGTTTTACCATATTTTCATAATACTCAATGTTTTTCCTTTTTGAGATTTCCTTATCAATTTTCTTTTTAATTTTACGTTTGAGTTTTTCGATATTATTAATACGCTCTTCCTCTTTATGTCTTTTGGCATATGCATCCATATTCACAACACCAACAACCTGCGCAGTAGGCTTCTTACCGTATTCTTCTAAAGATACTATATCTTTTACTTCTCCCAATACTCTTCTTTCTTTTCCACATGCATTAACAACCACAAGTGTATTTTTAAAATTTGCTGTTCTGAGTAACTCAAACTCTTCCTTATATAAAGCAAAACCATAATCTTTATTGTTCCAATCTTCTAACAAGTTTACAATTGCTACTAAATCATATCCTGTCATTGTTTATTTCTCCTTTTATTTTAATAATGCTTTGTCAATAATTTGAAAGTTAGCTCTATGTATATACAATGCTTTTCCATCAATCATTAGCTTTGTCATTTTAGGTAGATCATTCGGAATCTCCCAATATACTTCTTCTCCTGAGTATGCTGTAATAGGTTGTCCAAGCTGTGATTTAATAACGACCACCCGCGACTTCCCAAACATATTTTTGTATTTATTTACAAACTCAGCAACGAATGTATTATCAGAAAATGAACCATCTGTCATACTTTTAATTCTCTCTTCGATAAAATCAACTTCGCTATTTAGTCCATCCTGTACAAAAATACAAGTATCTCCGCAACTTTCAATTTCTTTACCGTCAATTGTAATTGTAATTACAGATGATAAATCATAATTAGTGGATATAGATCCATCACTGCTGTAACTCGTAGTCTCCACTTTGATCCCAGAAATATTGATTTTGTCTCCTGATGTTTCTAGCACCTTTGAACCATAATTATCATATGTATTAATACGATATCCATTTCCAATCAATGAACCTTTGATATCGTTAAATTCCGATTCCAACATTGCACATCCAGATAGAGCTGTAATAAAGCAACTCATTGTTACTATAGTTACAATTTTCTTAATTTTTCTCATTCATCTATTCTCCTTCAAATTTTTATATGCCATATATAGTATTTAAACAAGTTGCAAACTACTATATATTGTGCTAAATTCCGAATGAAATCGAGATTTTAACTTGATAATATCTCATCTATCATCTTATCCATCTCATATGTAAATTTGACACAATTACCATGTGAAATATGATTCTTCCAAGATTCATAAGATTCTAGGAATTTTCCTTTTGATAACTTATTCTCTTTTACCATCTTTGCCATTTTTCGATATTTTCTTTTTCGCTTTTTCTCTTTTTTTCATTTGTAAGTTTTCTAATTACTTTTCCATCTTTTGTGACATATGTATGAAAACCACAAAATTTAATTCCGTTTTTAAAAGGTATAATCTGAGTTTTGCCGTTCAATTCAAGATTTAGTGTGTTTACAAAATCTTCTATTGCACACAAACAATATTTTGCATATTGCTTTGATTCCACAATTAAATAGAAATCATCCATGTATCTTCCATAATATTTGACACCCAACTCTCCAGTTATAAAATGATCAAAACCAGACAAATATAATAAAGCAAATACCTGACTAACTTGATTTCCAAGAGGCAAGCCATTTCCGCTTGTGCTATCAATAAATTTTTCACATAACCAGTACGTATCTGGATTAGATATAAAATATAAAACAATATCTTTCAGAATATTATGATCAATATTATAGAAAAATTTTTTAATATCACCTTTAATAATCCAACAATCATATCCGTATTTCTGATATGCTAAATACATTTGATATTTCAGACAATCCAAACCAAACAATGTTCCTTTTCCTATTTGTCCGGCATAATTCGTATATATAAATTCATTACTTAAAATAGGAAGAAGCACATTATCACATAAACTGTGCTGCACAATTTTGTCTTTAAAACTTCCTGCTTCTATAATTCTCTCTTTCGGTTCATATACTTTAAATCTGTTATATCTATCTACTTCATATTGCTTTGATTCTAAAAGTTTCTTAATTTGATAAATTCCATCAAGAGCAGATAATTCAAATTTAATTCTACTTTTCGTAAAACCTTTGCCACTTTTTGAATCTCTGTATGCTTTATATAAATTTTCAAAATCAATAATCTTATCAAAAACTGTGCTATCTTTTATCATGATATATTTTACCTTTGTATTTATCCTGTCTAGTAAAAGACAGGAAAGGTTGTTTGCTCTTTTGATATCGGGACTCTAATTTCAGCGTTTCTCTTACTTTATTTCGTCTTCCGACCCAAAACGGACGAACTCCATAATCGTTCCAATTGCAATCGTTGTAGTTCACGTTACCATTACTGTTAACAATCTGAACATAGGAAGTCATATAGCAAACAACCGTTAAGAATCATCTTGTTTTATCTTTGTTTCTCCAGGCTATTGTCATATATTTAATATCACATATCTTCTTCTGCCAATGTTCAACTGTATCAGATCCTATAAGATTTAGATTCATTGACAATTCAACATAACAAGATAATTTATCACATGAAGAAATAGATCTAGTTTGCAAATCTAATCTCTTCTGTTTTTCTGCATTTATTTGTATTCTATTTGCGCTCATCAGGAAATCATATATATTCATACATTCATTCTGAATTCTTTCTATAAGCGTTTTGTATTTTGCCGGATATCTCTTTTTATTCGCTGTCACGGAATATGTATATTGCATTAAGTCGATAGCTTTTGTAATAACTTCCATATAAATCACTCCAATCTTGCTGAGTTTTGCTCTTCGAATACTTACGAACAACGCTTACGCATTGTTCTGTCTTCATCTCCACAAAACGTTATCGACAAGATAAACAGATTTAAGATTCGGTGATAAAAAACGGACGAACCCCAAAATCGTCCCAACTGCAAACGCTGCAGTCCACGTCACCACTACTGCCAACAAACTGAACATAGGAAGAATCTTTTCTTGATTTCGTCTGATTTGGAGTTGACAGCCAGTGTGGATAATTGATTAGTGGAAGTTTTTCACCACATTTTCTGAATAAATCAAAAGTCGGAATAGACAATACATCATCTTTTACAACACCATAATCATTAAATCCATCCATACTAAGCAAGTTATTTTCAACTGGAGTAATACTATTTCCATATTTACATTTAATGTCTTTTGCAAGCTTGCACTCTTTAAGATATTTTCTTACAGAAGATTCTGCGTAATTATTATTGCTGCCAAAACTCATCCTCGTAAGAACTCCATACATAAAATGATATATCTTTCCATCCATTCGAATGTTTGTCCAATAATATCCAAATTCCTCTTTAAAGTGCTTGTTCATAAAATCTTTAACGGATTCTCTAAATTCATCTTCATATCTCTCTGGATCGTTACTATACCATTCTGGTACAATATCCTGATCGACTTTATAAGTCCACTTTGAAATATCAGAAGTGATAACATATTTCTCTGGCGGAATTAATTCTGCTCTCACAAATTTCTTAGAAGCATTAAATTCATTATCTTCTATATCCAATTTTTCAAGCAAACTTGAATGACTTTCATTCTCTAAGGGTGCAAGTTCCACCCTATTCTTAAAAATAATTCCACTTTTAAACTCACACATAATTTATTTCTCCTTTTCCTTATTTAGACAATTTCAATTTCTTCTCCAATCAGTTCTTCTAACTTTTCGCGCATTTCTTCCACTGTCATTTTCTTTGGTTCTTTGCGCTCCCAGATGAGTTCGAGGTTATCATCATCCATAATATGTTCGAAGTTTCTTTCATTTTTAATCTTATACACTCTGATGATGCTAAGTTGGCTTTTTGCATATCCTTGTGTTAAGTCATTCTCGTAGGCTTCGAGTCTATGGCTCCCCTCTTCTCCAATTAGCATATTTCCAACCACCATTCTCTTTCCATAGTCCTTGCATCTGTATTCCACCACCATTCCGTCTTTTAGATCTGACTTTGTAAATTCTTTCTGCATGTAATCACTCCATTCCAGGATTTTATACCCTTTGCTTTTATAGTACTGATACGGCGAAAACTCTCCTCTGATATAGCACATTTCTTCTTCGCAGAATTTGTAATTTGTCTCTTTCAGGTAGCTTTCGCCTGAACACCACTTCATTCCTTGCTTATGCATTTTTTCGCAAAAGTCTTTCGCTTCCTCTTCTGTCTTGCAGTGTACTGCAATCTTATTGTCTGTATCCTTAAATTCGTCCCAGTTAAATCTCATCTTTTTTTACCTCATTCTTCCTCTTTTATATATTTTGCTACAAACATCAATGCCCCAACTCCTAATACAAACCCGTAGAAAAATGCCTCTTCTCCAAGTTCATATAATCTGGCACCGGCTAAACAGGATGTAATCAACCCACCAATTGACATTATGTTCCAAAAAGTTTTCTCCATATGTAATTCACCACCTTATCCTACAAGTTCATACTTGTTCCTTAAAAATTCACCAATATCATTTACCATGTATGTATAATTTTCTTTTTGATCTTTAATATATGTAGAATTTCTGTTAAAGAAACTTACCATCCACTCCGGAATTTCTAAATCTATGTTTGTTTCAAAGCTGTACGCAACAACAGCAAGTAAAGAATTCATGTTTTCAGGTTCAAGAAGTTTCGATGAGTTATCAACCTCTACTGTCCAGTCATCTAACTGAATTTTATATAATTCGATGTCTTCATCAATCACATCTTCTTTAACATTTTCTTTGATAAATTCAAGAGCGTTCTGGTCTGAAGAAGCATTATCTATTACATTATTCTCTCCCACTTCGACAAGACATTCTTCATCTTCTTTAATATGTAAATACTCTTTCATGAGAGCAGTTAAGATGTTAATTTTCTCTTTTAAAATAGCCTTACCTTTTGTATGACGATCCTCATTTAATTTGTCAAATGTTACTCCATTTACATCTTTTTTATATAAAGACTTTTCAAATTCTTCTACAAAATCCTTAAACTTAATATCATCTAATCCAAATTTAGCAAACTCTTTAAACACAGGGATCCAAACAATAACATTTTTTGGCACAAACACTTCTGTGAAATTATCTTTGCACACAGATTCAATCCTGCTAAAATATTCATTTACAGTATCAAAGTGTTCTTCCGTTGCGTTCTCATTTAGATATTTGCTCATGTTCTTTATTGCACTTTTCCAGTTATCAAAGAAAAACGTTGTCATGACAGATTCACATACAAGTCTTTCTCTAATACCTTTCGATTGCTGCTTACCGGAACAAGACATACAATTTTTAAAGAATTTATTTTTCTCAGATATTGTCCTTATTTTTCTTGCATGTAAATCAATATAAGTAAATGCTTTCTGAGATGTATTCATTCCCAAATGATTGTTGTATCTTCTCACCAATTTACTAATCTGTGACATCGTACAATGCTGATGTATTGTAATGTCAATCTGATAATCATCAAACATTTTTTTCAATTCTGGCGGTAACATTTCATATGTTTTTCTTCTCAAATCATATTCAACAGATTCCCAAATAACTTTTCCGTATTCATCTTTACAGATTTTATTATTTTCATCTTTCTTTTTTCTCTGATATTGGATAATCGGATCTTCTAAAGTAGCTGTAATTTTATAGTTTTCATGCTTAAATTTAACCAACGCAGAACTTCTTTGCATTCCATCAACAATGTATTGCTGCACAACGTCTTCGTCCAAATCTTCTTCTCCTAAGATAATTGGTGGAATATAATCATCAGTTAATACAGTTTTGATTAACTCATTCACCATTCCATTTTCCCAACAAAACAGTCTTTGAACGTCCTGATTATCACTAATATCTTCTTCCACAATCTTCTCTAAATAAGAATCTAGCGATAATGTCTTTTTTCTAATTTTCTTTGCCATGATTATATTCCTCCAATTTTTTATTCGCACAATAACACTTTTACATTTTCATAAAGACGCATAGTCCCAAGTATATTGTCTTTATATTCTCTTTCTGTTATGTTTAATTCTTCAATAATTTCATCTTGAGTGTATCCATCGCATATGAGATCGACCGCCTTTTGTTGCTTATAAGATAAATTGCTCTTATACATTTCAATTTTATCTGTTGTGGGGTGAAGTCTATTTATAATTTCCCCTTCTAAATTAAATCCAGAAGAAATGCCTTCTTCCAACGTGTAATCTTCATCTGGATCAACTTTCATATGTATGGATATATCTGGAATAACTATAGGATTTCCGTCCTTATCTCTCATAATTTTTCCTTTACTATCTGTTACAAGATTACATCTTTTAAACCTTATACAATCTCTTTTCCACGTTTCTTTTCTTCTTACAAGGTTTCCATAGAAATATGTACTAAATTTACAGTTTTTCGACTCATCATATGTATCCATACTCTTCAGAAGAATATCGACAGCTTTATCATAATAATCATCCAATACATTTTCGGGATATTTGTTTTGGAAATGATTTTGTCGCATATTTTACGAATTTTTTTCATATCATTTCCGATATAGTCTTCGAGAATTTTATTCTTGTCCATCTTTATGACCTCTTATACAAAATATTTAGATATCTATTTTTTATATTCGCTTTTATGAATACAACATACACCACATCTGAATATTTGTCAATAAATATATTCACATATCTGAATATTCCTCCATTGACATATGAATATATAATGTTATAATCTAAATATTAGGAGGTGTAATATGTTTTCATACAAACCTTTGCTGAAGCTGCTTATTGATAACGACTTAAGCAAAACTCAATTTCGTTTAGAAACCGGAATAAGTATGGCTACATTAGCCAAGATTGGTAAAGATGAATATATTTCTATGTCCACTCTTGACACCATTTGCAAATATTTCGATTGTAAAATTGAGGATGTAGTCAAATTTATCAATGATGATAAGTAGTTTCATACAACCTGATTCTATTATTACTATGAATCAGGTTGTAATTCATCAAAGAAATCATCGTCTTCAATGATTCTTATCTCAAATCTTCTAGTACCAAGACGATTAAAAGTCTTTTCAATATTCTTAATCCCAATCGTACATTTTGTATTGTCCAGGACAGATTGAATAATTACCAACTCATCTTTAATCTGTCTTCGTTTTTCAAGAATTTCTTTTTCCAACTTATATAATTTGTATCCATCACAACCTGACTTCCATTTTTCTAATTCAATCTGATGCATACAGTTTGACAATTCACGATCAACATTTGCCAATTTTTTATGTAATACTGCTCTTCTTCTCGTAGCGTCTTCCACAAATTCGCTACACTGTCTTGATTTTTCGATCCACTGTACAACCTCGTCGCACGGTATGTACGAATCTTTTCTTATGTATTTCTTCTCTTCTGATTGCACATTATCTGTTTTTGTTTTGTTCTGAGGAACTTCCTGTTCAGATTGTGGAACAGGTTTTACTTTAAAATGAAAGTTCTTCAATACTTTTGGAAGATTCTTTAGAATATTATCCGCCTTGTCCTTTTCAAATACTTGAGCGTTGCGTTTAGAACAAGTTACAGGAGAACCATCAGAACTTAACCTAATGTACAATTTGTCGTTCGTCACGACATAATTCATTTCAACCACCCTTTCTTTTTTACTTTTCATTGCGTTATTCACTGTTTATTTCACTCCTATTTAAAAAATTGCATCAGAAATAAACGTTTAGAAACTTGTCCACACGAATAAAAAGTAAATTTCAATATTCAGTTTTCCAATATTTGGAATTTTTAGCTGATACGCTTGACTACTTTGAAAAAAATATGTATTATACTAGTAGGGATAGCGCAAGCTGTTCTTAGCACTCCCATTTTTGGGAAATGCGTTTTTTGGTTTTAGAAGAGCCGGAACCGGAGGTGTTGGCGCACCTGTGATGGATTTCCGTCTCTTCTTTTTTATTATGTTTACAAAAAGTATATTAACACGAACACTTGTTCTTGTCAATAGTTGACAGAACGTTTGTTCGATTTTTTGTTCTTTTCTGTTCTTCTGTATCCGGGAAAGGATCATGAACTAATATTGTACTCATAGTTCCGATAGGTTTTATGTTCATCAAATCTAATTGTTTTTCAGAAAACACTCTTAGCTGGTTTAAAAAGTCATCACAAATTTTTGCTATTGTTTCAGATCGCTCGATAATATCCTTGCATTCCTGAAAAGTTTTTCTTTCAAAACCTACCACCTCATTATTTTCAAGGTCTTGTTCTGCAACTAAAACTTTTTTTCCCTTTACAGTGCTTAACAGCTTCTTCAATGTCCATCAATACATATCTCATGCCACATCATCTCCCCACATAAAATTTGCGTCACATGCAATCTTTATTGCACGTTTATCGTCCATAGATGTTATCTTTCCAAGGTATTTTTCTATTCTTAATTCTGAAATATTTCTTATGCATTCGCACAAAACAATAGAATCTTTTACCAACCCTGTACCTCTTCCCTTTTTGATAAGAGTATGCGTAGGTTGGTTTATCTTTTTTAATTTTGTACTAAATGGTATAACGATGGTTGTTGCAGCGAAATGATTTCCTATATCATTCTGTACAATAATTGCTGGTCTTTTCCCGCCTTGTTCACTTCCTATAGTGTTATCTCCAAAGTCAACCATTACAATATCAAATTTTTCAAATTTTAATTTTCATAATTACGCATCCTCCTTTCTCCTAATCTATGTACTTCTCTCTTTCGATATCATAAGTATATACTCTTTACAGTATATTGTCAAGAGTATATTCAATAAAATATATTTATTTTTTAAAGAATATATGCTAAACTATATACTGTAAACAATATATAACGAACAGGTGGTGAATACATGCGCTTAGATATTAAAGATCTGGTAGATAAAAAATTTCAGAATAAAAATCAATTTGCAAAAGCGATCGGGGTCGGGTATCCTGCGGCATGTAAACTTTACGATGGAGATACAAGCAAAATAAATTTTGACACACTAGAAAGAATATGTATCGCACTAGAATGTACTCCAACTGATTTATTCAAATCTGAGGATCCAGCGTTAAATAGACTTCTTTTATATTATTGCAAGTTACATGAATCCAATGAAAAAGACGATACAGAATAAGTATCGTCTTACATATATTTATTACATCTTTATTATTTCTTTAGCTTTCCTAGCTGCTATATCCCAGTTTACTTCTATCCCGGAACCAATGCTATACCATGTATCTTGGCTTTCACTGTACTGCAACACATTCCAACACCATAAGTTTGACTTTTCTTTGTGCGGTTCTAAAACTACTTTTCTCATAACATTTACACCTCCCAGATGAAAGTTAAATTCTATTTATATTTATATGTTGATAATTTCGACATCCTCCTTTGGAACGGTATGCCAATCGTCATAGAAGTAAATATATAATAAATCTGGATTAGGATGTACTCTATACGCAACATATTTATTTACTTCTAAAATCCCAAATTGTTGTTGACCTCATAAATTATCAAAATACTGATTTACTTGCCTGTCTCTGAATTGACCTGTATACTGTCATCAGCATACAAAAAGGAAAAAGGTCTCAGAGCACCCTCCTGGAAACAGGCGGTATTGCCTAACTGACTGGTGACAGAAAGTTAAGCAAGTGAGCGTCAACTGATGTGAGCAATCTGGTGACAGCTCATGAAATCACTAACACCAAATCTTTTAAGTAAACATTTCTTTACCATACAAAATCACCAACATTTTTATATTTTTAAATAATTTTTATCTAACATTCTTCCATATATGGATTATCTTTTAACCTATAATCACATCCTTTTGCTAACAAAAATTGTTCCCATTTCAATTTATCTTCGCTTGTTAAAGAAAAATCCACTTCCAAACCACAATCATAAACTGTTGGCATCTTTAAAGTGATTATATCCTCTATCTCAAATTCTCCACCTTCGCCATCATCCCAACCACCAGTTGTCATTTCTACTGTGATTTTATTCCATTCTTTGTCTCTTTCAATGTTTACAATCTTAGTAGGATTGAACATTTCAGTAAGAATAAATTTAATTTCTTCATCTGTTAAACTAAGAAATTCTCTGTATTGTAACATATAATTACACCTCACGGATTTTAATCTTTTGAATAATATGGTTTATTTATAACATAAGAACCACATGGAACATATGTATTTTTGCAAACTTTACATACATTAACAGAGCATTTACCGTTTTCGTCCATATAAGCACACTCATGACTAACTACTTCTTGTACAGCTCTTATAATATCTTTATCTTCTTCTTTTTCTCCCAAAGAATACCAATCAATGCCGGAAATAGATTTTTTATCCAATTTCCATTCATTACCAATAAGTTCTACTGTCGCAGTATAAAAACCACAACCACAATCATTGTCTTCATACTCAAGTTCATTATCATAAAATCCAAACAATATAATTCTCTTTATGCTTGTATTCGGATATTTTAATACATCGTTGATATAATACCATTTACCATTCACTTTAAATCCTGAACCATTAACCGATAACAATATATTACCTCCTCATTTGATATAAAACTTAGAATTCAACCGGATTTTTTAATTTAACAAACTTATCTCTATTTTCCACAAGAGCAGCTTGAGCAATGCTATTAATCTTATTTTGACAAAACGCCTCGATCTCTCCTTTTGCTTCAAGAGCTGTTCTATCCATCTGTTCATCAAATTGTTCAACACAAAAATCTAAATTACTTCCAATATTATATTTTACTTGTCTAAGTTGCGAAATAATTTCCTTGCGGTCTTTAACTCCAAGATTCTTTTTGTTGTCAATTGATTCCTGGATCTGATTTATTTGAGCTTGAACCTGTTCCATTGCTTTTGATATTGTATTACTAAATTCATTTCTAAATTGTTCTCTTTTCGAGTTGTTTTCTTTGATATAAGGAATATTTCCGTCTTTTTCCGTAAATCGAATTGTACATGGAACTCCATCACCAACATTTAATGTAGAAATGCATTCTGCGAATTGAGAATAACTCATTTCTACCTTTGTTATTAAGCCACAACCATAATACCAATCATCATGTAAATGTCTGTCCTGTTTTCCATGTTTTAATGTCATAATAATTCTATCATTATGTTTAATACTACTTCCAAATAGTGTGTTTTCTCCACCACTTACTCTTGAAAACCCAATCATTCCAAACGCAGGATGTTTAAATGTTTCTCTTTCCAAAGAAGCTCCCTGTTTCTCTACTGTTCTTTCTATTTCTTTATATTCAATCATAATAATCTCCTTTATATTCTTCCATAATAATCAATCCTACATTTCTTCCATTTCTTTTTACTTTAATAAACATCTTTTTCCGGAGTATTTTATTACAGTTTATACACCTTCGTCTTCTACTACAAAATTCTGTAATATCTTCAGAAGCTCCACATGGCTCATCATTGTAATCAAAAAGCAAATCTCTAATTACTCTTTCTGTTATATAGTATCCCTTTTCTGAACCACAAAACGGGCATATTTTTTGTTCTTTCATAATTCCTCTTCACTTGAAATCAATCTTTCAAACCATTTAATATTTCCAATCGTTTCTTGAACATTCCAACATATTCCGGGAAATATTCAAACCACTCATAATTCACTTCTTTGATTTGATTTAATCCAATTTTTCCAACAGCATACAATGCAGCTTCTTTCTGGTTGACCTTTTTTCCGAAGCAAGTCTGACAATTAGAACCTTCTATTCCATCATATGAGTTAAACGTCTTATTAAAATCCATCAGCGGATGAAGTGAAACTGGCTTGTTGTTTGCATTATTTACCAGAACTCCCCAGTTTCCCCAATGACGATCGGTATTTCCTACAAGATAGTCAACGATGTTCATCATATAATAATCATGTTTATCTAGCGACAAAATATATTTACGGATATTTCGATCATGGTTCTGTGAATAAATTTCAAATGCTTCCATAGACACAATGGAAAAGTCCTTTGATGTGATATTTTCACTTATAGTTACCGGTTCTTCAGCAAATACACTTCTGTTGTATATGACCTGCTTTACATCAAAACACTGACAAATTTTACTTGATAGAAGTTCCTTCTCGACAACTTCTATCCCTCCGTCTTTCAACAGAGAAAATCCTTTTTCTGTCCGTTTCCAGGCTTTTGGGAAAACACCATTCGTAGATAAGTCTTTCGCCAGATCTTCATTATTTACCGTATATTGTTTTCCTCGCAGAGCAATATCTATAAAAATATTTTCAAGATGGTTATCATATAAATTGACTTCAGAAAATGTTATCTTTTCACCTTTATTTCTTACCCAGAAAACATCTGTCAATGATGTACACCTATATGATAACGCCACTTTTGCTCTATCCTTGTCCGTTACAGCCTGATTCATTCCTATACTGTTCAAAATTTCTTTAGCGTATTTTCTATCCAATGTGAGAACTCTTGTTGCACACCAATAATTGAAATTTGTAATATTATTAACAAGAGTATCAACATCTTCTTCTTCTTCAAGATATAGGTTATACGGCATAAAACTTTTGTAATACACCTTACATCTTCCAGAAGAATCAATTCTTGCAACTCTTCTATCTTTATGCATAATTTCAAAAATATCGCTGTTCATATTATACATTCCTTTTCAAAATTTCCGTTACCTGCTGCGTAGTAACTCCATATACCTTTGCAACTTTTTTCTTGTCTTTGTATTTTTCATATTCTTCTATAATGTCATTCTCTGTCCAGTTCTGTTCAATCGGCTCATTCATAAAGTTTTCCATCATGGTTTCTCCAATTTTCCAATTTTCCAAAATACTCTCTACGGAATCATACGGACAAAACAACTTCCCGCTTCTCAACATAATTACATCAACCTTTTTCTTATCTCTGTAGATTTTCGTAAGTTCTGTGCTTATCTCATATGTTTGTCCTGTGCGAAACCCCATACTTCCGTCTCTACCAATATATTTTCCTCTCAATATCGTACCTCCATTACATATTATTTTAACACATATTACAAATCAAGTACAGCATCTGCTATAGTAGATTCATCCATGTGTACATAGTATCTTGCTGCTGTTTCCAAATTCTTGTGCCTTAATTGTCTTTGAACAAGAACAATATCTTTTGTTTCTTCATACAATTTACTTCCAACCCAATGTCTTAACATATGTGGGTAAATTTCACCTTCCGAATATAAATTAAAAAACCCTGTAATTGCACCTTTACTTAATCTGTTATTTTCATTTGATAAAAACAATGCATTATCTTTAATTTTTCTCTCTGTTACGAAAAAAGTTCTAATTTTCAAATACTCCTCAATATTCATTCTAGCCTGTTCAGACATATAAACTTTATCATATTCTTGTATATTTCCCTTTCCAAGAATCATCATATACGGTCTTTTTTCTTCGTATAGATGTAAATCGGAAATATCCATATTTATTAGCTCTTCTGAACGAATACCACTTCCTTTTATAAGTTGAACAATGGCAATATTTCTAATAATATTAAATTCATTTTTATTTCCATTCTGTGATATTTACTAAGAATTTTTCCACTTGCTCATCTGTAGGGATTTCTACTTCTTTATATTTTTTTTCAGATTTATATAGATTGCCAGGTATATGTGAAATCACATTATCATCGACATATTTATTTTGTCGTAAATAATTCCAAAAAGCACTGAATACATTCTTCTTTGTATTGATAGAATCCAGTGAATTTGTTCTTCCTAAAAATCCATTTTTTAATTCGTTAAGATATTTAATAAGATTATTACTAGTAATAATCTGCATATCTGTTTCATTGATTTCTGCTATGCTTTGTTTATTTATATATTTATTATTGATCATCCAATTAAGCATGTCTCTAATATATATCCAATTAACTCTCTTTGTAGCCGCTGATTTATATCTATCAAAAAAATCTGATATAAAATCAGGAATATCTTTTAATTCTTTTGCAAGTTTTTGTTTCTATTTTTTCTTTTGTTTTTCAATTTTTATAACACATATAATATTCTCCTAAAATCCCAATGCTTCTGCAATATCTATTTTCTTTTGTAAATATTCTAATGCAGACAATCGTTCTGCAAATTCTTTTGATTCTTTTCCATGAAAATAACTAATCTCCCACAAGTCTCCATCATCTGTTCTATAATATTTCTGTTCTTGTGGCTTATTATTCCGAGTAAGGTATTCATATACATTTCGACAATACAATTTTTCATATTCTCCTAATAGAATATCTTCTCTTTTAATCTCCTTCACATTTAATACCTTCTTTCTTTAAAATCGTGTTCCATGTAATAAACCTTCGGCTTTCATTTCTGTAGCGAATTCAAAATCAACGTTGCAAATGTTGTAACTGTTATACATGGAGTTCTCCATATTCTTTATTCCCCTTTTTACTCTTTTACTTTGTTCTTTGAACAAATATTCCATGCTATCCTTTTCTCTTCTCATAATATTCCTCCTGTTTTTGCAATAAAAAACAATCAGATATCCCCGATTGTTTTAATTGATTAGCTTTCTTTTCTTATATACACTACAAAAGTCACCAGGACAATTTCTGATGACTTCTAACTATACATACACTATCTTCCTTTTTTTGCTTTCTTCCATTCATATTCCCATCGTTCATCTTCTGACATTTTACTTGTCTTATGATCTTCCGCCAATGTAAACAAACCTCCAATAACAAGAACAATCAACCCAAAAATAATTCCACCCATAATGTTTACCTCCAAATATTTTTTACTTTAAACTATCACTGAGATTTTCCAAAAACGCACATAGCATCAATAAAAATATTCCTCCAATTAACGCTCCCATATGCATATCCCCACCCTTCATTATCCATTATATATGTAAGCACACTTATGTGCAACACCACTCTGCGTTCTTCCTAACTCTTTTGCAACTTCTCTATAAGACATTCCTCTACGCAACATGGATTTTGCATAGTTTATTTCCATATCTGTCCAGTATTTTCCTTTGTTTGGTCTGTCATATGAGAATTTTTCACACCTTACCCACGCCGGTTCCAAAGCCAATGTCATACAATTATACCTAGACCAGTTGATAATATCCTTATGCTGTTCAGCCCATTTCCAAAAATTTTCAAGATCAATCATATATTTTGTGCAGCACGAACATTTAAATTTCCGACATGGAAGATCATATTGATTTATCCACTTCATGACTACCTTATGAGTAACATTGAAACCCTCAGCAAGTTTATTCACGCTTAAAACATCATGCACCTTGCTCAAGCCCATATCCAAAGCCTTTTTTACAACTGCACGTTCTGTTCTATTAAGTCTTTTTGCTGTAATTGACACAGCCTGATTCAAATATTTTGATTCCAAGTACTTTATTTCTCGTTCTGTCCATCTTCTAGCCATATCTACACAATCTCTCTTGGAATATAATCTGCTAAATAATCTTCTTTCCTCTCTTTGAAACGTATTTTTAAATATCCAACATAGTGGAATTTAATTCCATTCTCTTCGAGCAATCCCTTAAAAATATCTCCAATAGGTTCACATACATCTGTACATGAATTAAACTTTCTAGTTGCTTCTCCGGCAAGACTCTCCACCTCTCTCTGTCTATCTAATGGAATCTGATATACTTCTGGTCTTGCTCCGTAACCTTCTTTGTATTCATTGTTATAGGTTCCATCAAAATCCAATACAAATAATGTCCACATCATAATTTCTTACTCCTTTATTTCCTGCTGCCAATTCTTTTAATATTGTCATTTCTCTCTCAAAAGAAATGTGAATTTCATTCTGCTTCCTCTAGCTTAACCGCTACGAGTTCATCTCCTCTAAATGTTGTAAATCCAAATGTAAACTGGAAATTGTAATCTTCCCTAAAACCTTTTTTAATCATATCTCTTATATCTTTAATGGTTTTTTCAGTATCTTCTTTGTTGTCATCTTTTTCAAATATAATTTTTTCATCAATTACATTTCCATTTCTCAAATAAAATTTACCTACAATTGTTACTTCCTTATCCATTATTTTTTCCTCCAATTCTACAATAAGAAATGCGACTTTCATTAGTTATTTAATATACCATGAGTCTGTTTCAACAAACTCGATATGCTCCAAGTTAGAATTATATTCCTTTAATTTTTCCTTGTATTTATCTAATAAACTTCCGCCTTTACCTATCATAAATCCAGGTTTATCTGTACAAACTTTAATTGTATCTCTTAATTCTGGGAATACTCCAAGGAGAATCATTCCTTTTACTCCTGCTTCTTTCTTCCATTCTTTAAAAATGCTTGAAATTTCTTCTCTCATACTATATAAACCTCTTTTCTTGAAATACGAGTTTCAAAGAAAACCCATCAACTGATTTTCTAACATTTCTTCCAATTCATCATCTACACTACAATTATGATCACATTCTGGATTGCAGCAAACACACCGTACTTCTGGATAATGTTTGCATTGTCCTGTTTTATTAATATTCTTTCTATAACTTTTTCCATCTTTTTCGATTATTTGAAAAGCCATATTAAAAGCCCCCTTAGATAAATTTCCGATTTTATCTTGAGATACTATCCTTTGTAGCCTTCGTATTTACACAATAATCAACTTCAATTTCTGCCACTTCTCCGTCTTGTAAATTACTAAATACAGTTCTCTCATAATTATCTAATGTGATAATTTTGTGATTTTAACAATCCCATCTTCGTTATATACTTTTATTTTCATATCAAACCTCCTAATAAAATCCTGATTTCCTATTATTATTTTATTTTTAATTTCTGTTCCGCATATAGGACAGAATTTTACTTTATCCATATCTGTTCCAAAATCATAACCACAACAAGAAGTTACACCGTCTACTAGATATGAAAACTCATTCATTTCATTTGTTTCGAACCATGAATTTGTACAATTATATGGTGCTTGTCTACGTCCTTCAAAAATATCATTCTCTACAATCTCTTCCGCTTCTTCTTTACTATTTGCTTCTACTTCATATGATTTGCTATATGTTTCATAATAATCTACAATATATTTTGCCATAATCATTTCCTCCTATAATCCCATCAAATCTTTTCCGACACTAACACCATAAGTTTCTTCAAACCACTCCCAAATTTCCTCTCGGTGTGTTCCTGCGGCAAATCCGTTCCACTCTTCCTCAATACATTCTGTTTCAGGATTCATTGGAACGTCTCCGAATTCTAACCACAAATTCTCGATATATTCTGCACGCCTGTATTCAAAGCTATCGTTCAGACCACGATTAACGATACATGCTAAATCAGCATCTGTGATTAAGAATTTCCGTTCTGTGCAATAGTCCATTATCGCATTGTATTCCTTATCACAAAATTCTGTATCATCTTCAATCTGATCAATTTTCAGTTCTTTTAGATATTCTCTTAATGACATACTATTTTCCCTCTTTCCAATGTTCCATATCTTCATTTTTCAATGCGATCATTTCCAACATTTGCAGCGTACTGAAACATTCATTTTGTTTTAAAATTTCCAGTTCTTCTGTGATACACTTTACTTCTTCATCTTTGTATTCTAAAGAGTCCGCATAATCCATATCTAAAGACAGATTATATAATATTTTCGCAATTTTCTGTGTGTCCATGTTGTTTCCCTCTCTAAAATCTGTATTTCAATTAGAATCGCTTATTGCACACGAATCAGCTATGAAAAGTTTTCCATTATATATACTTGCATTTGTATCACTGTCTTGATACATTCTTTCATTTTGAAAATCGTAATTACTATATCCCTCACAACAAACAAAAACTTGCGTATCGTCTGACATATCTTTAATAAATTCTCTTAATTCCCCTACTGTCACTATTTTCTTATTTTCGTTCATAATCTTTCCATCCTATCATGTAAATTTTATAAAAATTCATTCCCGGTAATCACAAGCAGCACATTATATAACACTCTGAAGCAATCCTTATTATATTCTTTCTGTGCCATTGCTTGTAAAAGTGTTACAACGCATTTTATTTGATGCTATAATTTGCAGAATTCGGAAAATTAAAAACATCCCATTTTTAGCCTTGTTATAACGGTAATAATTTTTTCTATTACTGTTATAACAAGGATTCCGGGGGTTCGGGGGATGGAAGATCCCCGTATTATTTCTGCACTATTTATTTTTCTGAAAATGGCATATTATAATGTGCTGATCAACATAAAAGATCTAAACCATTTTTCAATTCTTGTTTCAATTCTTCTGATCGTTCCAGATTAGATAATTCAATCAACTGTTCTACCACATCTTCAATGTCATAATATGAATTTTCTCTGTACTGCTTTAGTTCTTCCATAATCATTTTTATACTTTTTCACCTTTTCTTTCTAATAAGTTAATTCCTTTATCAAGTAGATAAAATGTATCTGCTTGAATTGATTTACATCCTTTATCTACATATCCTAATTCACATAGTTTTATTAATTTTCTATATGTAGTTGGTCTTGATGTTTTTGTAATTTTCATAATTTCCTGAATTGTCATACCCTCAATAAAATTAGTACACTCATTCTTTTTCAGTAACTTCATAATAACAACGTCTAATCTGCTAATTTCCATTATTTCTCTACCCTTTTCACTTTATCGTTTGAAAGCGTTCTTTTATTGTGTTACTGGATATAGGCAATCAGATTATTTTCTGTTTCGTCTGCAATCTGATAATCTAACCACCATTCGTGTATGGTTTCTTCTAACTGTTCTTTAGATATTGTACGCTTTAGATCATCCACTTTAGGCTTTAATTTTTCCGTTTCATATTCAACTACGAGACGTTCCTGTTCTAACGTCATGTCATCGTATGTAATAGTTTTTAATAACGATTCAATTAGTTTTGTTTTAATTTCTTCCATAGTAATGTCTCCTTTCAAAAGATATAGCAGCCGTTAAGCTGCTCTATCAAGTTGTGTTTTAAAATTTTCAATATAATTTTCTCCAGCAATATTGATCGGAAGAATCAAGAAATTGTACCCGTTTCCATCAATGTACATTGGAGCATTTCCTTGGCTTCCTCTGAATACCGGATTCTCTGAATCAATAACTGATAATGCATCCATAAGATAATGTGAATTGAATCCAATAAATAAGTCCTCGTCCATTACAAGATTTTTCGTTTCAATCTCGTCAAAAGTTTGATATCTGGAAGTCTGCAAATATGTGTAAAGTTTTCCGTTCTCACTATGAAAGATAGTAGGTTTCTTTTCTTCTTTTACCATATCTGCGTTATACTTCATAATTTTTAACATTTCTTCCCTATCAGCATTGAATACAAAATCTCTGCTATCGCACAACATCTGTTCAATATTGAAATATTGTCCATCAATTCTTCTGATAACGTATGTAAAATCTTTTCCGGAAATTCTGATATATTTCTGATCCTGATATACTTTGACTCCCGCATCTGATTTTTTATCCATGATTTTCTTGAATACTGGCAAGCATTTCACATGGAGTTTTACAGTGTCAAATGGATTTTCCGTCACTGTTATAATCTCCTGGCTATCAAGTGATCTCATCCCAATTCTGCGATTGTCCATAGCCTCTACACGCTTCCGCTTTGTGTTGAAGTTGAATACATTCAGCATTTTATTAACGTCATCTCCTGTAACAAATAAAGAAAGATTGGCGATTGTTTCCAATAACCAACTCTCCGTTGTTGTAATAATGTGCGCTTCTGTATCATCCATTGCTGGAAGAAAAATATCTGTATTCGCATACCGTGGAATAGTAACAATCTTTTTTCCGCACTTTATGTTTATTCTCTGCTGCATTTCCGCGCTAACATCTTCCAGCGTAACATCTCCGCTCATTTTGGAAATGATCTTGATATCGTCAATGTCAATCCCCAAACGCCTGGACTTGTGTTCCATGTGTTGTCTGTCTTGACTTCTGCAAAATGTTCCATATCAGTTCCCCACATTTTCACCGTTCCATCTTCTTCGACCTGAATATATAACTTTTTCAAGCTGTCAAGTGTTGCTTTCTTGTTAATAGCTGCCATTCCTTTTCTCATAATTTCTTTTAAATCTTTTGCATTCATTGTAAATTTTAACATTATTACCTCTCCTGCTCCTTATATAAAACATCACTTTCCTTATTGCACGAATTCGATTTCCCACACATTAGATTGTTTGCAAACACCATCTTCAAATTTCCAATCAGAGGACTTTCCGTATTCTATCCAACTTCCTTTTCCATTGTTAGCTAATGTAATTTTGCTACCTGGTTTTCCATCTTCAATACTGTAAAATCCGTTTGTCTGTACTACATTCGGCTTTCTAATCTGCCCCTCACATTCTGATCTGATATAGTGTTTTCTAATAATAAATTTACGTCCCTCTTTGATTACTCTTTTTAACTGTGCTAAATTTTTAATTTCCATGTTTATTTCCTCCCAATAACTAATCCCTGTTACAATAATCTAAAAAAGCGCCTATTGTTTCTTCTGCTTCGCACCTAGTCAAATATCTTCGCTTTTTACTTTTCTTTCTATGTAATGGTAATCCACACATCTTGCGTTCATTATTTCTTAATAACATTTTGTCCGTTTTTTGTTTCTTCCTGGTATTTATGTTCATACTCATTTCACCTCTTAAAATCGTGCTTTCATCTTATTTACATTTTCATACACTCAATACAATTTTCAGCAATGTTACTCTCTGTTTTCCACTCGTCAATTCCAATACAACGATTTTCACATGTTTCTTTCTCGTTACAACAAATACAACATTTTTTACATTTATCATTTTCTGGAACTGATATATCAATTAAGCATCTAAGCATTTTTACTACCTCTCTATTTAAAATTATCTTTTCATAGGTATCAATTCATCTTTATCAGCCACAAATTGATTAGCATTTTTTCTGTCGTTACAGTTTGGAAAATCATCAACAGACACTTTTACTCTATCCATTGTTTCTAGCCCAATAACAGTAACAATTTTCCCGCAATGAGGATGTTCTACTTCAACCTGCTTCGTTGCTCTATTCATAGGATGCCATATAAATTTCATTCCTTCTTTGTATTCCAAACCATCTTTCATGTACTCTTTGCCTTGCCACTTATCAAAAGGAGTCCAATCATTTACTACAAAACCACATCCATAAAAAGAACCTTCTGATACAAGATAATAATTTCCAGCTTTGCATACTCCAAAATCTTTCTTACAATAAATAACTTCACTTCCATCAATGAAAAAATATTTTTTTAAATCCTGATATCCATAATCTTTTCTTTTATTACTAAATCTATAGGAATTACATTTCCAATTTTTAAATCTTTCCATCATTATTTCCTCCTAATAAAATCATTATTTGTTTCCATAACATACGGAACAGCAAAAAGCTGTTCCTGACTGTTCCAAAGTTCTACGTTATTCAACAGATACACAGATTGAAGAATCTAAAGAACAAAACGGACGAACCCCACAAACGTTCCAATCGCAACCGTAGTAGCGCACGAAACCATCACAGTAAACAACCTGAACATAGGAAGATGAACACCCGTCTGGTGTATCTAACCAAAACGGTTTTTCATTTTCTGTCCTAAACATACCATTCTTTCTGGCTTTTCTGTAATCATCAAAAGTTCCTAAATGTACTTTACAATTACATGTTCCGTAAGTGTCCAACCCATCCATAGAAAGTAAATCAACTGTATCTAATAATACATTTTCTTTTCCAAATCCTTTGTAGATATCAGACAGAATTTTCCCATTTTCATCATTCAGTACATTCTTGATTTCAGAAGTTCTAAAGTCATTTGACCCATTGTCAAATTTATAAGTTCCGTCAATAAGCTCTTTTTTCCAAACTTTGGTTCTATTGTTCTCAATATCCTGTTCCACCACATACCATTCATTTCCAATGTCGTCTACAATCACGTTTCCAACCTTGCATTCATAAAGTGGTTTGCTCTGTCTTATTCCTAAAGATTTCCTTAATTCTTCCGTTAATTCGATCACCAGGTTATTTCCTTCTACTTTTACATTTGTCTTATTTACTTCGATATTCATAATATTTTCCTCTACTTTCTTTCTAATAATTCTTACTTACAAAATGGTTTCCAGTACACGATCAGCGCCACACCTAATACAGTAATATATACTTTTGCATCCGTTTCTGTCATAAACAACGCGATAAGAAGCAAAATCAATCCAGAAAACTTTTGAAAGTTCAGTCTGCGCTTCCACCGTTTAAACTTCTGGCTCGTAGCAGCTATAACATATCCTTCTAACCATTCTTTATTATGTTTCTTCCATTCTTTTTCCGTCATAACTGTTTCAATCACATTCATTTCTTATTTCCTCCATTCCTCATATACTTGTTCACTACGTTGTTATACTCCCATTTTTCCACCACTGATACACTGCCTTTTGTTCTTACTGTACAATATTTCTTTCCGTCAATTGTAAATTCGCTCAAAATCTCCATTGTATTATTCTCCTTTTGTTGTTGTGTTTATTTGTTGTATTTTTTATTTCCCTGAAATCATTCTGCAAGCTGTGACACTCACAGAACGTAATATGTAAGTTTTTCTTATGCAGTCTTTGCTACTGCTTTTCTTGATGTTCTTTTTCGTGTTGTCTTAGACTCAATTGCCAGAATATCAATATTTCTTTCGATCACACCGGAAAGGAAATCAAATAATGAATCTTGCCACTTCTCTGATAAATTATCATTAAAATATTTACTTCCTTTACAGTTATTCAACAGAACTCTTTCCATGTCTGTCTCTCTTCCAGAGTAGTAGGCATATAATTTTCTAAATACTCTTAATACTTTCGCGCTGAATGCCTTTCCTTCGCGATAAGTTTTACCTCCGTTCCATTGTAGTTTTACGATAAGTTGTAAAATTCTGTCTAATAAATCCGGACAAACTCTCGACATCTTTGCACCGTCAGAGACAGAAGTTAAAATACCAATAGGATTTTTTACTGGGTTCCTGTCTCCCTTAACAGCAATGTGGTTTCTGTCACAGATAGATTTTAATGTAACATATTCTTCTTTTTTAGCTACAAGCGCCGCACTGTAGATATCGACAGGAGTCATGGTTTTTCGATCGTCTTGCTGTGACAAGAATAAGTCAACCGCTTCTGCTTCTGTAATTCCGATCAATACTTCAACCTGAATCAATTTCATGTTTCCAAAATAAGCGCCAATGATTCTGTGCATACCGTCAACAACATAAAATTTATCATTCTTGCACATAATCTTAGGCAAATCCCACTTATAAGAGCTAAATTCAGATCCGATTTTCTTTGCAATAGATACCCTTAATTCTCTTTGCCAGTTTGGTACATGGATAAGCAATGGATTAATGCTGATAATTGCCTTTTCTCTTCCATCATGTTTCGATCTTGCTTCTTCCATCTTGTCAGATACGATCATTCTTTCTCCAACTTCAATGATATTGTTTAGCATTCTTGCTTCATTCATCATTGTTTCCACTTCCATAGGTTCAAGTTTTCCGTTTCTACTCATTTTTCTAATCTCCTTTAATATGTAAAGTTTTCTATAATAAAAAGCACCTGTATAATTACAAGTGCTTTCTATACGTATACATCTATGTTGCATTGTCGTTCTTCATTTTCGATATGAACATCTATCCATGTTCTACCGCGTCTGTATGAACTGCTTCCCAAAATATCCAGTGTTACGAGAGGATTCTCCCGAATCTGCTCACACTCTTCATTCGTTAGTATATTCTTATCCAAGGCTTCCAATTCATCAAACGTATAATCTGCTAAAGATTTTCCTACTGTTATCATAATCATGGCTCCTTTCCTTCTGCTTCGTTTCGCTTCTTTCAACCGAGATCAGCTCAATCTTGTGTTTCCTCTGTGTAATATTGATCAACTGTATCTGATGCTTGTTATAAAAATTTTCCATCATGTCTCTTCCTATTCCATTCTTTCCGCTTTCGTATTTGTTGTATATGGCTCTTTGCTGATTATCCAATCACCTACAGATAGATATACTTTTTCATCATCGTTCCAGGTTTCCCAACCTTTTATATCATTTACATTGATATATCCGCTATCCGGTGTAACGTCTGTTTCGATATAATAGCCAGTTCCGTCCGTAAAATTTAACTCCAATCCCTCTGTTCCTATAGTAACGCTTTCGATTTCTTCTGTATCGATATATGTCTCCGGCATTTCTGTGACTGTTTCTTGAGCTTGTTCCGATGTGTTTTCAATCGAGTTTCTTCCTATTATAAATGTGGTAAAAGAAATAATTGCAACAGCACCGATATATAATATTTTCCGCTTCATCATTCAAACCTCTTTCTATAAATCCTTTACGTTTCCGACTACTTCCCAATCTGTTATTGAGTCCGTTGTATTTAGCTTTTCCAGTGGTAGACGCTCAATATTTCCATTTCCGGCATTATATGTATATCTGTATTTCCGTGTATCAATGATTGATTCACTGACAACACGTCTTAAAAATCTATTTGTCATAGTTTATTTCTCCTTACTATGCGTAAATTTTCCCATTTGTGCCTGTTTTATAATTCTTAAAGATAACAACTGGATTTTTAAAACAGTTCTCTAAATCATCAATATACCTACTGTCAAAGCAGCCATATTTTGATTTTTGTAATTTTTACATTTTTTATTATCTTCAAGAGTTTCTTTTATTTCCTCTTCTTTTAAATCCTGCCAACCTTCAAAAATCATCATAGAACAGTTATAGAAGAGTTTTCTATATTGTGTTCTTTTTCGGTATGGTGTAAAAATCATTTCCATAACATCACTATACTGTGCATATGTTTTTGCTTTCATGGAATGGAAAGTAATTTTTTGAGCTACTGGGAAGCCGAATTCGTTCAGATATACAAGTGTATATCTTTTTCCTTCCTGTAATTTGTTATAAAGTGCTTTCTGTAATGGTTCCGCGTATTTCATAAACAGATCATCAAATACTTTGATAGCTTCGATTTCCGTTGATACTGTTTTACTTTCTAATTCTTCGTCATCTTCATACATTGCCATGATTTCAAATTCTCCGAAAATCTCACAGGCATCAATGATTGTTTTCTTTCCCATTGTATACCCTCCTTTTAACTCTTCGTGTTTGATTGTTCTTTTTAACATTCTATTTTCCTCCTATTTTACTTGTGTATGCTTTTCCGCTTATAAAAAAGACAAATGTTCAAATTAGAATTAAAACTATCTTCTAAATGATCCATATTGCCCACTTTTATAAGCGGAAAATTTCCGCCTATATTCTATATTAGGTCTATTAATCTTACTCCATGATATTCTGATAATTTTATGATTTTTTTAAATCCATTTTCAATCATCCAATTTTTCAAAAACTTTTTTCGTTGTTTTAAATTTTGTAGATCCGAAAAATGGAAACGGATTATAACCGCTTATCTCTATCCATTCCTCTGTATTTGTGCTTTTTATCCACACATTAGTTATTTTACCGTCCTTAATCCATTTTGTCTGTTTGATTGTCATTATCTTTTCCTCCTAATATGTAATAATTCTATTTAAAAGTAGAAAAACTTATACTTCTACTGTAAAAATCCTTCCTTTATCCCAATTTGCTTTTTGTAAAGCCTGATCAGATACAGATATTCTTACTTCTAATTCGCCATTATTATTGATATAATAGCTAGTATTATCATATTTTTGATTGAACAATTTTGAAAAATATTTCTTCATGTCCTCTACTTTTTCAATTCTTTTTTCCGTCAATTCCTTGTTATAGTTAAATTCATCACCGTAATTATATCCTGCAAATGTATCTCGTTTCCCATCTGAAAAAACTCTGAACCCTGCCAAATCATCAAGTATAACTATTTCATCGAAATCAGCGTTGCAATATTTATTAACAAAATTTAAAATATTTTCTTTAGTGTATTTAACTTTTTCGATGTTGGAATTTCTTTCGCATTCTAATCTTGATTTATTGCAATCATCAATTTTCGGATCATCTGTAATATAATGACAATAATCGCAAGTCAAGTAACCTTTTTCCGAAATTGTTTTCGGTTGTTTTAATTTCCTTCCGTTCTTACCATATTCAACAACTGTATGTTTGTAACCGCTTATAAATTCAATATAAATCTTTTTTCCTTCTTTATTAGTAAATGCTGTTCTGATTCTACAATTTTCCACGTCATTACATGGTACCCAACCTGCACCTTCAAAATACAATACTTTCTTGCTCATAATTTCCACCTTTTTAACCTTTCTTTTATATATCTGCTTTGTTATTCTCTGTACATCGCTGAATTATCTCAAATTTTTTATATTTCCAAATCATCCATTGACTCACTATAAAGCGATTTGTATTTTACCTGCATGTTTCCGTATTCATCATATATGCTGTTACGCTCTGAATGAGTGTGTATAATGCTTGTAAACTGCATAATGTTGTATAAATGTTTTCCCTCCTTTGAAAATACTTTATGAGGAATATATAAGGCTCTTCCAATACAATTTTTAAATAAATCATATTCAGCGCCGTAGAATGATTCTTTACTAAAAGAACATACATTTTTTAGCGCATCATTCTTGATTATATCTTTTTCCCATTCCTCAAGATTTATATTATCCAGTTCTGAGAAGTCAAACAGTGTTTTAGTAGTTGCAAGATTATTTTCCGCTATTAATAAATTATTTTCCTCCGCTGTCTTCTTTACTGTTTTAAAAAGTTTATATTGCTTTGTCATAAATTTTTCCTCCTTACCATTTATAAATATTTCCTTCAAAGTCATATAAAATTACTGTTTCTCCATCATCAGCAAGTTCCCATTGTGAAATATTTTCCAATGCATACTCCATTCGCTCAATGTGTGATTCTGGCTTTGCATGATCTGATGTGTTTTTTCCAACAAAAAAGCAACCGATTGCAACGGCTGCTAAAGTGACTATATATGCAATTTTCTTTTTCATATGTTTTTCCTCCATTTTATTATCTATGTAATATTAATCCACTTTTTATCATGTCAAAAAACCATTCCTGAAAGTCATGGTATTCTGTTTTATCTACAATATCACGATAAACCTCTTTGAGCTGATCCTCTGTGAATGATCTGTCCATTACTTCCGGAAGTGATTCCCGGTTATCTTCAGAAAAATAATATTTGTTTACCATCGTCTTAATCTCCTTTGCTTATTTGATTATTCGCTGTTTTTATTCTCATCTATGCAAGCCATGTGTGAAAATGTTATGCCTTGCATAGTCAAAATAAAAATGAGAGTTGCGCTTTCATCGGGTTAGTTGGCGCTCCCACTGCTCCGGCTCTCTCGTTCCGGCTTATTTGTTTTCAGTACTCTTTATAATACTTTAGGAAGTTACCGGCTTTTTAACACTCCTTAAAGTGAACCGGTTTCGCTCATTATGTTCGCTCCCTGCCTGCATTTTCTACCCCGTTCTACGTAGGCTGACGGCTTTTAACTTTTTCGGCTGTTCTCATACCGTGTATAATCTGTTTTAAAAAGGAGATATACAAGCTCCTTAATGTCAGCACAACTATGAGGCATTGCTGATCTTGAGCCTTTCGGAAGTGTTAGCCGTTCCGATGCTTTTGCAATTCCTAGTTATTTTTATGTGTACTCCTTGCAACCGTCACATATCTTTCGCATTGTTTTACTTCCTGGAAAATCTTAATATGGAAGTATTTCACTTGTAAGGACTTACTCGTGTCGTGCCTATACAAGATTTTGCTTTTTGTAATATTATTTTTTAAATAGTTGACTTATGCAAAATCATGTTCGCTTGTCAATCTTATATGCGTTTGAGTGTCTACATTTTTCAGAACCGCCTAACCTGTGGACACTACAATAATTGTAGCGGTTATATTTTTCATATAACAGATTCAAGGTACGTTTCATTTCGCTTCACTCTTTCCCTTATAAGATAGAGAAATCACCTTATACCTACATTTCGCATAATTATTTTACTGTTAGCAATACAAACTATTTTCGTATCGGTTTTAAGTTTAGGATTTTGTAATTGACTTTTACCAAAGAAATGACTATAATAGAATATGTCAATAACACATAGAGTTATTTGTACATTAAAGAGGTTGATGAACTTTGGTCGGTTAGCAACCTCTTTTTTGTTTAACTCGTTTCCCTTAACTTGATTATATCTTACTACATTTTTATGTAGTTGTCAATATATTTTTTAAAGTTTTTTATTTTTATTTTGTAGTTTTATCATCTGGAATATACTCTAATATATCTCCGGGTTGACAATTTAAAACTTTACATATTGAATCAATCGTTGTAAGGTTTACTGGTCTATTTTTTGAAATACTTGCCATAGTGACAGGACTACACCCAATCGCATTTTGCAGATCAATTTTTTTCATGCCCTTACGATTGAGCATATCAATTAATTTATAATATGCTATCACGTTTTAACCTCCTATTATATAATAAAGTAATTATACCAAAAATACTCCGGCATTGCCATACTCTATTATAGCCACATCTTCAGTTGTCAAAGTACAAAAGTTTGGGGATCACTCAGTCAGATTTGACTTTGTTTTTCAGATATGCTACACTTTAGTTGACTGATTTATGTATTGTGCAGTGTATCTGTACACCCTATACAAGTTTTACGGCTGGTATCTTGTTTACAATCTCATTTGTTATCTGTATGCCTGTCGTTTAACTTGTATTTATAATAGCATAGGTTTAACCTATAGTCAATAGGTAAAACCTGTTTTATTGTTTTAATTTAGTATAATATTATTTTATTAATTATTGTTATGTGTTTTTTGAAAGAAAGTGGGATATTATGTCATATAATGCAAAAGCTGACGAAAATTATAGAAAAAAGTGTAAAACAATCGGACTCAAATTTACTTTGAATGAATTAGATTTTTATGAAAATATTGTTAAACATTGTGAAAATAACAATTTATCTCTACAGGGATATATAAAAAATCTAATACGCAAAGATTTAGACAAGTAAGAAAATACTGCTATTGCTTCATATTTTAAAAATAAAAGATTTAGATAAAGAGGTATTACAATGAATAAACATGATTTTTATACAATTATTACATCTATTTTAAGTGCAAAAAATTTAACTTTTGCCGATCTGGCAAAATATTTAGAAATAAGTGAATTGAGTTTAGCAAGAAATATAACTAAAAACAAAACAATTAATATTGACTTATTGTTAAAAATATTTGATTTTTTAGATATATCTTTTGTGGATAATAAAACTGGTAATATAATTACGCTCAAAACCAATGAAGATATTTTATCAGACGCACTAAATGATATTAACTCGTAACAAAACAATAATTTACATATAAAATAAGAAGCAATAGTGTATTGTATAAAGTGTTAAAATCTTTTTTATATGTATTATTATGCTATGACCCTTTAGACGGCAACGCATTACTACTATTATATAGATAGTATGTGCTAATTTGATTTTATTGTGATATAATTATTTATATAATGATAGTAAAGGAATAATATAATAATGTTTTTATATAAAATAGATATATTAGATACACTCAAAGAAAAAGGATACAATACAAATAGGTTGAGAAAAGAAAAGCTACTAGGAGAAAACGCAATACAATCAATACGGAATAATAAAATAGTCGGAATGAGTGCGCTTGAAAAGATATGCAGTTTATTAGACTGTCAGCCAGGTGATTTGATTGAGTATATAAAAGAATAGAATTACATTACTAATAATGTAATTTGCATTGACTTTACATTATTAGTAATGTAATATGATTGTAGTTAGTAAATGTCTCATATATTATTAAGAAAGGATGATTGTACTTGATTGACATTGAAGTATTGCAGAAATTAAATGTACCTAATAGGATAGTATTGACAAAACATGCAAAGGAAAGGTTGATAGAAAGAAATATCGCTATCACGGATATTATAAACGGCATTAAGACTGGCGAAATTATAAAACAATATGAAGATGATAAACCTTTACCTAGCTGTTTGATACTAGGATTTTCGGTAAATAATAAATATATTCATATTGTAGTTAGTCACGATAGTGATTATATTTATTTGATAACAGCATACTACCCTAACACAGATCAGTGGGAAATGGATTTCAAAACAAGAAAGAAGGTTTGATAATATGTTATGTATTGAATGTGGCGCAGTTACTGAAAAGGGATATACAACGGACGTTACGGACTTAGGAAACTGCCTTGTTATTATTCGGAATGTACCATGCTATAAATGTACAGAGTGTAATGAGATTATTTATACTGGAGACGTTGTACAAGAGATAGAAAAAATTGTTAATACGGCCAAACAATGTTTTCAGGAAGTATCTATCATTGATTATAATAATTACAAACAAGTTGCATAAATATGATAGCGATACTGTTATGGTGTCGCTATTTTTTGTATGTTATCGTGTCAGTGTGTATGTTAGTGTATATTAACTTGTGTTATGACTGTATAGTTATAGTATGTTATATGATACACATGTAATACTTGTGTAATAATAGTGAGTATAGTTGTGTGTTTGTGTGGACTGCATCACGTTGTTGTGTAGGATGTTTAGGTAAACTAAACTAGGAATTATTACTTTTATTAGTGTAGTATTGTTTTGTGTATTGTTTTGATGTATATTTATACACAAATTATTGCATAGTTATACACATGATGTGGATAAGTTTAATTTTAAAAAATGGTATAAAAGTGGTGATGTGGTACTCATTTGTAGGTTATTTTGGATTGCAAGTGGGGAATATGTGTTGGTTTTGGTTTGATTTTGTGTGTCTAGTGGGAAATTTTGTTTTGAGGTAAGTTTTAAGGCAAAAAGTTATCCACATATTATTTTGAGTTATCCACATTATGTGGATAAGTTTTTTATTATTAAAAATTTTCACCAAAAATCCGAACTTGTCCAGAAATCCATGAATTTGAGTCTAAAATCCCACCTGATGCAATGTTTCATTGCTACGTAAAAGACACACACAAAAATCAACAGATTGTCCATAAAATCTCTATATACCGCCCCCTGTTTTCAGATCTTTACAATCAAAACTTTTGCACTTTTCATCAATGTGCCAAAAGTCCCTAAAGCAACATAATAGTGTAGTATTATGCCATTCCATAATAGGGGCGGTATTAAACATTTTTGACGTATGTTATGCATCAAATATAGCAGGTATGGGTTCTATCCACACCTCACTACCAAAATTTCGACCTCCGATTTCCACACCAAAATTTTCATCTCCCACTTCAAAAAAACTCAAAAATTACCAAAAAATACTTCGGTAACTCTCTCGACTAACAAGGCATAAACACTGCATTTCTACCATTCTAAACAGTCCAAAAATAACCAAAATCCACCACAATATCCATTCAAACCCCAAACAAACTCTTGCCGTTACTGCATTTTCCCGAACTCAACTTATATTCCAAAAAATTACATATAAAACACACTATCAAAATCCAGAAAACCACGTCGCCTTATCCCTCAGTGTACCCACATAAATACTGGCATCCCCCGGTATAAAAACATTACACAAAATTACCTCTCTACCGAAGTGCCATATTTTCAAAATTACTGACACAAAAAATAAGCAGCCAATTCCTAAGATAAGTCCTTAAAAACCAACTGCTATTATTCATAATCACCCTATAATCATCCAATACCTTCAATAATATTTATTAAATATATCCCCATCTATATCACTAATATCATGAACCGGTACCTCAGTTCCATTTTCAAATATTACAACATTTCTGTATTCGTGTACCTTCTTCACTCTCCCACTCATTGTAATATACTTTCCACCATCTTTCTTTAAATCTTTTTCAAAATATGTGATTCTAACATCCGGATCAACATCGCCGTCATCTAAACATTTTCTTAAAATACTCACTCTCTCATTCAGTCTATTCAAAACATCCTCATCAAATTCAATCCTTTTATCTGTTAATCTTGCAGTCTCTTTAATTTCTGCATCATAACCTGTCAATGCAGCAAATGGAGAAAATTGAGCAGCTCTATCTCGCATACTCATTTGAGGATATTTTTTAGAGACAAAATGTGGCAAATCAATAATATCATCGTATTTACCCATAACACACTCCTATGCTTTATGCCCACCAATTTGATTATTCCTATCTATTGCAGTAGCTCCTTCCTGTAAGCTCATACCTTTTAAAATTGCATTCTTCCCAAATTTTTTTCTTTATGTCTAAAACAGCTTTTTGTATATCTTTTTCTTTCTGAAGTTTCTCCTGGTCAACTTTCTTTTCATCAGATTCAATCATATCAAACAAATTGATCTGTTCATATCTATCTTGCTTTGCCTCCTTTTCATTGATCACATGATTTGCTGACATATTAATTCTTCTAACAAGTAAATCTTCATCCACAATTCTATTAAATAAATCAAGCACTGCTCTTACAATCACATTAGTAGACGATGTATAGCTGTCTAAGTTTATTGTACCATGTGCATGTTTTGGAATTTTTCTTCCGTATTGATCAATAGAATACTCCCCTTTATAATTTCTCATCCTCACAGGATCCATTAAATTTTCTCTATCATACCCTACTGTCAATACAATCTGATCTGTTACAAGATTTTTGCTCACCAAATCTAAAACCAACATTTCCGTCATTTCACGCACAATAATTTTCGTTTTATCAAAATCGGTTCCACAGTGTAGAATTTGTCCACTTCCTATGCTATTATTGTCTGGTTTATAGTTCTTAATATCTGTAATTGTAACAGGCTCCCATCCCCAAGCATGATCAATCAAAAGTTCTGTATTCTTGCCAAACATTCTACGCAGCAAACCTTCATTATAATAATCCTCCTCTTTTCCAAGAGAACATCTTGCAATATCTCCCATTGTATATAACCCAACAGATTCCAACTTTTTTGTATATCCTCTTCCAATACGCCAAAAATCTGTCAATGGTTTGTGCTCCCACAATTGTTTTCTGTAAGATATTTCGTCCAGTTCTGCAATTCTTACACCGTGTTCATCAGCAGGAATATGCTTTGCTACAACATCCATTGCAATCTTAGCCAAATACAAATTCGTTCCAATACCTGCGGTCGCTGTAATTCCTGTTTCATGCAGCACATCCAGTATAATTTTCTGTACCAATTCTTTTGCAGATAACCCATACGTATTTAAATAAGAAGTTGCATCTATAAACACTTCATCAATAGAATATACATGGATATCTTCTGGAGCAATATATTTTAAATAAACATTATAGATTCTGGTACTGTATTCCATGTAAAACGACATTCTAGGAGGAGCTACAATATAATCAAGTTTTAGATTTAAATCATCATCCAATTCTTTCTTATTATAGGAGAAATCAGAGAATTCACGCTTTCTTAAGTTATACAATCTTGTAGCATTGATTTCTCTTACACGTTGCACAACTTCAAATAGTCTTGGTCTTCCGGATACACCATATGATTTTAAAGACGGAGTTACTGCAAGACAAATTGTTTTCTCTGTTCTGCTATTATCAGCAACAACTAGATTTGTTGTCAATGGATCAAGTCCACGTTCTATACACTCTACTGATGCATAAAAGCTTTTCAAATCAATTGCAATATATGTCCTATTCACGACAATAACTCCTTCCATTTTTCTTTCTTAATATTTATGATACCAGAAAGCTATAAATTTATCCACAACAAAATCGAAGTATGTTCAGTATTGTTATAAAACGTTTTCAATGGTAAATTTCGATTTTATGTTGTTACTCTATAAAGTGTCCACATTATTATACAAAATTGATTTTATATATTAAAAACATGTTTTTACTCAACAGATTACATATATAAAATTTTCTTGCCTATGTGGAACGCATGAGTGAATAAGTATATGCACCTAGAAAACAGCAAATTATTCAGTTATAATAGACGATATAAAATATTATGACTGGAGGAATACGATGGAGGAATTATACGATTTTATGGTTTGGGGAGATTATGATGCTAAAATAGAATATTTAGCAAATATGACAGATGAAAACTGGAATTTTCATGGAAAAACAAATAACCTTATTTTGAAAAATTACTTAAAGTATACCACAAAAAAATTAGAAGAAGAAAATAAGATTATGACAACAGACAACCACTGTATTATCAACACAGGATTATTTACACCATATTATGAGCCGATATATATTTATGCTGAAAAAAATTTGTCTGATAGTAAACAAGATTGGTGGTTTAAATCATTTTCCACATCTTATGATTTAGGAAATCTTGGTATCACAGAATTACCGGAAAGAGCAAATTACTTTCAGGATCCGTCACAACTTGTATTTGATGTAAACTGTAAAATTAACGTGCAGTTTAAGCACATTTATGATGATGAAGATAATAGAAACAGAATTCCGAAAGAAATCGTTAATAGCAAAAATATTCATTCTATATTTAAAGGTGCTATTGATACAATGGTGAAGAAAGTAACAGCAAACTATAAAATAGCGGTTCCACAATACTTTAACGGCAAAATACAATTACTTCTTCCTCTATGTTTAGTAGATGAATCCATTCCTGATTTGGCTCTTGTTGTTACAAAAGTCAATAATGTATATCAAGGTCATACCTGTCTTACGATGGAAATGGCTTACAACAATGCTAGACTGATTGCAAAACCAGAAAGTAACTGGTTAGTTCCTTAAACAAAAAAAGAGAAAGCGGCTGATTTCACGAAGGGGAGTGAAAACCAAACTGCTTTCTCTTAAGCAACTATGTATTTATAATATCAGATGTTTCGACAAATAACAAGCATTTTCTACAAATTAAAATTCGATGCTACATTTTAATCTTATTGAAAAATCAATATCAAACACTTTTCTTTCAAGAATAATCCCCTCTAATGGATCAAATTCAATTTTATGTGTCGAATCTTCAAACACACCAACTACTTCTGCTTTAATATTTTCTTTTTTAGACAACTGGTTGAGTGTATCCATATATCCATAATAATAATCCTGATCGTATATATTATAATATACTCTCACACGATAATCACCTTGTCGATTAAAAATTCCAACATTCTCCCTATATTCGTATTTCTTATATTTTCCAAATAAATAACTAGATGGATATAAATCGTCAGCATAAAATTTCATATATCTTTTTCCGCATATTGTTTCGTAATCTCCATTTTTAGCCTTTTCTCTGATCACATTTTTAATATGATCTATTGTGCTTATCGCCCATTTCTTTCCATCATTATATGATTCTATCTTCTTTTCTGCAGCAGCTTCTTCCGGTGTTTTTGATATTTCATTCAATTCATCTAAAAACTCATAGCGCTACTCTCCTACTTCTTTTGATATTTACATAATAACACAACAGTGTAAGTTTTCACAGATATTTTTATATTGATAAGAGAATAAATGTATGAAATAAAGAAGCCGTTAAAATATTTTAATAAAAGGAGAAATGATATGAAGAAATTATAAAAAATTTTTTCTATTTCAATTTAAATTGTATCTTTGCGTCAGCAAAGACTTTGCGAAGCAAAGTGAAACGGAGACACGAAGAAAGGGTCGCTTGCGGCTCTTTCTGAAGTGGATCCAATATTACCTAGATCTCTCTATATATAAGTAATTACAAATTTATATAAAAATTATTTATAAAGAGAGAATTATTAACTGGGGGAAAGAAGACCAAATTCATAAGTCTTACTACGCAGCTTGTTCGCCAAGGCTCACAACCAGCTAGTGCGACTAAATGAATTATGATCTTTTTTGCATTTCCCCCAGACCCCCTTTGCGTACTATTTTATGGATAAAAGAGATAATTTTTTTCAACTAAAATCCTTGTAAACCCTTATAAACACTGGGTTTGTGACGAAAAACATCATTCAAAGTCTCCCTATATTATATATATATTAGGGAGAAATGGAATGATGCGAAAACTCTGTAAACCTTATAAACACTGGGGAAATTGACATTTTAGGTGTGCAAAAAATGAAAAAAACTAATTTAAGGAGAAAACACATGAACAAATTAAAATATCAAAAAAGGAAAAATTACAGAAAAAAAGTTAGTAGATTTATACGGAAGTGATGCACAAAAAAAATCTTATAAAGAATATGGTAGATTCATTGGTAACTATAAAAAGACTTTACTTACAAAAATGTCTCGATATTGTAACATTGAAGATTTAGGTGGTAGAACATATAGAATCACAAAAGTATACGACTATCCTCTTCCATCAAATTTCAATAAGATGACAAAATCCTTGTATCAATATATTGTACCACTATTACTTACAAATCTGATTAATGGTCACGATGAGAATAATAAAATTGATATTACAGTCGGTAAATGGGCTAGAGAAATAAATATGGTAAACAAAAATTACAACCTTGTTAAATACAACAAAGAAGACACTAGTAAAGAAACACAATGCTCTCTTGATACCATTAATGAATTTTATGACAAAGCAGATGACATGATTGAATGGTACATAACAAATGCACTTGATTATTTAAAATCTGCAGGATTAGTTATCTGGAGAGAAGTTTATAGAGTAAACGAAGAAATATCAAGCGGTAAAAATATTATTGATGAAAGCGGGAATATACACGTTGATATTTCTATTGATAGTCATCAAGCATCTGAAGATGAAATGAACTACTACTCTCATTGTGTTTCAATTGCTGATAAAGCAGCAAAAATAGAAAATGCTGGAGAACGATATTATAGCAAAAAATCAAAATTATTTGGAGAAGTATTAAAGAAAGAACTATATAAAAAGAAAAATCAAATGTGTTTTCAAAACATATGAAGCATATTATGTAGATCTTAATAAATGTAATTTTATATTAAAACAGTTTGGTAAATTCAAAATGAATAATTTAATAAGTGAATTTAATAAAGAGTTTACAGATTTATTGGTTGGAAATGCAGAAAAAAGGTTTGATAAAAATCCGGATAAATATTTTTCTTATGCGGAAAAGGATGACTACAGCTTATGTTTTCAAAATTTATGCGAAATAACGATTGATAAAAATACAGAATATCTTGGAAACAGAATAAGAGAAAAAACAATTGACGATAATTATACCTTAAAAATCACATCATCAAAGAAAGGAAAATAGATATATGAATTTTAATAAACAACAAGAAGAAACTATTAACACAATAGAAGGAAACGTGGCAGTTATTGCATCTGCCGGTTCCGGGAAAACAACTGTTCTTACGAATAGAATCAAAAAAATGGTTGAAGAACATAATATATTACCATCTTCTATCCTGGCAATTACCTTTAGTAAAAAAGCAAAAGAGAATATAATCGAAAAACTAATGGGACTTAATATATCGAATGTATCTGTAGAAACTTTTCATTCATTTGCATTGAAGATCATCTCCTCTGTGTATGGAATCAAAAAATTTAAAATATGGACAGCTTCATGGGAAAAAGAGAAAACAATAAAATGGATTTGTAGCGACTCTTTGTTACTTTGTGATTCTGATAATGTTCCATACAACGAAATTACATCGTTTATTGCATTGCAGAAAAATAACATGAAAACGCCAAATGATGATTTAATTTACACTCCTGATATCCCATTTAAAGAAGAGGATATGAGACAAATATACAAAACTTATGAAGAGTATAAAGAAATCAATTCACTTATTGAGTTTGATGATTTTTTGAACATGGCAAATAAAATTTTTGATACTGATTATTATACTTTAGAAAAGTATCGAAATATTTTTCAGTATATATTAGTTGATGAATTTCAGGATATTTCAATTTCTCAAGCATTACTTTTAAGAAAATTAAACACAAAAAACACAATGATCGTCGGAGATCCTCTTCAGGCTATTTATTCATTTAGAGGTGGTGATAGCAGATTTATTCTAAATTTTGATACTGATTATAAAGATGTAAAAGTTATTAATCTAAATACAAATTATAGATGTAGCAAAGATATTGTATTTACAGCAAATAAACTTGCGTTAAGTATTCCTGATTCTCAACACAAAAATTATGTAGAGAGTATTTCAAATAAAGAAAATTTTCAAATTCCTGAGTTAAGACATTTCCCTGATGATTATGAAGAATGTTTATGGGTTGCATCAAAAATAGGAGAATTAAAATTTAAAGGATACGATTACAACGACATTGCCATCCTCGCCAGAACAAATGCTCAATTACAAAAACTAGAGTCAACGCTGCATGATGAAGATATAGCATTTGAAATTGTTGATGGTAAAACTTTTACAGAATTACCAGAGATCAAATTGATAATTTCTTACTTTAAACTTGCGTTAAACACAAATGATAATGAATCGTTTTCTTATCTATACAATAAACCAAATCGATGGTTAGATAAAAAATTTTTAAAAAGAAGTAACAGATAACAGTTTTAAAAGAAATATATCATTATACAATTCAATGTTCACGATTGATAGGAGAAATTGGAGATTCAAAAAAGGTATCGATGAAATCATTGAAGTAATAAATTATTTACAAAACAATCAGAATTCCAACATTTCAGATTTGGTAAGATTTTTGAGAAACAGATTAGACATTGATAAATTTGTTACAAAAGGAAAGCAATCAGATGATGGAAGTTATATTGAACAAATCGACAACCTTAACAGTTTTGAAAATATTTGTTCCAAATACTCTTCCATTAAAGAATTTGTTTCATACATAGATGAGTTAAATACAGAAATGGAGAATAAAGATAATGATAAAGTCAAATTACTTACAATTCATAAGTCAAAAGGTATGGAATATCCTGTCGTGTTTATCATTGGATGCAATGAAGAAATCCTGCCACACTATAAGAATGAAAATGTTGATGATGAACGTAGGTTATTCTATGTCGCAATTACAAGAGCCGAAAAAGAATTATATCTATCATATGTTGATTTATATAATGGTCAAACAAAATTGATAAGCTCTTTTATTAAAGATGTTGAAAATACAAATTAAAAATTATAAAAAACGAAAAAATAAGTGGTGAATAATAAGTAATCCTACTTTATGTATTTTGTTTCTAAATGGTGAATTAAAATATGTCCCACATTCAATAAACATCATTTAGGAATTTGTAACTTGAAAATCAAATTTCATTTCATTTAAAGAAAGGAGTTATGTGAATGAAAACATAATTATATTTTCTATCACATTAGAATTGCAGCGAAGATATCCCTAGAAAATATCTTCCATCGCACAAGTTTTTGTGGATGTTTCATCCACGGTTGGTTTGGATTATTGCGGTAAGTCAGAATCTAACGTTCCAGACTGCTGCTCTGATCCAAAAGAAATGATGCAATTAGTTAATAGTCAAATTTAAATAAAGAGAATAAATATATGAAACTTATAGTCATCACTCAATTAAAGGAGCGAGTCCAATGACAAACAAAAATTATGAAAACAGAGGAGATTTAATTTATGAAAACAAGTACATATGTAACACCAGGAAGCCATAATCTTCAGATTCCAAATCGGAGCGAATTACACAAGTATCTAATTGAAAACATTACAGTTGGTGATTTTAGTACAGGTGGTTGTGCAGATGGTGGAACAAAAATTAAGAAAATTGCACACGCAATCAATTGGTCAAAGGCTATGCATAATAAATACTATATTAAGAAATTTTCAGAAGAAAATAGAAAATAAGTTTGAAAGTGAGGTCATTACTATTTTAACTTGTAAATTAGGAAACGAAATCATCAATTGTTATGATGGAACACATGATAAGGAGCAGCTAAAAAAGTGGGCAGAAAAGAAAATTCTACTTTGTACTGTTTGCAATAAACCATACGAATACTGTCATGGTAAAATCAAAACACCATATTTTAGACATATGGAAAAGATGTCGTGTGATTATCAATATAATGAACCTGAAACCGAAGAGCATTTAAAAGGAAAACGAGATCTATTTGAATGGATTAAAAAACAGCCAAAACGTTAAAAATGCAGTTTTGGAAGGTTGGATACCAGAAACAAAACAACGACCAGACATTATGTTTGAATATAAAAATAAGCAATATGTAATTGAATATCAATGTTCTCCTATTGCAACAGAATATACAGAAAGACACGAATTATATAAAGCTGTAGGTATACATGACATATGGATTTGTGGAACACAGAAATATCTACAACAAAATATGAGAAAGAAATTTTTAGAAAATGTAGCATATGCTTTTTATTCATCTGAAAATCAGATTGTTTTCCCAATAGAACATAATCATTTATTTGGGAGAACTTGTTTGATAAAAAATGAATTGAGAGTAAATCATAATTATTTTTATGGTCTTTCGCTGGGCGAATTTTCATTTGATTATGAAATATTTAATAAAAAGTTTGGAAAACCTAATGAAGTTATTAAAAAAATGGAATATAGAAAAAATATAAGAAAAAATGCTTCATTTAAAAAAGAACAAGATTATTATTTATTTTTACAAAACAAAAAACTAAACCGGGATTTAGATACTAAGTTATATCAATTATCTAATAACAACTGGAAGTTCTATATAATGACAAATTATAGTAAGTATAAATCTTTTGAATATATACTTGCAGAACCAGTGGTGTCGTATAACATACATAAATATGATTTCCATACAAAATTCAGAAATAAGAAATACAAGAAAATTATGATTAGTAAAATGGATTATAGTGAATACAAAAGATGTTGTCGTGATATTGAATATTTGAAGCGAATATTATATGAAATGATGATAGAAAACAAAAGACAGTTAATGAAATATACAAGTGAAAATATTAGATTTTTGGAGGTATTGGATAATTGAGTAAACATTTAACATCACAAAGATACGTTTTTAAAATACATTCTTCTCGTCTTAGAAGAGCAAAATGGGATTTGCAGCTATCAATAAAACAAGCACGAGAAAACAAGGAATTAATCGCATTAAGCGAAAGTCAAATGATGAGATTTATAGATGAATTGAATGGAATAACAAATCCTGAATTACATATTTCAGATATAAAATCTAAAATTAAAAATTTGAAATATGAAAAGAATTTATCTGTATCAAGACCAAAAATTAAAAAACTGTATGAAGAATTAGATACTTATCAATTTAAAAAAGATTATGTATGTGTTGTTATAGATAATAATAAAGACTATTACAAAATGTACAAACACGGTTTTAAAAATAAATAAAATTACATACAGACGATTACTTGGAACTACTGGTGGAGTTAAAAATAATACAATTGTTTTTGTAAACGAAAAATTATTACCAGAATTAAAAAGAAGAATTGACAATGGAAGAGATAAAACTAAAGAGTTTCTCCGGCAAAATTAGAAGCATATAACGCATTAGTCTGCAGTTCTTCTACTCCTGTTTCATATCCAAATGGTGTTGTTGTTGTACATGACTGCATTACACACTTCAAATCTGACATTATCGAGTTAGACGATACAAATCTTGAAGAACCAAGCATGAAATATATTAAAAATAAAGAAATGGAATTAAATGACAGTGATGGGTATGGATTAGCAATGCCGCAGCTCATGAAAAGATGGGGAGAAGAAATTGGAGAAGATTTTTTGTTGCCTGGATGCGTGATAAGAAATTCATTTTGTAAAGGGGCAGTTTTTCCTATCGATTTTCAAAAATTCGCCAGTGATAATAATATAGATTCGATAACTGATGTTTGGGGGGATACTCATAATATAAATGATATAGAGCTAATACTGACAGAATCAATGTTAAAATTGTGGGACTCGTATTCATCCATTGAAGATTATTTAGAAAACTGCGAAAAAAATCATTATAGCTTTTCTATTACAAAGAATTCCGAAAAAGAATTAGAAAATATTAGAACAATGAACTATCAGTTTCTCCAAAGTTATGATTTTAATGAGGAAGAAATCGATGAGCTTATTGAACCCACTGTTTCAGAAATATGTGATATTTTGTCAGATGATTATAGGAAAACTATTTTATATACAAAAGGTATTGGATTAAATAGTGATACCGTTCAGAATTTAGACAATTCGTTTTCAACAGCATTGATGATTGAGCCGGAAATGAAAAATGATCCATTTATCAAATCACAAATTTATTCTATGATTAGAAAACGAATTGATGATGCAAAAGTTGGCGTTTTAAATGTCCCGGCTAATTACTCTTTGGTTTCCGGAGACCCTTACTCATTATGTCAATCTATGTTTGGATTGAAGGTCACAGGATTGTTAAAGTCCGGAGAAATTTATTCGAAATACTGGATTGATAAAGGGGTAGACCAGATTGTAAGTTTTAGAGCGCCAATGACCTCTCATAATAATATTAGAAAACTAAATGTGGTTCATAACGAAAAGATGGACGAGTTCTATAAATATATGACAACGCCAACAATATTCAATAGTTGGGATACATGTGCAGATGCTATGAACGGCTTCGATAAGGATGGCGACTGTGTAATCAATACTTCTCTCCCGCTGCTTGTTAAAAAAACACAAGAATTACCAGCGGTGGTATGTGTGCAGCGGAAAGCACCAAAATGTATTCCCACAGAAGACGATATCATGAAGTCTAACATCAATAGTTTTGGAAATGCAGTTGGTGCCGTTACAAATAAAATTACATCCATGTTTGAAGTTCAAGCAAATTTCCCAAAAGATAGTCGTGAATATAGAATTCTAGATTATCGTATTAAATGTGGACAATTATACCAGCAGAACTCGATCGATTAACTTTAGTCGCTTTACACAGCGATGTGTATCGAATAACAAGGTGAACTTATAAATATAAGGTGTACATTACACGTATAGGAATTACAGGAAATGGTAATTAGGTAATGTGCTAACTGGAGAAGTCTAAGTATATAACAATAAAATATGCGTAAAAAATTTAAAAGAAAGAATGTGATTATATAAGTTTATATAACAATTATGGAATTTATGGAATAAGAAATAAAATCAATAACAAGATTTATGTTGGAAAAACAGAAATGAATTTTGGCGACAGAAAAGATTGTCATTTTGCAAGTCTTCGTGGTGGATATCATATAAATCCGCATTTGCAAAAATCATTCAATAAATACGGAGAAGATAATTTTGAATTTATTGTATTGTATCAATGTAATAACAATGAAGATAGTAATATGGTCAATGAATTAGAGAAAAAATATATCAAGTTATATAAGGACAAAGAACTTGCTTATAATATTGGAGATGGTGGTGACGGTGGACATAATTTAGGAAAGCATTTGTCAGAAGAAACCAAAAGAAAAATTGGAGACAAAAATAGAATCAACATGACTGGTCGTAAAGCCACTATTGAAACTAAGAAAAAAATGTCAGAAGCTCAAAAAAACGTTTTGATAGAATGTCTGATGAAGAACTCAAGGAATATGGGAAACGAATTTCTCAATATGCTTCAGGATATAAATGGTCAGAAGAGTCAAAAGAAAAATTTTCAAAAATTCAGCAATCTAAACCTAACGGCGCAAAATATGATGTGGAAACAGTAAAAAAGATAAGACATTTGCACGAAGACAAGAATTTGACTTATACAGAAATCGCAAAATTATTAAATATGCACAGACATACTGTGTATTTAATCGCTACATATAGAAGATGGAAATACGCATAACCCATCACACTGTTATATATATGATGATCCAGTGCCAAGCTAAAGCAGCAATGCTTTAGAAGGTCAAACGAGCAAGACATACAATCTCTACGAGATTATGAAGTCTGTATGATTAAGGTGGAACTCCTTGATCAGAAGTGCCTTGCCCTCATTTTAAATGAGGTGATGATGTGCTCTACTCCCTAATAAATATCGGGAAACCGAGGGTATTAAGGAAAACTAAAGGGATTGAGTCAAAACCTATGCCGAGCGAGTGGTATAATTGGATTGCAAATAAAATTTCAAACGGAAAGAGTTCTTCTGAGAAGAAGAAATACTGGATGAATAGAAAACTTGTTGCGGATAAAAAACCGTATTTTATGCAATACATTTATCCTGCAGAAAAAACAAAGATGTTAGAGTATATTAAGCGTAATAATGAAAAATGTATTATGAAGTTTAGAATCACACTTGATGAGCTTTTAGAAAAAGAAACTTTGACACTTGATGAGGAGAAGTTTATACAATGTTATTACAAAAGAATGCCTTTAGGAATGTCTCCTTGTACTATTAACAAAATATGTTGGGCTATTGAAAACAAATTTTCTGATTTAAAATACGTCAATGATTCTGATTTTGACTACTCTATTATGAAATGCAATGTTGTCTATTCTAAGCAGTTGTTTAATAAAATTAAAAAGATTTATGAAAGTTATAAAAAAGAACTTTCAAACTATATGCAGTTTGCAAAATCTGAAAGAATAAAATCAGACGAAAGACAGATTCAAAAATATACATTAAAAGAAGATTTTAAACGGCGGTGCTTAGAACAGTGCCCCAATGAAGAATATTTATGCGATATTGTTTTAGATCTATGTTATTCAAAAAGTAAATCTAGCAAGCAATTTGCATGGGATATATGTGGAGATATGATTATCTCAAATCTTCTTAAAAGGAATAATTACAAGGTTACTTATCCAACGCAAGACATAAATGGCGATATTGATTTTGCAGGGAAAAAGTTTTCACTAGAAACAACAGAAATTAAATTTGATATGGGTATTAAAGACGAGGAGGACGATGAATGGTTGTACTAAATGAGACAAAAGAAGCAGAAAGACTTATTTCTGAAGGGGAGGTTGGCAACAAGCCAACTTCTACCCTATTTCTATTATCTAGGTATTATAGACAAAAAGTAAATTTAAATAAACAAGACACTATTTGTAAATTAAATGATTTTATGGGCAAACATTATAAAAATTATAATGCTGCTTTATGGGAAGATGTTATTGAAAATACTGTAAATAAAGCACACAAATATCCATTGAGAGAAATAGAATGTATTGAAATATTTCAATCTGAATTAGACACAATTTCAAGAGTTAACACTACGAAATATAGAAAGCTTTTATTTGTAATGTTATGTTTCGCGAATTATACAACACATTATCTGAAACAAATAATGGATGGATTAATACGGATATAAAAGAAATATATAAAATTTCTAGAGTACATGTAAAACATAGGAATGATAAATTTTTATATTTGAACGATTTGGAACAATTGGGACTAATCTCTTTTTCAAATAAAAATGACAACCTGAATCTAAAAGTAAATTTTGTTAATAAAACTGGTGAAACTGCTTTAAAAATAACCGATTTTCGTGAATTAGGATATGAGTATTTAAATTTTGTTGGGGAAGGAAAATTTGAAAGGTGTAAACGATGCGGGAAATTATTCAAAAAGAATAGCAACAATATGAACTATTGTAATGACTGTCAAAAAGAAATTACAAAAGAAAAAACAAGAATTAGAGTGAAAAAGTATAGAGAAAACAACATGTAACGATTCAGAAAACCCTTGAAACCCTTGTAAACACTGGGTTTCTGGGCATCATGCCCGTTTTTCTTTATATGTAGATAATATAAGCACTTGCTTATAAATACAAATAACTCAGTGCAGATTGGCTTGTCACCATGCTGAGAATATATGAATAGTGAGTTACGGTATAATGCGATAGTTTTATACTGCAGCTTCTGGAATGATGTGAATCATAAACAGAAAGACGGAAACTGTCAAAACTAAATATATGTACAATAATATATTGCCGTAAAACGCAATTGCCAGATCGCTGACATAATAGACGACTCCAGTGGAGTAATAATCGTGATGCCTGTATCGGTGGAATGTTACAGAGAGATAAGTAGCGAAAATCCAAATAAGTCAGTTGCGTCGTTGATCGGAAGAAATTCCAGTATAAGATCTGTCGAATGTACGAGTAGCCCAAAGTGACGTGAGATTAATACATAAAGAACAAAAAAATTAAATCTTATTATGAATTTTCTTAATACGCTGAATGACATGGGTGAAAGTTTCTCGTAATCAGTCGAGGCTACAATTGCTGTTTATCAGATGTAAAGGAAGTCTAAGGGTAGCTCCTTATTCTCAGCCTTTACAAGTAGTGGCGGAATATTATGACGATATATTTGAGTAGGAAGAAGTTCCATTTGTATTTATAATCAAGTGCTTATGCGCGCACTTGACGATTTCTAATCTCCTTTTCAGTTAGTAATAGCATTGCTGTTCTGGTAGTGCTGTTGCTAACATCTTAGGAGTATTTTAGCCCCATCGCCAAGCGGTAAGGCACAGGACTTTGACTCCTGCATTCAGTAGTTCGAATCTACTTGGGGCTGCTATCATCCGAAGTGTTGCGCTGACCGTCAATCAGTGGCGCATAAAAACCTATCCCAGTATAAATCCAGGTGACACTGGCTTATATGAAGATACGCTCTAGGTTTACTACGTTTTATATAACTATTCACATAACAATTATTTTGTCGTCCTTGTGGATGGGTGTTTTGGACGAGCAAACAATAAGCTGCATTAATCCTCTGTGGTAAGGGGTCGATCTTGAAAAATCGATAGTAGCCGCTTATGCGGTGTCTAAGTTCAAATCTTAGGTGCAGCGTTATATGCAGGCGAGTGGAACGGATTACTACGTCAGACCCATAATCTGAAAATACTGGGTTCGACTCCCAGGCTCTGCAATACTCTCCCACTGTGGAGAAATATACAACGAAAGGAATGTTTTATCATAGTTCTTATTACAGACAAAGAATGTAAATTTTGTTAAGCAAAGGATGGAAATGGAGAGATCATATTCATCGCACTGTATCCGGAGCAAACAAAAATATGCAACAGAAAATTATCGATTGATGCAAGATTTAGAAAATTTTAGATCACAGTCGATTAAAGAAACAACACATACAAAGAAACATACAAACAGAAAACGTAAAAATAACTAGAATTAAAACTAGAAGGAAAGGTGGTTTTTTACAATCGCCAAGAAGAAAAAAGATTTTATTAAAATTTCTTTTATAGACTCCCCATCATCAGAAGATGTAACAGGAAGTCTCATTTACATTTCTACACCAAATCATAAATTCCTCGTTGATGCCGGGCTTTATCAAACAAATGATAGATATGAGGATTTCTTGGTAAACAATCGCAAATATAAAGAATTCAAACCAAAAGAATTGGATTATGTATTTATCACTCATAATCATGGAGATCATTGTTTGTTGCTTCCTAAATTGTTTAAAGATGGATGCAAAGCAAATGTAATTATTGCAGATGGCTCTGCAGAAGTTTTAAAAGATATGGCTGAAGATTGTGCAGAAATAAACGAACGCGATGTAATAATTATCAATAATCAGCACGATAAGCATTATGAATCTTTATATGATCTAACGATGTTCATAATATGATAAACCATACTGTAGAATTCCCAATGGAAGAAAAATTAAAATTGATGATGAATTATCATTTGAATTAATTCCAAGTGGTCATTTACTTGGAAGCTGTCAAGTGATGTTATATCTTACAGTTAACAATGTAACTAAAACAGTTTTAATAACTGGAGATATAGGAAATAAAATTGTTGGAAATCGATTTGTTGGAGAATACAAGCAAGTCAAAAATGCTGATTATGTTATTGCAGAATCTACTTATGGAGATAAACCAGATATTAAAACTGGTCGAAAAGAAAAGAAAAAACGATTTAGAAAAGTTTAAATCAATTATTGATACACAGATTCATGATTTAAAAGGTCGTGTGATTATACCAAGTTTTGCACAGTCTCGCAGTGCTCAACTTGTGCTTATGGTTTATCAATTATATAAAGATAGTGATTGGAAACCGAAAGTGTACATCGATTCACCATTAGCAATTAAATTGTTTAAGGATTATGAAAACTGTCTGGATGGAAAAGATAAAGAAGACTTCGATGAAATGCTGCATAGTGGAATGTTTCATTTTGTAAAAGAACCTGTGGATAGCAAAACACTTGTAGCAAGCAATGAACCATGTCTGATAATCTCAACGAGTGGTATGTGTCAAGTCGGTCGCATTCGCCACCATTTAAAAAAATGTGTAATTGATCCAAATGCAACTGTTCTGTTTGTAGGATTTAGTACAGATGGAAGTTTAGCTTCTTTACTTAAAGATAATAAACGAAAAACAATTACAATTGATCAAAAAGAATATCCTTGTAGATGTGCATCGTATTCATTGAAATCTATGAGCGGACATGCTCCGTTCAATCAACTTGTTGAGAATTATACAGAAATAAATAGTCAGAAAATAATTCTACATCACGGTTCAAAAAAGGCAAAAGAAATTTTAAAACAAAACTTTAGAAAAAGAATATGAAAAGAAATGTAAATCAACTCGTGTTGTAATTGCAAATTCGAGTCTAAAAATTACGATATAAGTATAAATCAGGAAAATATGAACGATAATAGAAGATTTGATAAAGAATACTCAACTCAATATACTCCAGAAATGAAGTATCTTCTATCAAAGGGGATTAAGTATTCTTTTGTAAAAGACGTTTATGGAGTAACAACATATAAGTATAAAAAGACATCAGAGTTATTTAAAGCACTGATGTCTTTTATATGGAGAATAAGTAGACATGCGAAAGGATAGACAATAGGTGATAATAAATGATATATAAAGAAATTGTAAATGTAAAGATATGTCATCAGAATTATAAACATTATGAAAACAAGGGGTATTTTGTAAATAGGATATACGACATTAAAAATAGACCAAGTGTTCCAGAACAATATATAGATGTGAATTGGGAAGATATCCCACATAGTAGTAAAGAAAAGATATTATTAAAATGTGATATTTGTGGAAAGATATTTGAAAGAAAAATTTTAGATTATTATCATTCGCATAAAAGCAATGATATAGATACTTGTTGTAAAAAATGCCAATATATAAAATCTAATAAAACAAAAATAGAAAAATATGGGACTACTAATCCGGCTGAAATTGCAAAACAAATAAATGGAACATAGGTCGTTCATTAAAATATGGAAGACAAGATATTGAAGACATGTGTAAAAATAAGGATTATAAAATATTTAAAAAAAATAATGATGTGCGATATACCGTAAAATCAAAAATTAAATTATTTTGCACAATACATAACTGCGAGTTCGAAACTTCTGTCGAATGTTTAATGAATAAAAATAGAACGAATTGCCCTATGTGCAATGGTGAAAAAATTTCTAAAAGACAGTCTAAATCTACGATTGAAGAAGTAAAGAAAATATGTGACGAAAAAGGTTATACTCTATTAACTGATCATATTAGTAATTGCGATGATAGAATAGAATATATTTGTAACAAACATAAAGATTATGGAGCTCAAAAAACTTCTTTATATGGATTAAGGAAGTACTCCAATAATTGCAGAATGTGTAGAATTCCTAAAAATGAAAACCATTGGCATTGGAATGGAGGAATTTCTTCTGATCGAGACAGAATAAAAAATACTCCTCAGTATAAAAAATGGATTAAAGATGTGTTTGAAAGAGATGATTATACTTGTCAATGCTGTGGAAAAAAGGGGACTTATCTTGAAGCGCACCATTTGTATAATTTTTCAGAGTATCCAGAATTAAGAATGGACGTAGACAATGGCATAACATTATGTCATGAATGTCATTCGATATCTGTCCCAACAAGCTTTCATGGTGTATATACACAATTTCATAATACTCCAGAACAACTATTTGAATACATAGAAAATTATAAAAATGAAAAAATGTAGTTAAAATAAATAGAAAATAAAATTGTAATTTTTAGGAAGATGAATATTATAGATTAGACTTATTGCAGGTAACGCATATGAAAAAAAATAAAACATTATTATCATATATATTAGGTGCATGTACAATCGTAATATTTCTTCCAATTGTAGAAGAAATAGTTAATGTAATTCTGTCTTGGATTGAATATCTGAAAATTCTTCCGGGAAAACTTGTTATAAAAGGCAATGCAGAATTACAAGAGTTGCAGTCGGATTTTGAGGTTGAATCGACAGATACATGCGCTATCGGGTTTCATTATGAACCAGAAACTGAAGAATATTATGACGAGGAAGAGTAGTCTAATACTGCTCTTCTATTTTTATTGAAACAGAACCCAACACACCTCTCAACGATGCGAACCACGTTGAGTAGTTCACATTTAATCGAAAATATAGATAATGAAAGGATTAATTGATATGGCAAATTTTGTATTTAAAGTAACAACAACAAAAAAATTGAAAGCTACAGGAATGCTTGACTTAGAAAATATGACAATTGAAATTAACGGCGAGGATAAGAAACTTTCTACACTTCTTAGTGAGTATGATGGATGTGAAGTTAATCTTACTGTTGATGTTAAATCTGAAGAAGATTTAGATATGCCGGAAGAAGATTCCGAAGACGATATGTAAGGTGGTGTGTCAAACTGTATAATTTTGAAAAAGAATTAGAAAAATACGGATTAACAACTGAATCTTATGAAGCTGCATGTAGAGATATTGAAAATAAAATTGAACAGCACAAATGATATGGACTGGGGTGAAATCAAAGATAAATATAATATTCAATGTGCGGTTGATACAATCAGAAAGTCATCTTCTACTATTTTCGGTGGACAATTCAGAGAAGAATATTTAAAGAGTAAAATCTATACTGATGTAGATGAATTTTCTAAATTAAGAGAATTAGATAAGAAATTAGAAGAATTACGCAAAGAGCGGATAAAAATTCAAACAGCTAATATTGAAAGAAATAGACTTGACAGAAGTGAGTCGCGTCAGGAATTGTATTACGAATATATTGGAAGTGTTATTGATACTCTTCCATTACCGGAATTTAGACCGATTTTATACGATGAAATACATACTATAAATTATTTGGTCGGGATTGCAGATGTGCATTATGGAGCTTGTTTTAAAAGTGTAAATAATGAATATTCTCCGGCAATCGCTAAGAAAAGATTTGAATATTTGACTCATAGATTGATTGATTTTATTCAAGATAAAAAGATTGGAAAGCTAACAATTGTATCGCTGGGAGATCTTTTACAAGGCGTTTTACGTTTGAGTGATTTAAAAATTAATGATACGTCTATCATGAAAGCAACGGTTGAAGTGTGTAGATTAATTGCAATTATGTTGAATGAACTTTCGGCATATGTGGAAATCACTTACTACCACACACCATCGGCAAATCATACTCAAATTAGAGTTCTTAACGCTAAACCAAGTGAATTAGCAGATGAAGATTTAGAATATTTGATGGGTAATTATATTCATGATTTATGTGCAAACAATAAAAGAATTCATGTACATCTTGCGAAAAATGGCGAAGATTTTGTTGATATATATATGCCAGGAAATGACATTCTTGCAATGCATGGTCATCAAATTAAGAATGTGGAAACCGCCATTAAAGACAAAAGTGTTCTACACCAAAAATTTTATGACACACTCATTGTTGGACATTTACATAATGGAAAAGTAATCCCATCACATGAGGGAATCTTTGGAGATGCAGAAATATTAATTAGTCCTTCATTTGTTGGAAGTGACCCGTACAGTGATTCTTTAAACAAAGGGAGCAAAGCTAGTGTGCAGATATGGGGATTTGATAAAGTATATGGTCATACTGAGACATATAAGATTATTTTGAATTAGAGGTTAAATACATGAAAGTTGAATTATATTGTTGCTACTCTCTTCCACTTAGAGATTATCTATATAAAATGGGATGAGATATAAATTAGCGGCATTAAATCCAAATAGCAAAAAATTATTTTGGGTTTATATAAAAAATAAAAAATTAAATGAGTTATTGGATAAGTGGTCTGCGAATAAGTAGACCACTTTTTAAATGGAGAATAATTTATGTAGAAATATTGGAGGTGCTTATGGATAAAACATATTATGTTTATTGTCACACAAATAATATCAATGGTAAAAATATATAGGAATAACAGGATTAGAAAAACCTTTGTATAGATGGCATAAAGATGGTTCTGGATACTCCGGACAAGTATTTGGTAAAGCCATTGAAAAATATGGGTGGAATAATTTTAAACATGAAATATTATTTGAAGGACTTGCTTATGAAGATGCTTGTAAAAAAGAAAAAGACCTTATAAGAAAATATAAAAACCACAGATAGAAAATATGGATATAATATATCTATAGGTGGAGACAATGGTGCTATTGGAGCATTTAATAATAGATTATCGAAAAAAGTTTATTTGTATGACATTGAAGGAAATTATATAAGAGAATTTCCTTCAATGATGGAAGCAGAAAGAATTACTGGAATTAATAATTCTGCTATATGTTCCTGCTGTAAAGGCAAAATTGCATACACAAAAGATTATAGATGGTCTTACGAAAAAGAAGATAAGTTAATTCCTATTGATAAAGAAAACCATTTTTTTAATACAGTAATAAAAGAACAATGCAAAGAAATTTTTCAGTATACTTTAGAAGGAAACTATATTCAAAAGTTTAATTCTTTATCCGAGGCATCGTTAAAGACAAATTCTGATTACAGACTTGTTTCTGCATGTTGTTTAGGTAAAAGAAATCAAGCAAATGGATACATTTGGGCATATCAATATTATAATTCGTTTGAAAATTTAAAAAACAGGGAAAACGATATAATTCCAAAAGGAAAACCAGTAATTCAATATAGTAAAGATGGGATATTTATGAATGAATATAAATCTATTATGGATGCGGTTAGAAAAACAGGAGTATCAAAAGGAAAAATTTCACGTTGTTGTAACAATAAAGTATCTATTGTTGATAATAAATATAAATTTGTTTTTAAGGATAGTGAATTATGTGCATCTTAAGTTTAAAAGTTAAATATCTATATCAAACATTGTAGTTACTCAGAATTGAAAAACTAACGAGAGAGTTCAATCCGCGGCTCAGGATAAGCAGATTTACAGATTACCTATGTGGCAATCTACGCCAGTGCTCACGTACATGTTCCCACTTATTAAAGCGGAATCTGTCGTATGCACTAACATGTACAGGAGTTTCTATAGAATAAAAACTTGCCATACGTATCACCTGCCTTCCAAAATAAACTGCATCATCTTGGAGAACCGATATCCTAGAATGTGGAGAAATCCACGAAATAAATTATAAAAATTTACAAATTAGTTGATAGAAAAGGAGACATTTTAAAAATGACAAGATCAGATTTAATTAAAACAATTGCAGAAAAAGTAGACGGAGTAACACAGGAAAAAGCAAAAGAGATTGTTGCTGTAACTCTTGATTCAATTGCAGATGCACTTACCGCTGGAGATAAAGTACAGTTCGTCGGATTTGGAAGTTTTGAAGTAAGAGAAAGAGCTGGAAGAACTGGACGAAATCCACAGGATGGAAGTGAAATTTATATTGAGCCATCTAAAAATGTAAAATTCAAAGCAGGAAAAGAATTAAAAGATAAAGTAAATGCTTAAGATTGGCGGTGTATCTATTTGAAAAAAGAAATGATTAAGAAAACATATGATAATATCTATGAATTATGTGAAGATGTTGTAGATACATATGATGTACTAGAATCAAACTACGACAATAATATTGTTTCTATTATTGCTAAATACGATGAGGCAAGTCTCATTGTTTCGGAATTATGTACAATGGACTTCTCCCTTTTTTCATGCGAATTACATGATCCGGAGTTTGCTGGATATACTGATGAATATTTGATTGAGATTATTGAAGATAAAATCTTTTGTAAGCCAGCAAAACGAAACGGTGAATATATTTGTTCTGATAGTTCCATTGTGTATGTATTAGATGATTGCAACTCGAAAGCCCTCTCTAAATTTGAAGCAGACTATACATATGAAGTACATTTGTATGATGAGAATGATGAAGATGATATGGAATATGATTGTGATGGATGTATCTTCTGTGATGAGTGCGACGAGTATGATGACCATGATGAGTATGGTTTTTTGTTGGATGATTGTGTAGATAACAAAGACATGCATGGATTTTCTGCCAGCAAGAGTGATGATTATGGTTATCACTCCGTATCATTTTATTCAACAGAGCGAGTTAATCATGATGATATGATGGATTTACTTCGTATTTTTGGATTATAAATTTTCTGTTATATATGTACATTTCAAAGATCCGTAGGTGTCAAAACTTACGGGTCTATTTTTGTGTTCTCAGTTAGGAGAATAAGAATTAGAAACATCAGCGAAAGGAATGTGTCGGGTAAGCTCCGACCGCGCTGTATGTTCAATTGGTCAGATGGAGAATCTGGTAAAGAGTTAAAGTAGGACGGTTAACACTCTCCTATCTCTACCTTCAATTAAAAATATTGGAGGAAATATGAACGAATTAAAAATTTTTGAGAATGAAGAATTTGGACAAGTAAGAACAATTTTGATTAACAACGAACCGTGGTTTGTTGGAAAAGATGTTGCATCAGCATTAGGATATTCAAATACGAGAGATGCTCTTGCTACACATGTAATGAAAGAAGACAAGAATACCGTCGTGATTTCCGACGGAAAAAGAGGAAACCCAAATCAAGTTGTAATTAACGAATCTGGTCTTTACGCTTTAATCTTTGGAAGCAAATTGGAATCAGCAAAATGTTTTAAACATTGGGTGACATCTGAAGTATTACCATCTATTAGAAAAACTGGTGGATACGTAGACAATGATGAATTATTTATAAATACATATTTACCATTTGCTGACGATGCTACGAAAATGTTGTTTTCGTCAACATTGGAAACTGTCAGAAAACAAAATGATTTAATTAAAAAACAAAATGATGAAATACTACATCAAAAAGAAGTTATAACAGGTCTTACAGACGATGTTGATATTTATAAAAAACGTTCAATTATAAATAGAATTTGTAAACGAAGACAAGGTAATTATGCAAATAGATATAAGGAATTATATAAATGTTTTAGAGAAAGTTATCATGTTGACTTAGAAGCAAGATGTGAAGGTTTTAACTTAAGACAGAATAAAAAGAAAGATAAACTCACAACAATTGCGTATGCGGAACAATTCGGATTTATTGATGATTTATTTGAATGTTGTGCGAAATTATATGAGACAGAAGTAAAAGAAGTTTTAAATCAAATGATTGAAGCTCAGTAAATATATATATGGTTTGTCAGTTTGACAAGTAAAGAGAATTGTAAACTAATCGTTCGTCTCTACCATAAAAATATCCAATAAACATTAAAGGAAGTGATTAAAATAGCACGAAGTACAGTTTATAATCAGATTACTTCTTCTGAAAAATTAGAACAAGTAAACCCTGAAAATAAAGAATTAGGAGAAGATTGGTTAGAGTATTTGGAATCTATTGATCGCTCTCCTCAAAGCATTGTTGCGTATAGAAGTGACCTAAATATATTTTGGGTATGGAATTTACAATACAATAAAAATAAATTCTTTGCTGATTTAACAAAACGTGAAGTTGCAAAATTCCAGAATCATGCATTAAATACATGGGGCTGGAGTCCAAACAGAATCCGTAGAGTTAAATCATGTCTGTCATCTTTGTCAAATTACATTGAAAATGTTTTAGATGATGAAGAAGAATTTGAAAATTATAGAGGGATTATAAGAAAAATTGAAAACCCAGCTAAAGAAGTTGTTAGAGAAAAAACTATTTTATCTGATGAACAAGTGGATTTCTTGTTGCAGGAATTAGTGAACAGAAAAGAATTCGAAAAAGCTTGCGCCGTTGCAATAGCAGCTTACTCTGGAATGCGAAAAGGTGAGTTGTTACAGATGAAAGTAGAATTCTTTAATGATGACCATTTTGTATATGATTCCATGTGGAAAACTGATAAAGTCAGGGCAAAAGGGTTCGGGAAATTAGGACATCAATTAAATAAATTTGTATTATATGGAGCAAAACCTTATATAGATTCATGGTTAGAGTATAGAAAAGAAAATGGAATTGAATCTGAATGGATGTTTGTATCATCTTATAGAGACGAAAACAATAATAAATGTTATAGGAAAAGAAAAAACTTGAGTGAATGGACATATGAATTTAGCGAAATTTTAAACGAAGATTTCTATTTTCATAGCCTGAGACATTTCACATGCACCAAACTACATCGCTTAAACTTGCCCTCACACGTTATTCAAGAATTTTTTGGTTGGCAAAGCGCAGAGATGTTAAAATCTACAATGATCTTACTGCTGAAGACGAATTTAGCAAATATTTTGATAAAGATGGAATTAAAGAGGTGACACAGGGTTATTTGTCTGATGTTTAATTCCATATTTCCCATAATTTACCAGATCAATACTCTTCTATTCTGTGTTATACTGTTTCCGAGAATCATAGCACCGGAGGTTTATAGAATGGAAAGACTGGTAAAAACAGGATACGTCAAAATGATTGCAATTGATGTTCATGATTTGGAATCAAAAATTGTAGATGAACGAAATACAAATTTTCTGTGTGATATAGAAAATTTTCAAAATAAGTATTCTAGTATATCTACAGTAAAATGTGTGTATATACATATGGACGATAATTATGATATCACCTTCTTAGATTATAAGAAAGTTCATCCACATATACATCCATTTGATTATATGAGAGACATCGTCAAAAAGCATGATGGAAAGTTAATCAAGGGAAGTGATTATTTGCGGATCACACACGAAGATGATTATGTAGAATTAATCGAAATAGATTTGAGAGATTAATGGAGAGCTGTGCTGCTCTCCTATTTTTGTATTTGGCTCCATGGTCAAGAGGCTAAGACATCGCCCCTTCACGGAGGTAACACTGGTTCAATTCCAGTTGGAGTCATTATTATATTCCGGCTTTCAAAAGAAATGCCGGTTTCATATCGGCAGAAAATAGAAAAAAGAAAGCGAGGGAAAATAATGGTAACATTACAGAAAATTGGTGGTGACATGAATCGTAATGTATTAGAGATTACTGGATTATCTACAGACGAAAAACCTGTTGAATTTATCGAAACAACATACATTACCAATGGAAGCACATATGAAGAAATTGATACTGGTACAGTGTATAAATATAACGAATCTGGCAAGAAATGGATAGAGCAACCTGCAATTGGTGGTTCAGGCGGAAATATTTCTCTTGATTATACTGCATTAACAAATAAGCCACAAATTTCCGGAATTGAATTAACTGGAAATAAAACCTTGGATGATCTTGGTATTCAGAAAAAAGGTACTTATATTACAAAAGAAACTGATCCAACTGTACCGGCATGGGCGAAAACTGAAGCAAAACCGACATATACCGCAGACGAAGTTGGAGCCTTACCAAAAACTACGACTACACTTCCAAATCCTAAAAAGATTAAATTTACAGGTGCAGTAACAGATGAGTATGACGGTTCTGTCGAAAAAACAATTAACATTCCGACAGGAAGTTCTTATACTCTTCCACAGGCAACTGATCAGGTTCTTGGTGGTGTGAAAGCAAAAGCAAAGACAAACGAAACCGTAGAAGTTGCAATTGATACTACAACAGGCAAATTATTCGTCCCGGCTTATCCAACTGGTGCAGGAGCTGAACTTGACAAAACACTTGCTGTGGAAGGAAAAGCTGCGGATGCAAAAGCTGTTGGAGATGCATTGAAAACTAAGATTGGATCCGATGCTCTTGCACCATATATGAAGACAGTTGATGCAGATAAAAAGTATGCATTAAAAACTGAATTACCACAAAAGGGAGTTGCTGTCGCAGACGCTGGAGATGCAGATGTAAAAGATAAACTTAATGCTTTGTTGGCAAGCCTCAGAACTGCTGGGATTATTGCTCAGTAAATATGTATAAAACAGGACGGCGCTACTGCCGTCCTATTATTATGCTTGGATAGTTTAATGGAAAAACGATTGACTTGTAATCAATTGTTCCCAGTTCAAATCTGGTCTGAGCTTTTATTGATATATAAATTAGTTGAGAAAGAAGGGATAAATTTTGTCAGAAGAAAAATCAACAAGAAGTCTAACGATAACAACACCAAAAGACACGACCTCTGTTAAAAAATACGATATTCCAAAACAGATGAACCAGATTTTTATAAATGTACAGTTTGTGGGACACCGTATAAAAACTTAGATGGCAATTTTCCTGCATCTCAAAGCGAATTATACTCTGGATGGGATTATCATATTTCAACATGTAGAAAATGTCTTGACAGATTGTTTGAACATTATACCGAAGCTTATGGTGGAGATGAAGATATGGCAATACGTATAATTTGTCAAAAATATGATATTTATTACGATGTAAGCCTATTAAACGCAAGTAGAAAAATTACAAAAACAAGATCTCGAATCCATAATTACATTTCGAAATCTAACTTACGACAGTATGCGGGAAAAACTTTTGATACAACATTAGATGAAGAAAGAAAGGGCAATGTAATTGAAAACATTGATGATTTAAAAGAAAATAAATCAAAAATAAGAATAAAGACTGTAAAATTTTGGGGAACAGGTTTTACAGATGATGACTATGATTATTTGCAAGAGCAATATGACGATTGGACAAGTCGTCATGAGTGTAAAACTAAAACACAAGAAGAAGTATTTAAAAGAATTTGTTTCAAACAGCTAGAGATACTAAAAACCACTCGTGCAGGAAAAGATACAAAAGAACTTGATAAAACATTTCAAAATTATCTTGATACAGCTAATCTAAAACCATGTCAGAACACGAATGCATTATCAGATGCACAAACTCTTGGAACGTTAATCCAAAAATGGGAAAATGAAAAACCTCTTCCGGATATTGATCCAGAATTAGAAGACGTAGATAAAATTGGATTATATATCGATGTATTTTTCAAAGGTCATTTAGCAAAAATGATGGGATTAAAAAATGGATTATCTAATTTGTATAATAAATTTATGAAAAAATATACCGTTGAAAAACCAGAATATAAAGATGACGAAAATAATGAAGCACTTTTTGATGCTATTTTCGGAAATGATGAGAAATTTGAGGATTTTTAAATGGCTACATCGAGAAAAATGACAGAACAAGAAGTTGCAAATGAGAAAGCAGAAAGGTTAATGAACGGTGTTGCTTATTGGGCAGCTTTTTACAGAAAAAACCCACAACGTTTTTGTAAAGATTATTTAAATATAACTCTCAAATTATTCCAAAAGATATTGCTATATGCAATGATGTGCAATAATTATTTTATGTATATTGCCTCTCGTGGACAGGGTTTGTAAAAATATCACGAGTGGAGGAAATAACAAATGAGTAAATATGTTTACAATAAAGATTATTTCGAAAAAAATTAACACATCAGAAAAAGCATATTGGCTAGGTTTTTTATATGCAGATGGATGTATTACAAGATTTTATAAGGGAGAAGTATTAAAATCTATGTCTTTAGAAATTACTTTAAAAGACGCAGATTGTGAACATCTTATTAAATTTAAAAACGCTTTAGAAAGTAATATTCCTATTCAACATAGAATTATTACCGGGAAATATAAAGCAGATAGAATAGTTGTTAATTGCACAAAAATATGTAATGATTTAATCAAATTAGGTTGTACTCCGACTAAAAGTCTAACATTAGAATTTCCTAAAAAAGATATAATACCTCAAGATTTTATAAGAGACTTTATTAGAGGTTATTTTGATGGAGATGGTGGTGTATCTTATACTGAAGGTAAATATTATAATAATGCTAGAAAAAAATATTACAAACAGCATCACTATCGATGCTATTTTTGTGGAAACATACAATTTTTAACTGAATTAAAAAAAATATTGAATTCTAATGGAATTAAAACATCTGATCTAAAAAAAGACAATAGAAGTAATGCAATTAATATTTATATATATGGAAGAGAAAATATAGAGAAATTTAAAAATTATATATATACAGAGGGGTGTGTGAACTTATCAAGAAAATTTGATAAGTTCTTTTTTATTTCCCACAATAGCGATCTTCATATAAATAGATAACGCCATGTTTAGCCCTGTCTAAATTGGGGAAAATCGGTGAAGACTAAATTTATTTAAAATATAAAATAAATATGTTAATACCGAGATAACTTAATAGATTTCGTAAGGCTATTAAGCATTGTAGAGAGTAGAGATTGAATAAATATAATATCTCCAAGAGTCCCCAACTACATTATTGTAGAAAATGTACTCCAAGCTGAGTTGGAAATGACCAACTGATGAAAATGAAGGAAACTTCCAGAGCATAGGATAAAAAACCTATGGTTAATAACATACTGAAAACATGGCTTACTGCTCTATTCTGCGTCGTTCGTTGCATATTATTCCCAGGAAGCAAGATATGCATTGCTTCTTCAACAAGACCACAGGCGAATCAAGTCCTTTTGAAAATAACCGATGATTTTTGTAAAAACTATGGATGGGGTTCAGATAATTTGAATAATGAAATAGGGTACAAATCAGTTGGTGCGAATAATGCGGTGATTGAATTTAAAAATGGGTCATGGATAAGGGTTGTGACCGCATCTGACAGTGGACGAGGCGCACGTGCAAATATTCTAATTGTAGACGAATTTCGTATGGTTGATTTAAATGTTATTAATACTGTTCTTAGAAAATTCTTAACAGCTCCGCGCACCCCAGGATATTTAAATATAAAAAAATATTCTCATCTAACTGAGCGTAATAAAAGAAATATTTATGTCCAGCGCATGGTATAAATCTCATTGGTCATTTGAAAAAGCGAAAGCATATGTCGTAAATTTTTTTAGATAATAGTAAAAAATATTTTATTTGCGGACTACCGTATCAAATAGCAATCAAAGAAAATTTATTATCAAAAGAACAGGTTGAAGATGAATTTTCTGAGCAAGACTTTGATCAAACATCTTTTGATATGGAGATGGGATGTTTATGGTTTGGTGATACGGACGGTTCGTTTTTTACATTTGATGATTTATCTAAATGTAGAAAAATAAAAACACCGATGGAGACACATTTTTTCAAAAATAAAAAAATACCAGACTTAGCCCTTAATGAAAAAAGAATTATGTCTGTAGATATTGCATTAATGGGTTCTAGTAAATCAAAGAATAATGATGCAAGTTCAATTTTAATTAATAGTGCTCTTCCAACAGAAAGCAATGAGTACATTTCAAATATTGTATTCTTAGAAAATCATGAAGGACTTACAACTGACGAATTAGGAATTATTGTCATGAGATTGTTCTATAGGTATAAATGTACAGATTTGGTAATCGATACAAATGGAGCCGGTTTAGGTGTATATGATTTTATTATAAAGAATCAGTTAGATCAAGAAACAGGTGATGTGTATAAAGCTCTTACTTGTTGTAATGATAAAGACATGGCAGAAAGATGTAAAGTCGAATCGGCAAATCCATGTATATGGTCGATAAAAGCCAATGCTGCTTTTAATAACGAGATGTGTGTTATGCTTCGTGCAGGAATACAAAATGGGAAGATCAATCTTCTTGTATCAGAATTTGAAGCAGAGGAAATATTAAGAGACAAGATTAAGTCATATTCAAAGATGCAATCTTTTGAACAATTAAAATATAAAACACCATATATTCAAACAACATTGCTGATATATGAACTCATAAATTTACAGCATAAGATAGAAGGAACAAACAATTAAAATAAAGGAAAAATCTGGTATGAGAAAAGATAGATATAGTTCTTTGGGATATAATTATCACATATTAAGAACATTAGAAAAAAATCTTAACACAGATTCTTATTCTTCAGATTTTTCAAATTTTACCCCATGTATTTCTTCTATATCATTTTAGAAAGGACGGTGAATAATGTCAGATAATATTAACGAATCACAAGTTGATGACATTAAAAACTATAAAATATCTTTCGCATCAGATATTAAAGACAGCATCAGTTCTGACGATGAAACCGTCATTGTATCAGGATTTGATGTTCAGCTATCAGAACAAGAGACAAATTGGATGCGCGACGCATTGCAGAGATTTGACAAAGGTGGAAGTCAATATTCTGTTGTGTTAAACGAAGAATCATCATCCGGAACAGCAAAAACCACAACATTAGATGATATTGATGATTTAGCTTTTAACGCGCAAAGTGATATTTCAAAAATACAAAAAATAAATGCATTAGTACGGCAAGCATCAAATGAAGATGATATAATTGGAAAAGTTCATGAGGCTGTTGAATCAAACCTTAATTCTAACGTAAGAATATCTTTTGATACACTCCCATCAGACTATGACGAAGGAATAAAACTCGAAGCAGAATCAGAAATTGAACGTTTTCACAAAGAGATAAATGTAAATGACATCGTAACTATTGCAATTACTACAACATATGATGAAGGTAATTGTATACAATACTTGAGATCAAAAAAATCTAAAGGTATTTATCATCATGTTGTTGATAGATATCCATTAGGAGTTGCTTTAATAAGCGACTATTCTATGAACACAATTCCTTACGTGTTGATTGACACATCCGAGCTAACAAACAGACTGCAGAAAACAATGCTAAAAAGCAAAAAGAATAAACCTTTATTTTTCAAAAATACTGCAGAAGAGATCAAAAATAATTATCCAAAAGAAGTTACGAAAGCTTACACATCGAAAGAAAAATACGCCATTCTTGATGTTCAAAGGACTGGAGTAAATCGATTTGGCAATATGAATCGTAAATATGGAATTTCGCCAGTTTTTAAAGCGTTGAAGCCTAAAATTATGCTTGATACATTTGATAAAACAGACAATGTTAATGCTAAAGCAAAGGCAAAAAAAATAATTGCCCAATATCTAAAAAAAGAAGTTTTAGGACAGCGTGGCGAAAAAAAGGGACTTGAGGATATGCATATGCCCATGATTGCCTTGTACAGGCTTTTAAAAATAAAACTGTGCTGTATACTCCACCAGGCAGCGTTGAAAAGATTGAATATGTAGAACCAAAAGTAGAAATGACTAATACAGAAACGATTACACAATATAGGTCTAGGGTTACATCTGCATTAGGCATATCATTTTTGAACACTGACGGAAAACAAACTGTAAGCACAGCAAATATTTCTATTAAACAACTCATGAAAACAATTAACAAAATTGCAGAAAGACAGGAAAAAATTTTGCAACGTTGGTATGAAGTTGTCTTATCTGAAGCAGGTATACCAATAGAGTATTGCCCTACTCCACATATTTTAGATTCAGAAATGTTAGAGTTTGAAATCAAAAAGGATCTTGTAGAATTCCTATTTTCAAAACTCAATTGCTCATATCAAACAGCGTATGAATTTCTTGGCATGGATTTTGATAATGAGGTTGTTCGTAGAAAATCCGAAAAAGAGAATGGTTATGATTTAATACTGACTCCTCATCCAACTTCTTACAATACATCTGGCTCAGATGAAATTGGTGCAGGCCGACCAATGGGAGGAACAAACGAGGATAATGATGTGAATGAGGAAAAACAGGAATATGATAAAAATTATCGAGAATCTAAATAGTCAAATCTAACTTATATTTAAATATATGAAGGTGAAAAAATGGTTAATAAAACAGAAATATTTTCTAGTTCACCTATTTCTATTGCAAGTCATGACAATTATAAAGAGGCAGTTTTTTAATTAGCGTCTTAGACCAGCCAGACAGGATAAATCGTATTATACCTGTCGAATCAGGTAAAAAATACCATAAAACAATAATTGGATATCCGCTTGTTGCAAAACTAAAAAAGGCAACTTCTGATTTTGGCGGTCATGAAATGAAAATAACAAAAAACAAAAAAAAGGAAAAAAGTTTTCTTTTGATACATTCCCTATTGGAAGCATTACAGATTCGTGGATTGAAGAACGTGAAGTTGATGGATATAACGGAAAACAAAAATGCATCCTGGCAAAAACCAAATTATGGACAAGTAGACTTCCCGAATATTTTAAAGTGTTCGATAAATTATGGATGATGGAGAATTGTCTTCTTCTTGGGAGATGACGGTAACTGACTCAGAAAAAGATGGTGACTACACAATTCTTAAAGTGTTTGAATTTATTGGAAATGCATGTTTGGGAAGACTTAAAACTCCATGCGTTCCAGGCGCTGGTGTCATAGAATATGCTGAACTAGAAAAAGATATTGATACAGAATTAGCCGAGGCTTTAGAAAAGGACTTGGTTAATTTAGATATAGAAGAAAATGATGTAAAGGAGGATATAGGCTTGGCAGAAAATACAAAAAAGAAAATAGAAAACGAAGAGACAGAAGATACAAAAACTTCTGTCAAAGAGACAGATGATAAAGAAAAAAAGACAGAAGAAACTGCCTCTTGTGGATCAGATTCTACAAAGAAAAAGACAAAAGTTGCAGAAGAAACAAAAGAGATCTCAGAAGAAAATGCTGAAGTAACAGAAATTGCATCTCTGACTCAATGGGATCTTGAAAGTAAAATCAGGAAAGCTTGTGACGAAAAAATTGGGAAAAGAGTTTATGGATATGTCGCATTTTGGTTCCCAGAAGATAATACTGTTTGGTATAAAACAGATGATAGCGAAAACCAACTTGATTACAAATTATTTACATATGAAGTTTCTGGAGATGAAGTTTTTGTTTCTGAACCAGTAGACGTTAAGCTTACAGTTGCAGTAAAAGATGTAAATATGGAAATTGCAAGTAAAGATGAAGAGATTGGAAATCTAAAAGCTGAATTAGATATTAAAAATGATGCTGTGATCAACGCAGGTAAAACAATTAATACCTTAAAAACCAAAATTGCTGAATTGGAACCTTTTAAAGAAAAGGTAGAAAAGGCAGAACAAGAAAAAATTGAAGCAGAAATTGCTGAAGAAAAAGATGCTCTTAGATGCAAGATGTTAAAAGGTAATTTGTTTACAGAATCTGAAATTGCCGAAACAGAAATTGCTGAATTAATTGAATCAAGAAATGTTTCAGAAATCAATAATTTAATTGCTGAAAGATATATTGAGCGCATTGATAATGCTGCAGCAGAAGTCGCAGAATTCGAGAAAGCATCAAATGAAGAGTCTGTCGCAACAGCAAGTTTAGAAACTGATGACATTGCAGATGATTCTGTGTCATTTATGAGCAAATTTTTAAATGGTAGAAAACATAATTAAGGAGGATTGGCTACATGTTAAGAGATATTCGTAGAAATGGCGCACAGCCAAAAGACACAATGCACAAAGCAAAAGTTGCAATGGTAACTGGGATGGGTGTAGTAAAAGAAGATAGAAAAAATACAAAAAGAGGTAAAGTTGCCTACTGCTGAGACAACAACAAATATCTACCTTGTAACAAAAGAAAGAATTCCTACAGGAATTAATGCAGCAAGACAGGAAATGTCTGATTACGATGATGATTTTACATCAGTAAAATCGGAGAGTTTGTTGGTCTGGAAGTCTATACAGATGGAGAAAAATTTGGAACAGACCAGTTTAAGGCTGCTGATTTTGGAGACGAAGCGGAACCAGGATTTGCAATGTCTGTTGGAGCAGATGGAAAATGGCAAAAAGCAACAAAAGGAACTTCAAGATATGTATTTGCAGGAACAATGAAAGATAACGGTCATAAACTTGTGCTCGTAGAAGTTGTTGCTGATGCAGTATCTGTTGCGTAAATAAAATAAGGAGGACTTGATAAGATGGCTATTAGAACAGAAATCGCAGAACTCATGGATAAAGATGGTGTTCTGTTTGAAGTTGCTGAAAAGGTAAATTATAAAAGAGAGCTTAACTCTGAAGAAAAAGAAATTGCTGAAATTTCCGATGCATGGGCAAGAGAAATCGGTAAAACAGGAAAGGATCCTAATTGCGAAATCGCAGAGTTTGTAACTAGAACTGTACAGGAAGAAGTGTACAACGCACCGGACGAACTTCTTGATCAGATTTTTGAAAGAGGTTCTGTTGGAGAGTTTGATGATTTAGAAGGAACAAAGGAGCCAAAAAATACACTTGTAGCACATGAAGCTGCAAAAGGCGGTAATGTAGATCGTTCTTACATTGATATTGAAACTGTAAAACCTACATGGAAAAATCGTCAGGTTGAAACTGATATCTCATATGTAGATTTAAGAAAAAATGGTTTTAAATCCATCGCAACCTTAACTACATTTATGAAAGAAGCTTGTCAGAATGCGTTATTTTACGATGCGCTTTCTATGGCGGATAACGCGGTTACAGGAGGAGAAGCTCTTATTGAGGTTACAGGAGCAACACCTACTCTTGAGGCTATGGATAAATTATCTCTTTATCTGAATGATAGGGGTGATGATAATGTTATTGTTACTTTGAATAAATATGCTCAGGCAATTAGACGTATGCCTAATTTTGCTCAGTATTTGTCAGGAGCTATGAAAGACGATTTTAACAGATATGGTTTAGTAAAAACATATGATGGAATTGGCATTGCAGGTATTTCAGGAGCAAAGAAAACTGGAACTGGACAGCTGCTCCTGCCAGACAAGAGAATCTATGGTATCGCAGATAAAATCGGAACACTGGATATGAAAGGTGAAATTCACGTATATCAGGATATGAATAATCAAGGTGAAAAAGTTCATATTATGTTGAAAGATTTTACATACGGCTTTATGCTCACACATATCGAAAACTTTGCAAAGGTTACTTTGAAATAAGGTAGTCTTTTTTTTATTTGTTTAAATTTCTATCGGAGGGATTCCTTCGATAGAAATTATGAAGAGGAGGAGATTTTATTAGTAGTAAATTTGGAATCACAAAACATTTTCAGGTTTTAAATTATAATGAACATTCTGTATGCATTACAATTGCGCCAGGTAAAACATGTGTAATTGAATCCGCAGTAGATGGATCACCAACTACTCTTCCGCTTACGTGGGATGAAATTGTATACGCAAATAACAGTAACGTATTTAAAAGCGGATCACTTGAATTCCAAGGAGATGTCGAAAATGATATCTATAACGAATTAGGAATTGTAAAAGAAAAATGTTTTAAAATATGAAGAAATAAAAGAAATTTTACTTCATCCAGACAAGGATGGACTGAAAAAAATTTTAAAAATAAAAACGTTATCAGATTTTGATAGAGTTCGTGAAATTTTTCAAAAATTAAAATTTGAAGGTTATTCAATTACTCTTGATGTAAATAATCTTGTAAAAAAAGAACAGAAGAATTGTTTATGGGGAAATCATCTTCTTCCATTTTTGTTGATGACCCAGAAAATAAATCTTCAGATTCTAAGAAGGTTAAAGACTTGGAAAAACAGCTTGAGGAAATGAAAGCAATGATGGAATCTTTGCTTAAATCAAATGACACGGTAAAAACTGATTCTGTCGAAAATACTCAGGTTAAAAAAACAGGAAGACCGAAAAAGTCTGATTAGATAACAGGGAGGTAATTTGGCATGAAGTCAAATTCTTATACTCCATTTAGTGAAATTTGTGATAGATTCTATGATCGATTAGAAAAGGATGATAAATTTTTTAATTATTATAACGTAGATGAATTAGAAGCAATTCAAATTGCACATGAAAGGTCTAAAAGATATCTTATTGAATCATTAGATGACTTAACATCTCTTGGAAATATGCAAGTAGATTTTTCTGATTATGACACAGAAATTGAACGTATAAACTTCCAACTATTACCAAAAGAAATTAAAATCATTGTTGATATGATGTTTATTAAATACATGGAAAGAGATTTAGCATTGTTACACGCTATGGAAATAAATTTTACACCATCTGATTTAACTGTGTTTTCTCCAGCAAATGAAAGAACAAGTTATCGCAATTTTATTGAAACACTAAAATTAAATTTGCAAGATGAATTGGCTAATTATCAAGACAGGGATAGAAAAACAGGCAAATTAAAAGCGGTACTTGATTATTCTTTATATGACGAGTGAGGTGATAAAAATGAATTTGAATTATTTCAGAAAAATTCAGAATAGTTATCGTGTATCGTCAAAGAAAGAACAACAACTTAATATAATCAACAAGGAATCTGAAAAGCATTGGAATAATATTGATTGCGAAGATGTTGTTATAAATGGTGAAAATAGAAAATTAATGGTGGTAAAAGACACCGATAATAATGCCTCAAAAAAGAAAATTAAATCAATACATAGTGAGCCATTTAATCTTGGAGATTATATATACTGGAATAACCAAGTATGGATTGTAACAGTATTAGATCCTAATGAAAAGGCGTGGCATTCTGGATATATGTATTTATGTACACTATTGCTAAATACAATAGATGAAAATGGAAGGCTTGTTCAAAAATGGTGCTATTCAGAAGATTTTACTAAGTATTCTTCTGGCGAAACAGGGAATACAAGTATCAAAGTCGGGGATTATCAATATGGATTGACATTGCCTGTTGATAATGACACCAAACGTTGGCGGCGCGACAAAAGATTTTGCATTGATTTTGATGATTCGATTGAGCCAGACACATATCGATTAACAAATAGAAAATTGTTTTTATCAGATAATTCATATTTTAATCGAGGTGGTCTTATTCAACTTACACTTTCTCTCTCATCATTTAACAAAGAAACAGATGCGCTTGTTGACTTTGATGGAAAAAAGTATTGGATAGCGGATTATATTAAATCAGATATTTCTCAAGAAAAAAATAACACGTGCAAGATTTCTTATAAGGGCAAAAACCAAGTTGGTGTTGGCGATATTGAAAAGAAATTTTTGGGCGAGTTTTATTCTGGAAATGAAAAGATAGAGAACAAAGTTGGAAAATGGTATTTGAGCGATAACGTAAAAGATAAAGTGCATTTAAAAACAGAAAACAACACTGCGTTTATATGGATAGAAACAGAACAATTTGATCTAATTGGTGAAAAATTTAATTTATTTTTCGGTGACGATTTAGTTACAACAAATATAGAGCTTGAAATAGTTTACTTATAATGAGGTGTCATTTTGTGGGATAAAAATATAAAAGATCTTGGGACAGTATTATCAAAAGTTATTTCAGCATTCAAGCATTCTGATGAAATCCGAGATGTACTGTTTGGCAGTCAAATTAATGAAAATGATTTTGATTTACAAAAGGCTTATGAGGATTGTATATGGGATTGTCTTTATATAAAAGGAATTCAAACAGAAGCAAAAACATATATTTGTGCAGATACAACAGTCTCACGAATAAATTCTAGCACAAAAAATGTTAAGCTTATTATACAGGTTTTTTGTGAAAAGTCGTTACTTAAGTATTCCAAAAAGGGATATGTTGGGAACAGACCTACTATCCTGGCAGAAATAATTGAGGAAATATTAATTAAAGACGAAGAATTTTCGAGAAATTTTGGCATAGGAAAATTAGAATTGAATAATGTAAACATTTTTACAAATGGCGAAAACCATTATGGTAAAACCTTGGAATTTACCATTACAACTTTTAGATAAGGATTTTAATTATGAAATTAGATTATTTTGATCTAATCTCCCCTCTCCCACTTGATCTTGTTGGAATTGGAAGAATTAAATCTCCAAAGCTTATTGAGATTGCTGACATATCTTATTACGTCTATGCACAATATGTGTCATATCTAAGAATGACTCCAGATGATTATATTGATACTTTTAAAATAGAAGATTCAGATATTGAACTATATACGAAATTTGACATTATTCTGTATGATCCAAATTTTAGAAACATGATTAAAAATGCTCTCAATTTTTTCTTTTATTGAAAATTTTGAATGGTTTGATGAATATCAATCTTTTTTATGTACAGAAGAAATTGTCATGGAAAACGGAGAATCTGAACTTCTAGCAAAAGGAATTATAAATTCAAAGAATTATTTTGATGTGTTGGATATCATTCTGCAACGGGTACACATTACTCCAGATAAAACAGAAGTGACTGACATTACAAAGATCAAAAATAAGCGCGGATTAAAAATATACAAGAGGATGCAACAGGTAAAACGTAAATTCAAAAAACATCTGGCGGAAATCCAGACTTATCTTTGCCTAATATCATATCATCCGTTGCTGTAAGAAGTTTATCTTTAAATTGGATAAATATATGGGATATTACAATTTATCAATTATTCAATGAATTTGAAAGACTTCAAATAATTGATCAATATGACATTGCTTCTACACAAGTATCTGTATGGGGAGACAAAGAAAAGAAATTCAAGTTTGGTGCTTGGAGTTCAAATATATATAACGAAAACGACGCTGAATAATTCAGTGTCTTTTTTATTGCAAAAAATTAAATTTTATACAGGAGGTAAAAAATATGGCAAATCAATTTGGAAAACAGATGGCGAACCGTGAAGTTTGCGATATGGTCTTTGTAGATTATAAAACAAAAGAACCATTTCTTTTCTGTGATTACGCAAATACATCAAGTCAGGAACTAACGGGTGAAAACGTTTTCGCTTACGGTGGAAAAAATCATCCGAAGAAAATTACATTCTCTGGAGAACGTGCGGGTACTCTTACAATTGAAACACAGATTCAGACACCTAAGCTTTGGGAACTGATGACAGGTGGTAAAAGCTCTAAAACAGCAGAGATCATGAAGAGAGTTAAAACAAAAGTTGGAGAAAGCAACAAAATTAGCATTTCTGATGCTAAAGTTACTCTTTCAAAAGAAAATGTATGGGTTTATGACGGGGCAGATTCTAACCTTGAAACAAAACTTGAGGTAACTACAGTTTCTGGTCAAGACATTACATTAAAAGATCAAAAGAATGAAGGTGCAGAAGTTGTTGTATTCTATCTTGCCACAAGAAGTGATGTATACAATCTAAGCATTAAATCTACTAGCTTCCCGAAAGCGTTTACTGTTTACGGTGATACATATATGAGAACAACAGATGAGGATGTACTTCCATATCTGTTTAAAGCATATAAAGTAGTTCCGCAGGCGAATATGTCTCTGTCCTTTGCAAGTTCAGGAGATCCTGGTACTGTAACACTTACTTGTGACATGATGGTTGATGATGATGGAAACATGCTTGATCTGACTCTGTTACCAGATGAGGACGACCAGGGGGAATAGCACCCCCTGAAGATCTCGCCTTGGTAGGCAGGGGGAAAATTGGAAAGGCAAAAATAGGAAAATCAGAATAAGGAGTGAGTAAAAATGGCATATACACCAACGACATGGAGTGATGGAGATGTTATTACTGCTGAAAAGATGAACAAGCTGGAGCAAGGTGTAAAAAATGAACAGGTTGGCGCACCTGGAGCAGCCGCAGGATTCGGAACACCAACTGCAACGGTTGACGCAAATACTGGAGTTCCATCTGTAACTGTAACAGCAAGTGGAGCAAACACAGCAAAGGTATTTAATTTTGCTTTCAAAAATTTAAAAGGAGCAAAAGGAGATCCTGGTGCGACATACACTCTTCCGGCTGCAAATAAAACAACATTTGGAGGAGTAAAACAGTCTACTTTGGTTCCTGAAGCTGCAGGAGAAAATGTTACAAAGGCTGAGTTCAAAGCTTTGCTGGACGCTTTGAAAGCAGCTGGTATTATGGCTACATCTTAAAATAACGAGTGATAGATATTTAGTGTGAAGAAGGGGGGTAAATATCTATTATCGGTATTTGCCCCATTTTTTTACTCTGCTCCGAATAAGTGAGGAGTGAACTCGAAATTAGAAAGTTAGATAACGAATACCGCACAGAATCTTCTCACGAAGTGTGTTATTTATCAGAATACGGAATTAAATATACATTCGTAAAAAAAGAAGATGGTGTGACGGTGTGGAAATACAAAAAGACAAAAGAACTTGGACTTGCTTTAGCTAAGTTCTGGGAACAGAGATAAAATAGGTTGTTCAAGATGATGAATATAAAGGTGGGTGTCATATTTTTGAGCGCAGTGTCATGCAGTACATCGGCAATAGTATTAAAGGACTGCCACTACCCTATTTATTTAGAAAAGGGATGGTTAAATGAAAAAATTAAAACTTAAAAGGAGTTACTGCTGAAGCGGTAACTGGTATTGCATTACTTGTTCTTGCCCTTATTAATGCTGTTTTACAAATGTTTGGAATGAACGTTTTGCCAATTCAGAACGATGACATCAGTAACATTGTTTCTGTAATTTTCTTAATTGTAACGGCGGCATGGAATACATGGAAAAACAGAAACTTTACCAAAGCCTCACAGGAAGCACAGGCATTAACAGATATGATTAAGAATGGCGAAATTTTAATTGATCAGATCGAAGACGTTATTCAAAAATTTAAAGACGACAATAAAGGATAAGCAGAAATATGGAATATATTGAAAATTTTTTCGAATTGGATTTTGTTTCTCTGGTTATTGGTTTGACCATTTCTGGTTTAGCACTTGTGTTTATGTATGAATTAGTTATTAAAGTTATGAAGATATTCGGAATTGAACTTACTCATATTAGGCAGAGGCGTGAAGAACATGAGTTATTGGTAAAAACAGTTGAAAATCTTGCTAAATTACAAGAAAAGCAGGATGTGGATAGAGCAAGGTCTGATAAACACGATGAAGAGATTCGTAAGGAAATTGCAACTATTACAACGGAATTAAAAGAGGCTTTAGTTGAGCAAAAACAGCAAATGAATACATATACTGAAAACAGAGTAAAGGATCGTGAGAAATCTCGCGAAATAAGACAGGAACTTAATGAATCTATTGATAAATTAGCCGAAGGAGCCGTAGAAAGAAAAGAGCAGATTAAAGCTCTTATGTGTGGAACAATGGAATTACTTGGTGATAAAATTGATCAAAGATTCAGTAAGTATATTGCAATGAAAGGCATTCCGGAAAATGAAGTCGCAGAGTTTGACGGACTGTGGAATGCTTATCATAATGAATTGAACGGGAATCATGGAAGAACACAAAAATATAAATATGTAAAAGAACATTTACCAGTTCTTCCAATTGAAATTAATCCAATCTATGAAGAAGATAATACAGGAAAATAATAAGTTGAGAAGTTGCTTTTGTGTGACTTCTCTTCTTATTTAAAGAGGTGATAAAAATAAATAGATCAAAATTTAATGTAGATAAAGATAAAAGTAAACGAACACATAATGGAATCGTATTTGATTCTGTATTAGAAATGAAATACTATCGTGACGTTCTTTGCCCGGCAGTGGAGAGTGGTGATGTGGTTAGTTATGAATTACAAAAACCATATGAACTACAACCAAAGTTCCGTCATGATGAAAAATCAGTCCAGTCAATTAAATATGTAGCTGACTTTTTTATTGTTTATAAAGACGGACATGAAGAAGTTATTGACACGAAAGGATGTCCAGATTCAGTCGCATTATTAAAAAGAAAACTATTTTGGTATAAATTCCCAGAAGTTGATTATAAATGGGTTACTTGGGTGGAGAAATTTGGAGGCTGGATTGAATATGAAGAATATAAACGACTCAAACGTGAAGAAAAGAAAAATAAAGTTTCTGATATCTAGTTATTAATTTTGTCAAAATCTGCGTAACAAAATATCTTTACTACTCTCCTATTCAGTGATATGCTTGTATTATATAATATAAGGAGGTACAAGTCATGGAAGAAAAAAGAAGAGGAAGACGTAAAAAAATTGTAGAAAAGAATTATGATGTTTTGATTCATCAGTGCAACCAAGAAATTTTAACCATTCAAAATAAAATGGACGAATTAAAAGTTCAGATGAAAGAGAAGAAAATTGAAAATTAAAAAACTGGAAAAAGAAAAAGCTATCTATGACGAGATGAAAGCTGAACAAGAAAAATCTGAACGTATTCGTGAACTTGCAGAAATGATTGATAAATCAGAATATTCTTTAGATGAAATTAAGGAATTATTAAATCCTAAAAACTAGAATTATAAATTAGATTTAAATCATAAAATGATAATTAATAGAGTCGGTCAACCGGCTCTTTTTTGATACAAAAGGAGTATGTTGCATGGAAATAGAATTACGTGAAAAACCAAGAGGATTTTCTATTTATAAAAGAGTTCAATTTCAACGGGATATGTCAAAAGAACTTAATAAATATTTATTTAATATTGGCTTGTGCGTGTTTAATAATAAAGAAGAACCGGAAATAATTAATACTCATATTATATGCACTAGAGAACAGGCGAACGATTATTTAAACTGTTTGATTGATAAATGTATTGATGAACTTGGATATAAAAGACATCATATTTTCGACTCATGGATCAAGTCATTAACGAAGGTGGACGATTATGACATTATATTACAAAAAGAATTTCAACCTATTATAATCGACCACAGACAATCTAACGTTTGATATATAAAATTTCGCTTTCATTTAGAAATGAGAAGAGAATAAGAGATATGGTGCTACTAAAATAGTAACACCATAATGGAAGTGAGTTGATGATGTGATAAGCATCGCCAACATTATTGTACCAATCTTATCACTTGGTACTGTTCTCACTTGCAAATTCGCAATTAACTTCTACAAAACCTTCCTTAAAGTTAGTAATAGCATGAAGTGAAGTCGGATTGTTTTGCAGAACCATCCATACTATTCCAAGAACAGTCATGGACAAAAAGGTAAAGATGATTGCGAGTTTTGCAAGTCTGAACGAATTTTTGCTGTCTGTCATTTTTCACCTCCCTTCCGATTGTATAGTAATCAACTATCATGGGGAGATCAGAATGAGCAGATCGCTCAGAATTGTATAAACTTCTGATGACTTTCACCTATCTTTCTGACTTATTATATAGTCGTGGTGATTGGTTTGTAGGTTCCTTGTATGTAGGAGCGTAACAGCCGTGGTTACGCACACGGCTTCCTGCATATAGATATTATACTACTTATAGAAAATAAAAACATCCAGAACATTTGTTTTAAAGGAGATAGATAATCATGAAAAAAGAAAATATGAAAATTAAAGATATTATTACATTCGAAGATAAAGCAAACGCTATTGAATATATTTGCAACAGTTTATTTGATTTTGGAGAAAATGGTGAAATTACCGACTACTCCCCTTATTATATTGAACCAGCGCAGGTTTGTGCTATTATGAATTACTTTGTAGAGGGAATTGACTTTGAAGATGGAGAATCTGTTTACGATGTTGCAATTGCAGACAAAGAAGTTAATGATATTGTAAATCAGTTTTTCATCAAGAATACTACAACAGCAAAAAATCCAAAATTAACATATCCACAGGAGATTATGAAATTCGTCATGTCTCATGTTGTAGAAAAAGTTGAATATATGAAACAGAAAGCTATTCATGCTCCATCATATAGAAAAGATATGGTTGGAGAAGCTCTTGTTGATTTGATCAACGTATTGTCTTCAAAGGCAGAAGAATTAAATGTATCTGAGGCGAATAAATTTATCGAGAAGTATAACTCGCCAGACAAATCTATGGAAGATATTGCGAAGCAGTTTATGAAAGAGGAATTTGAAAAACGTACTGCTGAACTCGAAAATGCAAATACACAACCAATTAATAAGCCGGATAATGAAGAAAAGGCTACTAAAAATGAAAAGATGAGAGAGACGCTTAAACGCGCAATGGAAATTCATGAAACAGCCGAAAATCTTCCTTATTAGAAGGTAATGTTATGGCTAAAAAAGTCGTGTCAAGTTTTTTAGAAGTAAAGAACTTAATTGAAAAAAATGTACGTTCTGGTATGAATGCCGCAAGGGATGAAGTTGAAATAAAATTAGAAGATAATGTCCTTGGATATTATGATTTTGGAAACCCAATTAAATATGAAAGAACGGGAACATTATTAGAATCCCCTAATACTACTCCTGTTTCTGGTGGGGGAAATCATTTTGAATTTAAAACAGAAATGCAAGACAATATTTCTTATCATACTGGAAAATTTTCTGGATCGGATGTTATTGAAGCAACGGAAACTGGAGCGTTTGGAAATACGTTGGGAAATCACAGATATTTTGAAGCAACAAGAAAGGCTGTTCCTGAAATTGTGGATAGGAATATGTCGAAGTATTTGAAGTGAAAATAATTACCCAGGATGTTAGCCGCATCCTGGGGTTTAAAAAATAGATGATTAAATTTAGTACAAATTTCACAAATTGAAAATTATAATTAATTGTTGATGCTGTTTCTAAATGACGCAAAGATTTCAAATTTTACATTTTTAGCAAACCGAACCTTATATTTTATTTCTTTTACATTTCGATGAAATGAATTAGAAACAAAAATGAGAATAATTATAAGAGCTAATATTATTGCAATTAGACTTAAAATTATAATTGTCGTCATTTCCTACCCCTTTCTGTACAATAATACGAAAAGGGATACATACATTTTGTAAGTAATATTTCAAATTATAATTTCCTTTCTGTGTATACTGTTTTCATTTCGTATACAAGATGTATACTTCCACAGACGCTTCTGCCAGACACATACCCGTGGCAACGGATTGGTTGTGGTAGATCCAATCGATATGTATCCAATTACATTATAACAGAATTTCACTGGAATTAAATATAGATTTTCTTTATTTTATATAGTATGATGAAATAAACTATTATGAAATGGAGAATAATGTTATGTGTGAAAATTCAAGAAACCGTGAACCTGTCAGATGGGAAATATCAAGCAAAAATCCTTCAAGAGGAACTGCTCCATCTCCTATCGATATTTTCAATCAAGACATTTCTATGAATCAGGAAGGAGAAACCGAAGATTAGTATAAATATAAATGAACTATTATACCAAATGCCGCTCTTGTTGGAATTCCTGGTACCTGGTTTTTTATTTATGACAATGTTTAATTATTTTACATCGTCAAAAATAGAACATTCAATTCTATGGAGCGTTGCAATAAGCTACATATTAAAAGCATCATGTAGTTCTTTACATGAATTCTTTTTTGTTGATATTGTTTTTAAATGGAATGAACGTGTTATTGTTCTTGTTTTAATATCGATTATTATGGCAATTATTTTAATTCGATTTTATGAATCAGAATGGTTGAATAAAATATTTACATTCATTAATTTCAAAACACAACATGATTGTATTTGGAATGATGTAATTGATATGAAAAGAGGAACAACATTGAAAATTATTTGTGATGATGCTATTTATATCGGAATATTGGATATGTTTGAAGAACATGGAAAAGATTCTTGGTTTGTATTGTCTGATTGTATTATACAAGAAAATGAAGAATCTTACGATTCAAGTAAATCAAATTTTCCATGCAAAATTGCAATTAATTTAAATGATGTAAAAAGAATAGAATTATATTATGAAAACACAGAGTAGATTTATTTCTTCTCTGTGTTTTATTTTATTTTTGTAAATTCTTAAAATTATTTTAACTGAATATAAATTTGTAAACTAGAAAAAGCACCTGTTTTCAGATGCTCTTTCTAGTACTCTTGCATAATCCGTTTACCAGACGGATCTTAGATGAATATAACTTAACTCTATTGGATTTTAATTATAACATATGACGGTGAAAAATGCAATGTTTTATGTCACTTTATTAAACTTCTATTACAATTGACGACGTTTGTTTATAGGTTTGCGATTTGAAAGGTGGTAAGTTTTTCAATGTAACTATAATTTTAAGCAACATAAAACAATTGTGTAAATCTTATTTGTGTCTTTCTTTTAAGTAGTCGCGAATTGCAACATAGACAAAACGTGCTATGTTAACTGCAATCATGACAGACCAATAGAGTTCTTCTGTCATACCATCCTGCTTTCTCATCGTCATCGCAAGTTATGTTATTATAAAAGCAATTCAGTTACAATAACGAATCTATTTTACCACAAATATAATTATATGTATAGCATGGGATTTATAAAACTGCTACTGCTCTCCTTTCGTGAGGGCTTTTTTTGTTGTCCAAATTTGAGAGGAGTGATTTTAAAAAATGAGTGAATATGAAGTACGGGTTAACACGAATGTTGATACAAGTGAACTAGATGCTGCACAGAAAAAGTTAGATAATTTAGTTAAAAATGGAAAGCATATTAAAGTTGATTTTGATATTCAGGGAATGAAGAATCTGAATAAGATCAACGGTATGTTTAAGAATATAGAGAAATCATTTGGTTCTGCAGGAAAAATTGCTGGACAAAATTTTAATAAAGGATTTGAAAATACACAAAACAAATCTGGTTCAAATAAGTTCTCAGGAATAGATAAAGAATTAGAGAAGTTGAAAAAAGGTTTGGGTAATTTCAAATACGATTCCGTTTCGGCAAAAATGGAAAGCCAACTTAATAAGTATGCAAAACAGAGCGGAAATAAAATGCTTGAAGAAGCTCGTGCTGCAAAAAAAATATATGATGATTCTATTAAATCAATAAAAGAATTGTCCTCTAAAGGAAAGTTAGACTTTAATGATGTAAATGTTCAGAATACATTTTCTAATTTGACTAAATCTAGTGAAAGATTTAAAAATGCAATGTCTGCTGTTAATTCAGAATTATCAAAGACAATTTCTGTATCAGAAGCACATTCTGCTGCGAATAAGACTTTATCTTGGCTACAAGCAAACACAAAAGCGGCGGATAAATATGGTGATCAATTAGAGGAATTAGCAAATAAGCAACGGAACGCATTAACAGCTGGAGATTTAAAAGAATATACATCACAGGTAAGAGCTATCCAGTCTGCTGCAAGTGCTGAAGGCTTAACCGGAATGAGTAAGATCGCAGAATTGAAACGTGCGGTTACTCAAATCGGAGAGTTTGTCGGAATTTATGGCGTATTACAGAATGTTGTAATGGACGGAAGTCGAATGATGGTTCAATCAGTAATGGATGTGGACAAAGCAATGATTGAACTTACAAAAGTAAGCAATGCATCGCCTACCGATTTGTCAAATTATTTTGATGAAGCTGCTGATAGTGCAAAAAATATGGGGCTACTATTAGCGATGTAATACAAAGTACTGCGGATTGGTCACGGCTCGGATATGGTCTTAAAGATGCAAAACAATTATCTGAGACTACAACTTTATTGGAGAAAATTGGAGATAACATGACACAGGAATCTTCGTCTGAAGGTCTTATTTCCACTTTAAAAGGTTTTAATCTCCAAGCAGATGAAGCAATGTCTGTTGTAGACAAAGTTAATGAAATTGCCAATACTCAACCCATAGATACGTCGGGAATATTTGAAGCCCTTAAAAGATCAGCATCATCAATGAGTGCCGCAAATAATACGTTGTCTGAAACAATTGGATTGATTACAGCTGCAAATAGTGTTGTTCAAGATCCAGCATCTGTCGGTAAATAGCTTGCCGACATTAAAAGTAGCTATATCGGTTAAAAGCTAGAGGTAGTTAAGACCGAGGAAAGACTTAGTAGGTATATACACACCAGTTAGGAAGGGTGTGTATTTTTTATATACAAATTTAAGGAGATGATTTACATACCAGCAAAAGGACAATTATCTGGATATTTTATAAACTGCGAAAATTGTGGAAAAGAAATATATCAAACAAAAACACAGTATAATAGAGCAAAACATCATTTTTGTAGCAATAAGTGTCAAAAAGATTTTCAGCATAATCAATTATTTGAAGACCGTGTTTGTGAAATATGTGGGAATGTATTTCATGTAAGTAAAAAATCAAAACAACGATTCTGTTCTATTCAATGTCAAGGAACATGGCAATCAAGTCTAGTTGGAAAATTGAACCCTAGAAACACAAGAGAGATAATAACATGCGAATATTGTAGTAAAGATTTTTACGAAAAAGCATATAAAATTAAATCTAAACAATATCACTTTTGTTCAAATGAATGCAGAAAATCTTGGTATTCAGAGGTGTTTAGCCAAAGTAATGATTGGAAAGAAAAATCCAGAGAACGAGCAGTAAATATATTGGCGAAAAGTAATGGAAACACTAATACAAAGCCACAAAGAATAATAAATTCTATATTAGACAATATGAATATTTCATATATAAATGAAAAAAGGATTTAAATACTATGCCGTTGATAACTACTTAGATAAATATAATTTAATAATCGAAGTAATGGGAGACTTTTGGCATTGTCATCCTTTAAAATACACAAAAGATACTATGAAAGAAATACATAAAAAAAAGAGTTCCAAAAAGATAAAGCAAAGCACACGTATTTTAAGAATAACTATGAAATTGAAATATTATACTTATGGGAAAATGACATTTATAATAATGTTGAAGTTTGCGTAGAACTAATTAAAGAA